AGTTACATTTATAAGAACTACGCCTAACAAAGTATATAGCAAATAGCTCTTTTATGTATTTAATAAGTCTTTTCATTATTCAAAATTTCGTTTTATTTAATTAATTCGGTGTTGGCTACTTGCCATATACAACAACGTTATAAACAATTAAAAAAGACATACAACAATAAATATAAGTAATAAGGTCGTTATGCTCCAAGCAATCTAATTGGCTCTTATTTATACGTTTGCAACCGTGTCCAAAGCCTGTATGAACCTTACTACTCGTATACTTAACCGTTAGCAAACATTAGTATAATGATATTGCCATACATATTAATCCAAGTAATCCACCAAAAGCCATTCCTATAAGAAAGTTTGTTGAGTTAAAACGTTTACTAACACTAAATATACCCAATATGTCATTTAGTGCTTCCTCTTGGGTTATCTCGTTATTTTTAGCTAATCTTATTATTAGCTTTATTCTGTGTTTATCCATACTGTATAGATTCTTTACATTACATCCTTTCCTGTCTTCCATATTTACTCCACTGGTACACTCCATCCTTCTCATGATAGGCTACTTCCTCGTCGTACATTTCTCTGGATATCAATCCTTTATGGTACTTTACTGTTACCGCCATTATACGGAAAGGAGTATATACTATACCGTCCTTCTGCCAACATTTGACATCCTCCAACCATACCATACCTTTTTTCTTATATCTACTCATTAACACTCTTCCATTATTCTGATGTTTTTATTAATGATTACTGCATTCTAGGTGATAGTTTAAAGTTAGTATTCTATCATCGTATCGTATCTCTCTATTAAGGTAAGGGTATTGTTTTTGTATCCATCCATGACATACAAAGCATTGACGTCTCCTTCTTGCACGTTTAACCGATTCTTTCTTAATATTACCGTATCCGGTTAAGTATCTTACTTTTTTCATCCTATAATGGTTAATGCAGTTCGTCAAAAATGCGCGATGCACCTTCGGTAGAGATGAAACGCCCCCTCCTACCTTTTGTAGATTCTCAACTCCATCTGCTCTATATTAATCTTAGCAGTATAAATCTTTGGATCGTACTTCTCTTTAAGCTTTCCTATCATCCACTTATTCTTACTATAGTTCTCCATGGACTTTATAGTCCTAAATTTTCTTTCTATTAGCATACCTAAATATAAGAAATATAGATACGCTAGTCAACTATTTCTTTAAGTTCTTTTAAAGTATTTTGACAGATTATTAGTTACTTTTCTAACAGATTAAACTTATCATACTGTTGGTTTTCCGAACATTACTTTTCTATATTTTTTTCCTCCTAAAACACGATCATATGAACCATCGTCATACATTTCTATTTCTTTACCCTTAAGGGCCTTACGTATTGTGTCTTCGTCTGTAACTTGTGTTACATTTGCCTTAGATAAGATATCAGCCATTTTACCTGATGCTTCAATATAGGTTCCGGAATTACTTAATTTACTTATTGTACGACCTATTGAACCTCTTTTACCTTGGCTTGAACCATCATGTCCTAAACCAACATACTTAGTTCCACCTGATCTTTTTTTAGTTACTGTAACAGCATCTATTTCTGGGTCATCATCTAAGTCGATAACTTCATAATCTGAACCTGCTAAATCACTTACTGATTTATAGTTAGGGTGACCGCCAATTGGTCCGTAAGCATTTTGAATTAAGTCTAAGATGTTACCTTCTACATCTTTAAGTTCTGATGATGATATAGGTTTCCATTTATTTTTTGGTATATCTATCTCATTTAGAAGGTCTATTAATTTAATCATAAGTAAGTATGTTTACTATACATAGTGGTAAAAACATCAAGTGGCGTCCTATGTCCCATACCCTCAATTTCATCATATTCAGCTTTATTACCAAAAATAGACCATAACTTCTTAGTTAACTCAGGATTAATAACATTATCTTCAGTACCTAAAATAATGGTACGTTTATAAGTATTATTATAATATTCATAATCTGGGTCTATTTCTCTGCTATGTAAAGCAGGATTAAATAATAAAACATCAACTCCTAATCTTGAACCAATAACATCCGCAACATAACCACCCATACTAGAGCCAATAATTAAATCAGGAATACCTAATGTAAGTATAAACTCATGTAAGTTTAAAGTTTCATAATTCATTCCGGGTGCATAAACCATCCCTTTTGTTGATAAGAAATTCACTTTATAACCTCCCTGTTCGCTTTCTAAACCGTGTAGATATACTATTTTTTTCATAACCTATTGTTTTAATTATACCTAAATATACGAATAATAACTATGTCAATCAACTTTACCTCTCTAGTATTTTTATAACTTTTGGAAGAATATCTAGTTTAGCTGATCGGTACGGTGTCATTGTCTTTCCTAGCTTAGGTCGTATTAGCTCAGCCATTTCACTTTTAGCATAGTTAAGTGTATCTCTTATGTTCTTCTCTCTGTCATTCTCTAACCCCTTCTCATACGATTCTATAAGTAGTTCTAAATCTTGTATAATCATTAAAGTCTCTATACCTTCTGAGGTTTTAAGCTTCTCTGATATTCTTAGGATTTCTTTAATTAGACCTATTCGTGTCATAATTCTGTTTGACTATTCTTACTATTGCTTCCGGAAATAGCTCCTTCCCATTTGTAGGCTATACTTTGATTAACTAACGGTAGATGGTATTCTATAATCTCGTTTTGGTAGTTACGGTCTGTATAAACTTCTTCACTTTCTTTTTCAATTATTATTCCCATCTTTTCTTTTTTTTAACATTATAGAAATCGTAGCAGACCTACCTACTGTGTACTGTGTGTAGCCCGGTAGGAACGTAGTTGCTGTTCTAATGTCTTTTCGTAAACATCTACATGTTCTTTTGTCGATTTCTTCTCCTGTGCCTGTCCTACTTGCAGTAGCCATGTCTTTACATCTGCTCTTAATGTTCTACTTGTGAAGACTTCCTTAGCTATCGCTAATGGCTTACACCTTTCCGAGACTGGTTTTAAAAATTCTACCTGTGTTCTAAGATTTAGTGCGTTTTGCTGTTGTTTTGTAAGTGACCGGAGTCCGCACCACCTACTTTGAACTCTTCTTACTTTCTTCGAGTCTCTTTCTAAGATCTCTTGAGGGATTTCTTCCTTTATAAAAGGACTGCGTTTCTTGTATGGCATAACTAATTAATTTTGTTTAATAATACCTAAATATACGAAAGATATTATAGTTTAGCAACTTAAGTATTGGTAAAATTTCTGATTACTAAAAGACCATTTTGGCTTGTTTCCTTTCTGGTAAGTTAGTGTAGCATCTATTGTACGTATTGTTGCTAATACGTTACTCTTAGTCTGTACAACATACTTTCCTGATTTCTCCGGTAATTCTTTACTCCATTTCATGACCAATCCCAATCGTTGTAAACTAACCTAAACTGATTCTGCCCTTTAAGGTATATTTCTCCGTAATCGTCTATATACCATTTAAAATCTTCATTTACTATATCAGGAGCTCCAAAGTGTGATGTAAATACGCTTCCGGAAGGGTACTTTTCTCTTAATATCTTCTCTATAACATTCCTGTAAGGAGTGAGTTGTTTAGCCATATACTGTTACTGTTATTATAAGTTTTCTTTAATCCAATCTTTTAAAGTTGTTTTGTAATTAGAATATATTTCAAAATCACTATTAAGTTTGTTAAATAATATAGTAACCTCTTCTCTACTATACATCTTCTCATTTGAAGGTTTAACTAATGTAGTTTTACATTTATTACAATACACTTTAGTTCCTACCCAATGTAATCGTTTAAATGGATGTTCACATGTTTCAACTGAAGTAATAGTAACTTCATTGTTTTGGTTTAGTTTAATAGTATACCAAGTTTCACAACCATTAACATCACAAAGTTTCATATCAGTTAAACAAGGTGTCACTCCTTCTATAGTACATTTATGATTAACTTCATACTCAACTTCCCACTCTCCATCTGGATTAGAAACATATTCTTTTATGAATGATTGTTGTACTTGTGGTACAGATGTGCATTTATGTTTAACTAACTGTCCATCATAATGATGTCCAGCTTCATTACGTATATCTAATTTACATTTATTACAATTAGTAAGCTTAGGGTCAGTAGTTGCTATGATTTTTCTATCATTCCAATGTACTTCATCTATGTCTTCAACTAAATAAGGTTCAGCATCTTTAAAAGGTTTACGTTCAGTAGCACACTCTAAATACATAGCCCAATCACCTACTTGAATAGGCTCTACATCTTGTGATACTGTGATGTATGCGTATTGAGGTTTACAGCAATTAGATTTTTGAGCATCTTTTTCTAGAACAATTAAATCCATATCCCAATTATATACAATCTGTCCTTTTTTACCGTAACCTTCTGTTGGTAGCATTACTACCTGTATTGGTTGTTTCATAGTTATAAGTTTTCTTTACTTATTAAAATCTCTACAATCAACACACATTTCGCTACATTTTGCACCCTCACCATAAGTATCTGCATCGTGGCAAATAAACGATTTGCTAACACTACCTATACGTAATTGCTTTATTTCTGCTTCTAAAGAATCTATGTATAACTCTTGGTCTGCTATCAATTGTATTTTTGTAGCCTTATTAATATAATCTTTTCTATCAGGTCTTTTCATCAAAGATTGTCTTACTCCTCAAGGTCTATGGCGACCCAGAAAATTGCCATAAAGATCGCTATACATGTAAATATCGAGCTTGTCGCTCTAGCTGTTTCTGACCATAATAAAGGATTAATTTCCAGGGTTATGAATGCCGAAGTAGCGTATATTGCTACTATTGCTAATAATGCTATTAAGAATGTCTTCATAAGCTTCCTTTTAATTTACTTATCTGAATTTGAGTATCTAGAATACCTTCCTCTTGGTCAATTATGCTCATTTCCAACATTCCTAATGCGTAGGCTTGTATCATATAACTCTGCATTTCAGGTTCGAGATTTCTAAATCCTAATTCTTCTAGGTTTTGTGTAGCTATTTGGGTTCTCTCTTCGTCTGTAATTGTCATGGTCTTCTATCTATTAACGTATTAGAATTGAATCTGTAACCTTTGCACAATCTTTTAACAGTATCTTATAAGAAGTGACACTGTCTGTTAATAGTATATTGTTACCTGCTTTAATAGTTCCATTCTCTAACAACACTAGATTCGGATTATCAGAATAAAATATGAAATTTAATGTATCGACTGTGGCATCGAAACGAGTCGCCTCTACGGAGTAATTACATTTTCTAACTTCTCCACATCCTACTCCTACGAAGGATAATACTAATACTAATAATACTTTTTTCATTTTGTTAATTTATTTAAATAGTTTTTAATTGTTTCTAAATATACGAAATATATTTTAAATATCAAAGTGCTAAGTGTTAAAGTCTTATATTAATCAATATCTAATATTCCGGTTACTTCTGCTAATGGTACAACTACCACCACATCCTTTAATTCCATTCTGCTAAAAATAATGCGTACATTAGTCCTACTATTATTATGACATCCCCAAGTACGCAGCTGATTACATATGCTCCCATTAGTAGCTTCCTCCATGGTGGAGATTGTTCATAATACTCTACAGGATTTTCTACTTGAGGCCCTAAGCCTATGAAGTTTATGAATCCCATAAGTGCGAAAAATATTGCTAGTCTTATCATAATCTCTTAAATCTCTTACCTACCCTAATTAGTCCGTTAAGTTTCCATTCACTATCTAAGTCTTGGTCCCATATCACCATATCTTCTCTAGTATCGTAACTCCACAATCCTCCTATGAAGAAATTAGACTTACCTATAAAAATATCTCCTCCTATTTGAAACCCTACTAAAGGATATGATCCGTAAAGTTCTCTCTTAATAATACCCAGCTTTATTCCTGTATAGGCTCTTGCTGTCCTACTTCTGTTATGAATATTAAATCCCAAAGGTGTTGCACTTAGTTCAAAGTAAGTCTTCCCATTTAAGTCCGGAAATACAAACACCTGTGCATTAAAGTACATCTGAGTCATCTGGTATTCTATACCTCCTCCTACGTTAATCCCATCTTTAGCGGTAGCTACAGGATCTGAGAGTATAAAGTATTGAAATCCTATATCCTGTGTGTAGGCTAGTAGGGGTATTAGCAGTATTGCTGTAAATATTACAACTCTATTTCTCATGGTCCGTCTTTTTCTCGATTTCATCTACCCTGTCTTCGAGAGAATCTATCTGGTCCTCAAGGGAACTGATAGCATCAGATGTCTTATCGAAGAATTTTTGGGACAGTTCTATAAATGTCTTTTGGGTCTTAACTAAAGCAGTCGACCTTTCTAACTCTCTCACTCTATTCCTAAGCATAGACACGTCGATCAGTAACCCTACGCAGAATAAAGCTAATATACTAATTAGTCCTATCATTATTTCTTAGATGTGTTAGAGTTTCTAAATAATATTCCACAAAGCAGGTTAAGTCCTAATGCTTGCCAGAATGAGATTGGATGTGTTCCGTCTACTGCAGATAGTAAACATCCGTTCCACAGCAGTTGTAATAGCCATGCTAGTAGTATGGCTATTGCCACCACTACTACCACTACTGCTATAATTGTACCTAATCTTTCCATATTAGTAAAATATAAATTTTTGATTTGTTTTAACGTTCGTAAACGACCTAGTTATACTTCTTCCTCTTGGCTTTCTTTCTAACTGTTGGTAGGTTATTCCTTTTATTTCAATATGCATTCCTTCCATCACTGTTGGGGTAATCTTTGCATTTACTTTCCGGGATGAGATAAAGTAGCATTCATTGTTATTGTTCATATAATCTAAGTAGGTTAAGTTTAATTAAAAGCTCTTTCAGAGCCCATTACTATTGTACTAAGTCAGAAGCTAGTCTGAATAGTTTTTTATTTACTTCAAGGTCTTTTTCAAAAGAAGTAATCTTGCGAACTTTTCTAACTTTAGCACCTTTTAGTGCTGCATGGAAGTCTCCTTGAGTGATTTTTTCTTGAATAATATTAAAGACTGCCCAAAGGTCATCTCCTTCATCGGCTTTTCTTTTAGGCTCTAGTATATCTTCAATTGTTTCTTCATCATACTCGTACTTTGATTTATCCTCTTCTTTAACTCCTGCTCTAATTAGTAAAGCATCTAGTGCAAGTTGATTCTTTTCTTCTTGAGTAAGTACCTTTTTCTTCATTTGATTCATCACCTCTACTCTCTTTGGAAGATCCTTTACTGCCTGGTCAACGACTTCTCTAAGTTCTGTAAAAGTATACCCTTTGTGTGCGATACGAAAGTCTGAGAATTTTTCATCAGCAACTACTAGTCCGTTTGAGCATACTAACCTAAATATTCCTACTGAGAATCTGAATGATTGTAATCCGTCATGACTGTTTGACATAATAATCCTTGGAAATGCGTCATCTCCTTCTTTACCTTTAATAATAATGTCAGGGTTTTGAAATGAGATCATATGCTTTGAATAGATCGTACTAGCACCCCTACTCTTTCTCATAGCAGCTGTAACAGGTTTCCATCCTAACTTTGCTAAATCGTCAATAATTGTCTCGGAGTTAACAAATAAGTACTTATCGGTAACGTCTGGGTTAGTAGCTCCTTTAGCGAAAGCAACTGGACATTGTTTACGTACTTGTTCTTTTGTAAGGTAAGAATTTAAACCTTTTTCGAATTTTGTAATAATTTCATTTTCCATGATATAACCTTTTATTTATTTCTATACCTAAATATATGAAATATACCTAAGTAAAGCAACTAATTAAGTAACTTCTTAAAAAGCCTTTAAGAAAGTTCCGTCTTTGTCAGATAAAACTTGAACCTTAAACTCCTTATCTAAGTGAGAGATTACTTCTTCTCCTGCGAATTGCATATACATCGGAAAGGTCTGGGTAAAGATACTTTCCGGAAGTACGTCTTGCCCTTTCTCTCTTCTCTTCTCAGAATAATACGTATACACAGTTCCTATATTTATATGTTGTGCATTTCTCATCTTAAGGTAGTCAGCTCTGTTCATACTACTTCTGTTTTAGTACTTCTTTTCTTAGTAAATAAGCATCCAATGCTCTTTCACCCTCGTCTAATGTTTCGTAAATCTCTAAACACCTGTCTAGGGCCTGTTCCCACTGGCTAGATGTTAATGTTATTTCGTAAGTAAATTCTATGTTGTTAAAGCTGATTTCAAATAAGGTAGCTGTCTTTCTTTTATCTGCTAAAGCTTCTTGTATACTTTCGTAAATAGCATCTGTAATCCCAAGATCATTCTTAGTATCAAACATTCTCTCAAAGTCATCCTTATTACCAAAAACTAATTTCTTCATATTATAACCTATTTCCTGATATTTTTATTAATCTATCTGTGTGAGGAGTATTGACGATTTTACCTGTACCTGTGTTTTTCACTTCTGTATTTGTTCCAGAAGCATAAACAGGTCCTCTATATACGATTACTTCCATCTTAGCATTAAAAACTTCTCCTTTACCTTGCACCTTTACCGGTTGAGTAATTCTCCTCTTTCCGTCAAATGATCGAAACTCTTTTGCTGTAGTCCTATACCATCCTTCGAGTCTAGGCAACCATACTTCTAATACTCCTGCGGTATTAAAATCGTATTTAAGTTTTCCTGTATTTCCTCTTTTTTCTGCCATACCCTAAATATACGAATTATTTAACAGTATACCAACTTTAATCGTCTATTAAAGATATTTTAACATTCTCCCACTTGCCGTACTTCCTAGTTTTATTTACTAAGAAGTCTACCCGGTTTATCCACCTCTTATTCATCCTATCCTGTACTGTCCATATTCCATCTAAATCTCCAGCTCCTTCCACACAAACCTTAGCTCCAAAGACAAATCCATGTTTCTCCAAATCTCTTGAAACTGCTAACCACCTATGTCCGGCTGGATTATCTGGATTAATTTTACTAAGTGATGCTGTTGTTAGATAATCCTCGTTACATTGGGCAGGATCAGCGTGGTATATTGTTGCTGTTACGAGTAGTACTGTTAAAAGTGTTTTCATATAGCTTACTATTTTAGTTAGTTACCTTTTTTTCAGCGATTTTAACTCGTTGAAATTTCATCTTATTTCTAAAACTACCTACTATGTCTTCTACTAAGTCCTGAGAAGGGTTTGCTTTTAGGAGCTGTAGTCTAGGAGTGTACATAGCTTCGTATCTGTTAATCTGTAGCTGTATATACTTTTTAGCGTTATGTAGCTGTTCTACTGTTTTGCAAGACTCTATTAGTCTATAGCCTTTCTTGCTCGATTTTTGAAAATACGTTAAATCATCTACTCCAATCATATTAGTTCTATTTGTTATAGATCTAAATATATGTATACTATTTCAATTAAGCAACTTTCTTTTAGAACATATCTAGGAAAGAAGTTCCTATGTCTTTATCTTTTAGCTTCTCATTTCTTTCATGAAGCTTAACTAAATCGTCTGCTACTTGAACTGTACGAGGCTTTCTTGTTGGAAATGTATGCAGTTTCTTTTTCTGTTTCTTTGCCATTATTGTCTTGAGATATACTTGTCACCCGGCTTTTCTTCTTCCTGATATAGGTTTAGGGATTTAAGGTGTTCTATTTGATACTCGTCTAACTCCCAATCTACTTGTTCACCATTCTTATCTAAATAGTCTTCCATATCCTCTACTTGCTTCTCTGTAATAGGAGAGACTGCGTAAAGAAATGAGCAATTGTAACACATGAACTCTAAATTATCTAGATTCCAATTCTTCTTATCTCCATTCTTATGATGAAGTACTAGAGGGATTTTTGTGTCAACAATACGCCTTTCAGTAAATCCACACCTACTACACTGTTCTTCTATAAGTGCTTCAAATAGTATTCTCTGTTTAATCTTCTTAGGATCAAAATGCTCTACTGGGATTCTTCCTTCAATTAGATCTAATATAGGAGGTTCTTTGCCGTTTCCTGATAAGTATTTCGGAATACCTTTTCCAGCCTGGTTCTTATGAGATTCAAATAAAGTTCGACCGTCTTCAGCTACATACATCTTCGCATACTTTTTGAAGTGTGTGAAAGAGACATGTAAGTACCTAGCAGCAGCTCGATTTGATCGAGTTGTCTTCATAGCTCTTTCGACATCTTCTTTCTTTAGTATTTTAGACGGTCTTCCCATTAGTAATCTATCCCCTCAACTTCTCTAGACTCTTCTTCATCCTCTTCCTCTTCTTCTTCTTCTGGGTTAGGGTTTTTTGAGTCTTTTCTTATCGCATCCTCTACTTTATTGCTCATAGATGTTGAATTATCGACTTCATCTACATCGAAGTACTCTATGTGAGCCCTCCTTCCTTCAGTCCTTGCAGCCTGTTCAGCAATTGCTTTAGCTTTATCTTGGTCCATTATAATAAGATCATTATAAGTATGGTCACCTGACCCTTCTACTGTGGTGATTCCTACTACGGGTTTCACAGTTGAACAGTTTATGCAGACGTGAAAGCCTAATTCTTTTCTCTTCTTTGGAAAATACAAGCCACATTTCGGGCAAGGTATCATTTCTAATGTCATTTATAACCTTCTTTAGTGTTAGTGTTTATGATAGGCTTGGGGCCTACTTTTGGTATCTCTGTATTACTTTCCATACATCTTCCGGAGCTTTAAAAGATACTGTTTCTTCTTGTTTTTGCACTTCTATTACGATTGTTCCATCCCATTCTGAGTCTGGTACTAGTTGGTATAGGTATAGCTGTATTAGTGCTAATTGCTCTTTATTGAAGGCTAGTTTAAATAAGTTCTCTATTACTGCAAAGAACTGATCTTCATAAACTGTCATATCCATACCTATCTCCTCCTCTAGAAACTCTCTCCTGTCTTCAATCTTCCTTAACTGTTCAAGTACTTCTATAAAAAGTGTTTTGTTCATATTCTCCTGGGTAGGTTCGTTAACTTTTATACGGTATTTGAGATCAAGATGATTCTTGAGACTCTGTCGAATTACGTCTTTTAGCGATTTCATAATAAATTATGCTATCTGCTTTTGATCAGGATCTGTAGTTGGTGCTGGTGCCGGTGCTGGTAGGTCTTTAGGATTTTGAGCCGATAAAGCTTTCCTAACTATCTTATCGAAATACTCTATATATACGAAGAATGCTACTATCGTCTTATCCTTTAAGTTCCTATCTCTTTCTACTCTCATCTCATAGTCCTCCAATCCTATCTCTAACCTCTTCTCTAATTCAATTGCAATATCGTTTTGCTCTGTTGGAGTCATTTCTCCGAAAGTAGTCGGTATAAATTGAATCTTTAAACCTTTCTTTTGCGGATCTTCATTTACGTCTACCTTCAGTACGAATTGATGTCCTGCAAATTTTATTTTAGCCGCTTCACTAATTACTTTCCTTAGCGTCTCTATTATGAGTGTTTTTCCTTTTATCATCTATTTAAGATATGAAATGTTTATATGCTTTACAAATAAATAGCTAAAAATCTTAGCCGAATAACATTGACTTGGTATTTGACGTATCCTCATTTAGAATCTTGTGTCCAACAATCTCTCTATTTCTACAATACTCACTTATACTCTTCTTTATATTCTCTGTTAGAAACTGGAATTCATACGTAGTTCCTGATGGTAGTGTAAACTCTACAGTGTATTTTTTCATAGTCTTATTAGTGTTTTTTGGTATTCGTTCATTTTCCATATATCAATAAATAGGTTTCCTAACTGAAACTTCCCTATCTCTCCACTGTCCTTAATGATTTCAGGTAGTTTCTGTATAGTGTTAAAATCCTCTTGAGTAAAAGCTTTTCTATCTATATGTACTAAAATATCCTCTTTAGGCATCTGCTGTCCAATCACCTTTATCTTATCCTCTAGCTTAATTACAGTATTAGGTTGCTCTTTTTCTATGTAAGCAATAGTAAGTACTTGCATTTCATCATCAATGTATATACGATCACACCAAGGCTCTAAAGTCTCTAACATCTGTAAGTTACATGTCTTCACTATAAACCCTATGTTGTACTTTGGCGGTATGATAGGTTTCATTAAAGGATCGTGTTTAATAAATGATCCCCACTTACGAATAAAGTTACGTCCATTCTTAGTTGTAGTGTATATCCATTCATCAGAATTCTTTCCTGCTGCTCCTCCTGCATGTTTATTAAACCTGGAACCTCTTGAGGTAAAGTGGTAGACTAGTCCATCCCAGCTTTGTATAATCTTATACCCAGCTAACACAAACCTGTTAAATATGTCTGAGTCTTCTTTTGACTGAGGTGCAAAGAGTTCATCATGTCCTCCTATTGCTAAAAAGTCTTCCTTATACATACACCAAGGTGCAAAGATACCTTCTGTTGTTTTATCTTTATTCTCTCTTTCGAAATGTCCAATTGCGTTCATTACTCCGCCGAAGTCTATTTCATCTACCTCATTACCCCAATCTTGAGTTATCTTCTCAGGTCCAGGCGGATGTAATGGAGGCTCTATTCTTGTTGCGGATACAACTGTTTGTGGCTTAAGGTGCTTAAGTATGTTCTTATCTAGATGAGGACCTGCTATCATGTCAGCATGAAAGGCCATAATGATATCTGTTCTAGCCATCTCTATCCCTTTATCAAACATTCCTACAATGCCTATCCGTTCCGGTCCAGGATTACTATACACAATAAGATCTTCATCGTCTTGAGCATCTATCCACTCCTGTGTTCCGTCTGTAGAAGCATCATTCAGTACTAATATCTCATGCTTAGTTAGTAAGTTACGTATTGACCTGTAAGCTAATTGAAGGAACTCTAAATTATTCCTTGACGGTATTACAAATGTTATCTTCTGTTTCATAATTTCTTTGGAACTCTATTATGTACTGTATGTTTATCGTCACAAGTCATACACGTACATTTATTATAATCTTTATACTCTTCAGGACGGTTCATATCAAAAACATATGCTACTAGTGTGCTCATATGATCTGTTGCATTACATTTTGGACAACATTCATGAGCAAGCCTGTACCCTTCTCTTAACTTCTCTGCTTTCTCACTTCTTTCCCAAAACTCTTTAACCTGTTCTTCGGTAAGTGATGCAAGGTGTTCATTTATGTTCATTTCTCCATTGCTTTATGTAATCTATTATGTCTCTTTTAGGTTCCCATCCCAATACTTCGTTAGCTACTATACTATCGTTCAGAGTATCCTGAGCTTCCCCTGGTTTGTCTTCTATGTATGTAGGAGTGTTCTCAAATGCTTCTGCTATATCATTTACAGAATAATTTTTTCCTCTTCCTAATTCAAATATATACCCGTACTTGGTTTGGTAGAGAATTTCTACTAATGCATCAACAATATCAAATACATGAGTGAAATCTCTTCTTTTTGTTCCATCTCCGTAAATCTCACAGGGTATATTGTTCTCAATATTATGCATCCACCTACCTACTAGAGTAGTGTACCCTCCCTCAGTCAACTGATATGGTCCATATACGTTATAAAAACGAGCTATAGAGGCATTCAATCCGTAATGAGTTTGATACAGTTTGATAATATCTTCTCCCAAGTCTTTAGAGAATGAGTAAGGGTTTTCGTATCTTCCATTGTGTATTGAAGACGAACCTGCATAAACTAGAGGAGTGTTTGTTCTAACACAGTGCTTAACTACTTCATAAGTTCCTTCAAAGTTAGTTTCAATATACTCCTCCGGTCTCAGGAAGGAGGGCTGTATCCTAGCGATTGCAGCTAAGTGGTAAATCATATCAAAATCTTTATCCATCAAACCGATGTGTGCTATATCCCCTGTATGGTAGTTACATCCGCCTAGTTCGTTTAATACCCTACCTGTTGAGTAGTTATCTAAGGACTCTACTTCATGCCCATCTTTTAGTAATCTCTTTATTAAATTTGTTCCTATAAATCCTGCTCCTCCGGTTACTAGTACTTTCATATCAAATATTTTTTATTATTAGAACAACTACAGCAGGAATTAGCCCCCAAACAAAGTCCATCCACTCAGCAGTCCCCTTTTTTAAAAGTTTATCCCAAATAAGCTCCTTTCCTGCAAGGATTAAGACTACAGAGAAGAATCCCCACAAATTAAAAATGGGGATTAGTATTACTGACATATACAGGCTCCCTACGAAATGGTCTTTTTTATCTTGAGCTATCTTCATACCGTAAACTGGTGTTTCCATTTTGATTCGTGGTAACATTCTTTATAGTTCAGTAAAGCATCATTACTACATTGCTTGTAAAATTCCTCATTTTCATTTAACTTTTTAATAAGGTACCTAGCTTCTTCTAAATCCCCATCACTTACAGTCAAATTAGGATGACATATCTGTTGGGTATTCAAACCTTTATACCCTACACAGGGAATACCTAAATAAGCACAGTTTAGTGCAAAAGTGCCTGCAGCATGAGTCCTCATTAGGTGTACCCCTATCTTTCTTTTAGATAGTTCTGTTATCCATTCATCCCATTGTACATAGGGCAGTTTTGTGATACCTAACTGTTCCTCTCCTTCAGACCTTCTTCCCATATTAGGGGAGTATATCTCATCTGTAATACTCTTAGCAATCATAAAGGAGTCAAATCCGCCATACCAGCTTTTAAAGTTACCTCCTATCATAACTCCCGTACGTTCACTAACAGGATAAATCTTCCCTATGGGATCCTCTATCATCAGAGAAGAGAGTACTTCTACTTCGGTCTTTCCTGTAAGTCCTTTATAGTAACTTCTATCTTGTTCATTATGTACAAGTATTAAATCAGCCTCCATTAAGCTATTAAAGTAGTGTATTTGATTAGGTAGTTCATAATCTTGAAAGTACCAAAATGGACCTTCCTGCATTACAGCTACCTTCTTACACATCGGCTTAAGCTTTTTTATATTTACATACTCAGGATGATTCTTTGAATTAATTACAATTGCTAAATCGTATTCCTTCTGAGGTACTTCCTGTAAGTTGTAGTGATCAGCATTCAATGCTACCATCCATGCAAACTCTGTCCTCATGTTAGGATGATTCCTAGGAACTTTTCCCTTAAATCCCATCTCTGTAAAAAATGCTACTTCCATACGTCTTCCCAAGTTTTAGATTTATGATTTGGATTGAATATATTATAACAATTCTCTTCTGAGTATTTGTTTGCTTTTACGTACCATTCGTTACTTCTTCTTTTTTGGTTTAAAGTACCTCCTGTCTCTCCTTTAATGAACTTTCTCTTCTCAGGATGATTTCTATTATGAACATTTAGTATGTTAGCTATAATGTATTGAGGCGTATCTTTTAGCAGTTTCTTAAGCATCAACATAAAGGCTGTATCTTCATGTACAAAGAACACCGACTGCGGTATAGTAACTCCTGCTTTTATTACTTCAGAGCTTATAACTAATCCACATCCGTTAAATTTATGATCTGTAATCATTCTTAATTCCGGACGTTCAACCTTAGCATTAATCTCATTCATCTCTTTCTTAGTCATCGTATACTTAAGTGACCACCAATTGTCATAATCGTTTTCGATAAAAGGCTTATCAGTGAAGTCAGGATGCTCTAAAGGCTTCCAAGTATTGTCCCACATCTTACATATTCCAAATGTAGCTATGTACTTCGGTTGAACTCTTTGATGAAGAGTATCTAAAACCGTAAAGGCTTGCTTAGGTACTAACATATCAGCTTCGCCCCATACTAGTACATCAACCTCTGTACAGTACGTATTATTAAACTCTCTTCTATAGTCTGCAATAGTTACCAGGGTGTTAGTCTCCTCTATGTTACAGTTATAGTTTAACTTGTTAAGCTTCTTACATTGAAAGTAGAACTTATTAAGCAGTCCTAGCATTGTAGCTTTTCTATCATCTATCTGCTCCAATTGCTGGTTGGTTACAAACAGAATATCTATCTCTACATTCTCTTTTCCGTACTCATCTACAGCTTCCATAAGAGTTTCTATATACTCTTCTAATACGTTTATCTCGTACCACTGTACAAGACATCCTATTGCAAATTTTGTCTTATTCATATCTTAATATTATTCCTTCATTACCTGTTAGAATAAAGGAGCTTCCATCATTTCTGTTTACCTCATGACCTTTCTCATGTCCAAGGTACCTCTCAAAAAAACCTTTCTTATTTCTAAAATCATCTATAGCATGACCTACACCTGCTGATTTTGGATGAGAGTAATCGTCAAAGATTAAGTAGATAGGTTTGTCCTTAGCTTTATACTTAATAGCTCGAAGAATATCTTTTTCAACTGCTTGGTATGTATGTATACAATCCACTACAACAGCATCTAGCTCATTAGGTACATCTTTATACGTAGTATCGTTGTAAGCATCTCCTAGTATAAATGTGATATTCTCTCTTCCTTCACATATCTTCCTAGCCTCTTCGAAACTGTTTACGTTCTTCTCAACTGTATAGACCTGTTCAGCCATATAAGACAGTAGGTAGGAAGTCCATCCGTAATTTGTTCCAATCTCTAATACGTTTTTAAAATTCTTATCCGCTGCAAACATTAAGAGATCTTCCTTCCACTTTAATGAAGTAGTGTCTTTCCATCTGAACTGCTTGTCAGGAATTCCTTCTAGTATCTCTTCTGTATTCATTCTCCGTATAATTCTTTATATGTTCTTTCCATCCAGTATGCTACATGTCTAGGATTTTGAGGGATTGCATTAAAATGGTAGACCCATCCTGCTTTTGTAAAATGTAACTCATCAGAAAAATAACTATGACCTGGTAGATGTAATAGATTTTTCCTATACAAATCCTGTAAGTTGTAACATTCAGGTAGGTATTTTACAACTACACCTTCTCTCTGCACTAGGTAGTTGATTATTGTCTGATCTGTTCCTGCTTTGATTAAAGGTTGTAGTTCGTTAATCTCTCTAAGGTTGTCTGTATAGAAGTCTTGAACAGTTTTATAAAATCCTTTCTGTTCTTTTGTTATTATTTGAAATCCTCCGTTAAAGTATTCCCATACAGGAACGTAGGGCTGGTCAGGAAAGAGTTCATCTCCCCAACCTTTTATACTCCTAAGAGTCCATTCGTAGCATCCATTATTGAGTACGGTTGAGAACTGTTTTGCTTCATTAAAGAAATTAGGACAGTCAGGATGTATGATTGTATCTGCATCAACGATTAAGACCTTATTATACTCTATTCCATTACTTTCTAACATATCAAGTACGTAATACCTCTGTAAAGTAATCTTCATACGTCTAGGATCCATTATAGGATCAGTCCATTCTATAACTTTTACATCATCATACTGTTCAGCCCATTTCTGCCAGCTTTTAACTGAGTAGTGGTATGGAGTATTTCTCTTATCTCCTGTGTTTATATTCGGTATAAATACTATATCTGGCATATATTTATTCGTTGAAATCGTTTATCAGCAGGATTGGTATCCGATATTATCTGTAGATTCAAGTTATGAAGTTTTAACCAATCATACAACTGTTCTGTTGTTTTTATTGAATCGTTTGTATAAGTGTTTTCAGCTGTATTCGGCTTAAAATCTACTTTCTTATAATCGTATGAATGTGCTCCTGTACCTAAATCCCATCCTACTGTAACTATTTTAGTACATCCTATTAGTAATGCCATTGGTATGGCTTGCTCATACATTATAGAAGTCCCCCACCAAGTCTTTGATTCATTTTGTAACATTAGTAGCTTATTAAAGTCAGCTGCTTTATGCATACATTGTTCATAGGTTATTGTAGGAGGGTTAACAACCGGTACCCATAGGTCAACAGGATGTGGTTTGATTGCTAGTTTGGCTTGTTGCTCTTTTACATACGATTGAGACAGTCCATAGAATATGATTGTGTCTAAATGCTCATAATCATACCCGTTTACTTTATCAAAGTTATATGTGTTAACTATATGAAAATCACTCTGACCTCTTATCTTATCGTAAGCTTGTTTAATAGAGAGTATTACTATATCATCTCTGTCATAAAGCTCTGAAAGATCTTGATCATTTAAGGAAGGGCCTGGAGCTAGTATAACGGCTGTCTTTCCTTTATACTTGTCTTTCAGATAACCTCTTCTCATGTTAACTGTTAACATGTCTAGTAAACTGTCTTTGATGTTAGGTGTCTTAGAATTCATAATTAAACTCCTTTATATCTTTATCGAACCAAGTCCGTACAAGTTCCTTAGAAGCATCATTGTAGTAGGTCCTATAATCTTTCTTAACTGTTATGTTTAGTTTCGGTAGGGGTGGAAGAGTGCCAGAGTATACATCTCTGCTTAACTTAGCATAATCCTCTTGTAAATTTTCATAACGAAGTACATGTTTAACTAAATACTTTCCACCATCATGAATACAGTCCAAATTATTCATATAATCCATACTTAGTTTTTTCTTGGCCACTAGTTGAGCTGCTATCCACCTATTGAAGTTTTTATTCTTACTCTTGTTAGCTCCTCTTACTCTAAATTCAAATAGAGATACCATCCTGTCGAATGGATTTCTCACTATTGCTATAGACTCACACTCGTCAAAGTTGTTGTACAGTTCTCTTAATCTTTGAGCTGTCTTATGTCCTCTGAGTTTAGGCTGTACCCCTAATGCTTGGTGCATACTAGTACCGGCATTTTTAGGAATATGTACAAAGAATGTATTATGTTTTTTACTATAGTTATTCATCTTCGCTTGGTTCGTTATACATTACAGGTTTTCCGTCTTTATCGTAATTTAGTATCTTACTTGATGCTAAGGAAGGTCTTGTACCTTGTTTATAATCAACCAGGCCAGGGTATCGACTACAGTCCCAATATTTGTACGGTGTTGTGTGATTCTTAACTTTTTCTTCTATCCTTAAAGCTGCCTCTCTTTCAGGCTCACTACCAAAAGTCATCTTCTTAGTATGAAACTCTCCATGAACTTCGTTAAAGTATTTGTAGGTGTCAGTTAGGAATAGTTTATCTAATAACCTATACTCTGCTCCTTCTATATCAAACTTAAGAATATTATAATCTTCCTCTTTTAAGTTCTCCACTATCCATTCAGAAAAGTCAATTGCTTGAACCTTTATGTACACGTCTTTTGATAACCTGCCTGTTGTCTTCCCAAAGAAGACTGTTCCACTCTCTGTTGAATTTGGAGATACATAGAACTTAAGTATAACATTCTCATCCCATGCTGCTCTATGATATACATGTACTTTCGGATTCTTCTTAAAATGCTCTTTTAATCTCTCTGCTAGGAGAGGTAGAGTTTCGAATGTATGTATTTCATAGTCCTCTACACCGTTCAGTATCTTCTGTAGTGCATAGTTTGTACTCTGTCCTTTGTTTGCTCCTAAATCAATAAATACCTTCTTCATATATTTTTTCTGCTACGTTAAATTGCCAATGTTCGTCTATATCAAATGTTTCAAATTCTTCGACTTCGTATAGGTCTAGATCTTTCTCAGGTTTTTGCCATGTTCCGCACCATTTACCTTCTCCTATTAAACTCATTCTTGAACCATATAAACAATGTGCTGCTTCTAGGACAGGTAGTGCTGCTTTGGTATTTAGTAAGTCTTGTCCCTGTGGCCATTGAGATATCATTTTCTTTGTTCCGAAGGGTTGCCAATAGAAATTCTTCTTCTTTATCACAGAAAACATTCCATCCTGTGCTCCTTCCTTCATATAACTTTCTATAAACTTTTCGATAGTTCTTACTCTAAGCATAGGATTGCATCCGCTTACCATTACTACGTAAGTGTATGGAAGTTTATTATACCATTCAAACAGAACCTGTATTCCATTATCTACGTTAGCTGACTCATGACTTCTTTTGTAAATGTTGATTGGATACTTTTCTCCTATCTTTATCAATCCCTCTTCGTGTGCTGCTAGGTAGATTTGATCATTAGGTATCAACTCTGACTTGACTAATTTCTCTAACACAATATCAGTTAAAGTTGTTCCTGCAAAGGGCCTTACCATTTTATAAGGAACTCTTTCTGAGTTTAGTCTTGCCTGTACAATGAAGCATATATCTTTTATGTCTTTCATAGTTTACGTACTAGTGTATTTTTTGGAACGAAATGTTCTGTTTTTGTTCCTGTAATTTTATGTCTATCCTCCCACTTAAGTCCGTTTCCTGGGCTTATCATATGGAAGTCTTCTTCCTGTAGTAAATGTCCTTTCGCCAAGTCTTTGTTAGTTGCTAAAGATCTTTCTAGTTTTTCTCTAGCTCTTTCCACACTCTGGTCTCTGTACATTTCTACATTACCCATTGCCTGGTCGAGTGTTCTAATATCATGTACCATTTGATGAAAGGTTTCAATATCAGCTGAACCTGCATGATCTGTTCCTTTCATATTAGTATCTAAAGTGACGTGTTTTTCTATTATCTTTGCTCCCATAGCTACTGCTGCAACAGGTATATGTGTTCCTAGGCTGTGGTCTGAATATCCTATTGTTTTGTTAACTAGCCAGGTGTTTAGGTACGTTATGGTGTTGAGGTTTATTCTTGAATATTCAGCAGGGTATTGAGATAAGCAATGTAATACGCTTATGTTAGTTTTTTTAGCATTAATGAAGATAGTTAAAGCTTCTATTAAATCCTGCTTAGATGCCATTCCTGTTGACAGTATTACATCATGAGGATGTTGTGCTATTTCAGTTAGTAGCGGTATATTAGTTAAGTCTCTAGATGCTACTTTAATCTTATCTATAGGAACTAATCCTAAAAGACCCAGTGTCTTAATTGAGCAGAATGTCTCTACAAAGTCGAATCCCTTACTCTTAATATACGCTGCTAATTCAGCATGCTCTTCGTAAGACAGTTCTAAAAATTCTCTATGCTCTCCGTAAGTTTTACCAAAACTATGTTTACCTTCGTAGGGCTTTTCCATACCCTCTTTACTAAGCTCTTCAGTTAAGTCTCTCTTGGTTAATTTAATAGCATTAACCCTATTTAACCTGTTACCTGTAATTTCATCATAAGGATACCTATCAAGCTGGTCGACAATCTTCTTGGCTATATTTATATCACCATTATGATTCTGACCTATTTCGGCTATAATGTATGTCTCTTTATCTGCTTTTATAAAACTCATATCTCTTCTATCCTTTTAGTTCTATCACAAATTAATAAGTCATATGGAGGCTTCTCTCCTACACTTAGGTGATGATACCTACATCCCCAAATCTTTAACTGTTCTTTAGTTAGGTGCTCATAAGTATCACGTAATAGTGTATCTACCGATCCTCTAGCTGTCCAGTATGTAATTGTATGACCTTCGTTAAACAGCTTATTGATCTTCTTTATCGCCTTTTTATCAGGTGATGCTAAATGATACTCTCTTATACCTTTATATTGACAAATTGTTTCATCTATATCTACGTATATGTTCATTTTTTTTTCTGTCATAATGTCTCGTAGTAAGCGTTTTGCTGTTCTTGCTTATCAATTGACTTATGGTGGTACAGACACCATTCCTCTATCTTAGGTAGTGCTGAATAGGTATCGAATCCTTTAATGGTTTCGTGTACCTTTCCTTCCCATTTAATATTCTTATTCTTTACTGAGTGATTAAACCTGTTTTTATAGATTCGGCTTTGTCTGTCCGGAAAGTTAACCCATCCGTTCTCATCTACATGCCATCCCCACTTCTTTGTATGTTCTTCAGTTAACCCTTCTACTGTATTGATTCTTGAAACTGTAATTAAGTCTACATCTGAGTTTTCAAGTACGTATGGAAGGTTTTCAAGTAAGAAGTAGTGAGGTAATTCATCTGCATCTATTTGGAATATAAAATCTCCTGTACAGTAGGAGCTTAGTATGTTCTTCCATAGAGAAAAATTACCATTGAATTCTTGAGATCCAAAAACAATATCTGGGTCTTTAGAGAGGTTTTGTTCTACTAATTCGTTTCCGTTCACCTTATCGTAAAGTACTACGATCTCGTCCTCTTCTCTCTTATATTTCTTAAGGTGTAGAAGGAGTTGTTGTATTTCCCTTACTTCGGTGCAAACTGTAATTGCATATGATATTCTCATAATTATAATTTAGAGTGTTTTAAAAAGGCATTATACATATCTATATCAGAAAAATGAAACCACTCATCAGCATTTTCTACTGTATCGTGTTCCATCATCCATTTGTGAAAACTAATTGCTGTATTCTGTATGATAAGTGTACTGTCCATAACTTTTATTTTTTATCTTGTACTCCGAATTTGGAATACTTATACCAAACTCTTTCGTGGATGTAATATAAGAACATTTTTGTGATAATCTCTACTCCCCCAATAGAAATTCCTAGTGCCCAACTTCCTGTAAGTATTGCAGAAATAACCATTGTATCAATAGTTCCTACTACTCTCCAAGTTAATGTCTTCAGTATATGTCTTTTAGTCTCTACCATTTCCTATAAAAGTCCTAACAGCACTCCAAATCTCTCTTCCTGAATCCATAGGAGTAGTTGCTGTGGTGTCTACTAAGTGAAAATCCACTAAAGGCGGTTCGTAGTTATCTAACTTATAATGATCTCTTTCCCTAACACTATCCGTATGTATGTAAAACTCTATAAGATCTCCATTCAACTTCTTCTTAAAAGTTTCTCTTTGAAATTTGTAAGGAGATACGAGAGAGACTATTACGGTCTTTTTTTGGTTGTGCAGGTAATGTGCTATTTTCTGAGCTGTTTTTATGTTCTCTAATCGTCCTTTTCTTGTATAGTCTTGATTCTCTGTAAGGGCTCTAAGATCGTCTCCGTCTATTCTGAAAGCCCAAGGCAGATACATATCTTGCAATGCATCTGCTAATGTTGTCTTTCCTGCTCCAGGCTGCCCTGTTAACCAAATTATCATACTACTTCTCCGGTTCGTCAAACATTCCTATATGTTCTGCAGCATCCATAAAGTCAGTTTGTTCAAAATGCTTTACATTCTTCATATCCATTTTATGAGTCTGGTCAGATGACATCTGTACATCTCCTTCTTGCATAGGGATTGCTTTAACAGCAGCCCAACGCCAATCCTTATTAGAGGTTCCGTCTAAGAATACCATTCCCTTCTCAGGAATAGTTAACGTAGCAGGTAACCAAACAAGTCCTTGCTTATCTTTATACTTTATATCCTTATAAAGTTCAGGAGCTGTTTTGTAGGCATTTACTACTATCTCACTCTTCTCTTTCATCAGGTTACTAGTTGTAAATCCACATCCCCAGCACAACCATGTTGTTACCTCATCGTTAATTTGCTGTTGATAACAGGCATTTCCGTTACATCTTGTACATGTCACTAAGGTATCTCTATGTTCCATTTTTTATATTTTTTTAAGTTTCGGAAGTGTTAGTTTAGGTAAATCTAATGGCGGTAGAGCTAAATTTACCTCTTGAGCAAACTTGGGAACATTTGTGTCTAATATGGTTTTTAATGTGTCAACCATCTTTTCATAACTAAACTCTGTTCTGCTCTTATGCCCTTGTCTTTTTGCTAAAGTTGCCCACTTTTTATAATTAGTGTGAACGTCTTTTAAGGCCTTTCCCGTATCCGCAGCATCAGGCGTAAACCATTCTGCCTGCTCTATAATAATCTCTTTTACTAAGACGGACTTGTGCACTGGTTTTAATACTCCTTTAACAGGTCTTATAAACTCACTACTTAGAAAGTCTGTCTGCCCTGACCAGTACGAAGCTATAATCGGCTTATTAACTAAGCTGAATTCTAAGAACGGTCTTCCAAACCCTTCTCCTTTAGGTAATGAAAGAAAAGCTTTAATCTTTGGATGATTATAAAGTGAATTCATCTCTTTATCTGATACCTCTCCATGAAGTAGGTAGACATTAGGCAGTTTACCTTTTACAGTCTTTCTTACTGCTTCTATCTGTTCCAATATCCTATTTCTATCTAAGGTAGAGGTTGTTACACTATGACTTTTCATAACAAGTGCTGGTGGATTCTTTTTATTCTTAAAAGTCTCTAAGAATGCCTTTAAGGTGAATCCCATATTCTTTCTATCTTCTCCAAAAGCACCTTGCATCCAATGTCCTGTTGTAAGGTAGCAGAATGACTCTGGTATTTTATCTAGGGTTTCTGTTACGTCGGTCTTTTCTTTACTTACTATGTATTTTGTAAGATCTGCACCTTCGAATAAAACCTCCATTTTGGTTTTGATCTCAATATTCTCTACATGTTGTTTTGTTTTTGGATCTGTTAAGTCAAACTTACTTCTCTGAAAAGATTCTAATGCATGTTTTGAAGATACCAACATTAGGTTCATGTTATTAGCTCCTTTGATCCAAGAAGGATCACATAGAGTTGTTTCAATTCCTGCAGTAACTCCTATATTATACTTACCTACCGCTTTAAATTCGTTAGGAATAGTGATTTGAATCCATACTTCAGGTTGGTCTGCCATATTGCGAATGATTCTTGATGAAAGTTCAGTATCGTTATGATCTTTTAAATACCCCCATCTAGTCTCTCCCCATCTTTGAGGTAGTATCTTTACATCGTATTCGTTTGTATCAATCAATGCTTGTACAAAGTCTCTTGATCTTGCTCCGTAACCTGAGTATGTGTCTATTGGACAGCTTACTACAACTTTTGCTTTACTCATATTAGTAGTTTATTAATTTGTGTGTTATTTTATTATCTTTCTTAAATTCTCCAATTGTATAAAGTTCAAAAGATTTTCTTGGTACGAATTCATCGAAACCTTTATCTAAAGTCTCTATAACATTTTGACCCATCTTACGTGCTGTCATTCTAGCTTCATCTCCTCTTACCCATTCATGACCTGCAAAACCTCTCTCATCTCTCTCTGTTTTTGAAAGTGAGTATACTTCAAAGATCTTATCTGCTGCATCCTTAGGTGAGCATCTATCGTCAAATATGTAAGGTGTTATTGGTGATCCTGCTAATGAAATATTAGAAGGGAATACAGGCACCGCCCACTCCCCACAATCTTTTAACGTTCCTCTATGGTTAGAAGGAAAATCAGGTGTAAGGTTTGCCCAAGCTCCGTCTTTGTCTGTAAATCTCATCTGATCTTGCATACCTCCTGTAACATTTGCAATGATCATTGTACCTGCCATAAGAGATTCTGTTAATGCTAATCCCCATCCTTCGTTAGAAGATAGTAAGATTGTAGCATCTGCTATATTGTACAGTACATTAAGTTGAGCTGTTTCGACTTTCTCTGTTGAAAAAGCTACATGTACATAATCCGGATCACAAATAGCATCTCTCACTGCTCTAAGGTCTGTACCATGTTGATCAACTCCGTCTGTATGAAGTATGAAAGTACATTTCTTAGCTTTCTCTTTACCTATCCTATCACAAAACATTTTATAAGCGAAGATTGTATCAGCTGTATGCTTTCTACTAATATTTCTAGAGTTATAAAAGAGTACGAATTCAGAACCTTTTTTATTTAGAAGAGTTTTTTTGACTTCTTCTAATTTCATAAAATCTTCATGACCTTGTTTTATAGGGTAGTAGTGTTTTTCGTTTATACCATGAGGTACATACTCTATAATCTTATTCTTAGCTTTATCCCCTAACACTATTTCATTTATGTTCTTAGTCTGTTTTGAGATAGCCATCAATACATCTACAGATTCATAGTAAGGTTTGTTGTACATAGGTGCTGGATAGTCATCCCATATATTTAACCAAAAGATTGGAATTTTACTTCTGATTTCTCTCTCTATTTCGAAAAGCCATAACCAATACCTAGGGTCTGTAAATATCATTAAAGCATCTGGTTTCTCAACCTCGATAAGCTCTCTTAATATTTTTACATTACCGTATCCTGTATACGGCACTAACCTAACATAGGCATCGTCTATATCTGTTTCCTTATTTACTTGTTGAGACAGATCAAGTACTTTACCCTCTTCAGGATGTTTTACTGCTGCTCCTAAGTTTACCCAGTTAAAGTGGTGTGCTGTTCCAAGCACTATCTCTTTACCCATTGTACCTACTCCTGAATGCATTCTAATGTCATCGCACAGTAATAGTATTTTTTTACGTTTAGCTTGTTCTATGTAACGAAACTTATCCTTCATGTAACTGTATTATTTATGTTTGTGTATTTGTTCTCGAAAGTCCTTATTATTAATATAGAGATAAATTGCACGAGAGGCAAGTTTTTGAAAAGAAAAATTATTCTCTAATGCTTTTATTTGAAAATCTTTATAGCTTTCAGGGTCCACCATAACAGATGTCATTTTTTTATCTTTATTTCTCATAACTATTTACCTTGTAGTATATACATATATACTTTTTTAGAAATCAGCATCAGGACACAGCCTTTTTTTCTTTAATTCACAGAATCTACATGCATCCTTAGAGGGAGTTGTAGCATACTCCTGGCGTATGTACTGTCCATCCTCTCCTACTGCCTGTTTTACAAAATTTTCCAATAACGTAACTGCTTGCTTCATCTTTCTAGGTCCTGCTGGTGGTTTAAATTCCTGAACTCTTTTTTGCATTGAAGCAAACTCAGCATCTTTAGGAACCTGTCGTTTAACTATAAAATACATTACCTCTATATCATCAAGAGGAATGTTAAACTGTTCACTGAAGTAGTATTTGTATAGGAGTATTTGTGCTTTCTTATTGTCGTCTGCTTTTTGAAATTTATTCCAGCCCTTCGTGGAAGTCTTAATATCTACGATAAGCCACTTATTTACTCTTTCATCGTAGAATACCAAATCTATCTTACCTTTGAAGAATACTTTAGGGCGTAACTCCCTGTACAGGACTGTCTCTATCCCAGCCAAATACACTCCCTTAGTAGTAAAGTATGCTGCTCTCTTTTTCTGTATAAAATCCAAGATATGCTTACCGTCTAAAAAGAACTTTTGCACCTCATCTGCATCAGAAAAGTCTTCAAAATTATTTCTTTTTCTATCTTTGACGTAAGCGTTTACCATATTCTCATATAGTAGAGCATCAAGTTCCATCTCATTAGCATCCTTAACTTTGTGATAGTATAACACCTCTAACCATGTTTGTATGGTCTCATGTATTGCTGTTCCAAAAGTCATATGGATAGACGGTAAGGTAGGTATTTCTTTTGTAAGGTGTAAAGCTTCCCACTGTCTTGGGCAAGTAGCATAGTGAACTAATCCACTGTAGGAAATATGTGTATTCTCTTCGTAATTTTGCTTTACGCTATAGTCCCAGACTTCTTTTACTTTCTCAGGTATCTTCTTAGGCATAGCTTTCCTGATTTTTAATCTCTCTCTCTAAATACCATAAAGCTTTTTTCAGGTCCTGTACAGTGTTACTCTTTTTTCCTGCTCTAGAAATGTACTTAACTGTATTTCCTAGACAGAAACCTAATTCCCAGGCTTCTATAACTTCTATGGCCTCGTAGGGATTACCTTCTCCTCCGTAATGGCTAGGATGATCAACCCATTCTTTCTCAGGCTTTCCACTGTCCCCGTATACCTCACTATTTTTTGTCATATATATAATATAGGAAATTATTCCTTACGACATATACACTATTTTGTTTTTTTCTGGGTGAATGCTGTTTGGTATCCAGTCTGTAGTACCATCTTCAAACTCTACCTTAGTTCGGTAGTGTCCTTTCTCTATAACTTTCTTAATCCTCTTACCTTGCTTCTGTGTGTCTGCTAGGTGCAGGGTGTCTTTATAACTCTTCATAGCCTCTACCAACGCTTCATTTGGAGGTTCAGGATTTTCAATACCATCAAGTAATGCTTCCGTATCCACCTCTGTTAGAACTAACTTTTCGTACTGCTCTCTTACTTTAGGGTCACCATGTTCAGCTAACCATTCACCAATTACGTTATTTTCCGGAAACTTGGGACTCTCTTTGGACTTAGGTTCTTCTTTCGGAGCTTTAAGCCTATCAAAAGCAAAATTTGCTGCTATAACCAATGCTATAGCCAATGGATCAAATACAAAAATAATAACAAGGAGTAGCCAGTTAATAATATTACTCATTGGTGCACCGGTAACCTCTGCAAGATACCTTAATGGGCCTAATTCCCCTGAAAGGTTGTTAGACGTCTTCACTTCAACGATCTCAGTATCTAACCTAAATATCCTACTGTTAAGAGTGTCTAGTTTTACAATTACCTCCTCTTGTCTGGTTGTTGAATTATTTAACTGTTTTTCAAATGCTTGTCGTGTAGCTCTTGATGTTGTGTTAACCAGGTTACCGTTCTTATCGGTATAAGTTATCCTATTACCTGCAAGGCCTGCTTGTAGTTCTGAGATTCCTTTGCTTAGTGTACCTCTCTCTGTGTTGTACAGATCTCTTTGCTGTATGTAGTTAGCTTTCTTTGTCTCTAGTAATTCAATCTGCGTATCTACATTTTGAGACTTATTAGCTGTTTCTTGGTATGCTGCTGATAGGTATCCGTAAATCCCCATAGAGGTTATAAGCATTAACACTAATAAAGCTCCTACAAAATAAGTCTTAAACCACCTATTTAATTCTTTCCAGTACTGGTACAGTAGAGATGCTACGATAAGCTTAGCTACCTCTAAACTACCTGCCATAATCATTACCTGTGTTTCTGCTCCTGCAAATAGCTTACTTAGTCCCGAGACTGAGTATATTGCTGCTGATGCACTTACTGATAAGGCTGTGACTGCTATAAGGAAAGGGAAAAATTGCTTCTTTAAGTTCTTCATAAATTACTGTATTGCTAAAAAGAGCCCTCCTATCAAGGCTCCTACTGAAACTGTCTTCCACAGTACAACTTTCGTTTTTAACTTTTTTGTATCCTTTATAAGGCTTTTAGATAAGTCACTTGAAGTATTTATTTGCTGACTTTGTAGTAGTATGATTGACTGGTTATTAAAGTCTTTACTCTCTAGTAATTTTACAATCTTATCCTTCTCAATCTCTCTAGTCTCTACCTTAAGTAACTTCTCCATAGTAAGTTGAAGCTGTTCTGAACATCCGTCTCCTTTTATAAGGTCCTTTATAATAAGTCTCGTAATGTCGGGCCTAAGTCTAATTGTTGTTGTATCTGTCTGCGAAGTAGCGTTGAAGGCTATTAAGAGAAAGAGTATCAATGCTGCTAATTTTTTCATCTGTCTGTCTTTTAATTACGTTAATGTTAGTATCTAATTTTGCAATATCATTAGAGATACTTGGGATGACGTTATCTTTAATGTCGTCAATCTTACCTATTAGTGCTATGTTTAACTGTGAGGTTGAATCTATCTCTACTTGAAGATTCTCAATAATGGCATGATACTTTGCAATATCCGTTGTAACTGTTCTGGTGGTTATTATATTCCAGATAACTAAACTGCCGATAATAAGAAATAGTAAATCCTGTCTTGTAAGTTTCATATGATCAGTTTAATATATAAATATAGGAAAAGGTTAGTAAACCACCAACCTTCCTTATGTTTTTTATTAAAGCCCCCTATTCCTTGTGTTTATCTATATTCTTTAACATATCCTGTAGGAAGTCTCTTTTAACAAATCCTGCCATAGTAGCATTTTTTAATATACTAACTATTTGAAAGACTAGGAAAGGAATTAATACTGTTTGACTTAGCCAAGATACTTCCATGTAGCTTTTCTCAACTGCTAGGAGAGTAGTAAGTAGTATAGTCCAGAAGATAAAAGTCTTAAGCACTTTTATAGCCTTGTAGGTCTTGAACCCCTCTCTTATACACCCTGCCCAGATTCCGAAGAACCCGTCAACAAATATAACTAGCCCTAAAGCTATATATTCCTTAGAATTCTCCACAGTTATCCCTAGGAAATATGATCCGATGAATGATAGCATAGTTGTAATAGTTAGTAAGTATATTAGCCCTGTTTTCATAATAACGGTTAAATGTTTTCCTATTAGTTATACAGTATCAAAGTCTTTATATGTGATTGTAACCTCGTCCCCTCGTTCTAATGCTTTTGCAATTGGTGGATATATTCTCTTGTATGCGTTTACTGATGATGAAATTACTCCGTCTTTAGTTACATTCTGGTTCTGTCCATCTCCAACAAGTAAACACCCAGCAGTATCTTCATCTGTATTCCCTACATGTATAAGGATATACTCAAATCCCGGTACATCCTGTACGTGTAGCATTCCTTTATGCATTGATCCGTACTTAGTCGTGTACTTATTATGAAAGCCTCCTACTTTACGAAACTTTATCTTATAGGTTCCGGCTGGGATGCGTGTTTCGCTATGTACTTTCTTTGATCTATACTCATCTTCAAGAGTGTAACATAGAAATCTAGTTCCTTGAGTTACATCAAGCATTATACCTAAGGTAGAATCTTTTGCAGAACTGAACCTCAGCACTTCTAGTTTTAAAGTCATTATATTTCTTTGTTTTGGTTTTTGTTGATGAAAGCTCTTATACCATCTAGTAAGGTATCTGGAGATAATAATAAGGTAATTCCTGATGCTATTGTTATTCCAAAAATCATTAATTCTATATCCTCTTTTAGTAAAAGGTATGCTATTCCTGCTCCTATTAATAGAAGTCCTGCTAATGTAGATTTCCATGCCTTAAAGTTATTTAGGAGTTTCATAGGTACGTCTTTATTATAAATAGCACATAAAAAAAAGACCCTTTCGAGCCTCTCTTCCTAATTAAAATAAAAAAAAATGTTTAACCTTAATGGTTTAGCACCCTCTTTCTTATTAGCTCCTAGCTCCATTGGTCTCTGCATCGTTACCACAGATTTAAACATTGGTGGCAGACTTGTACTATGGTTTACTAATAAGAGTAGGGTCACGTAGTAAGGGATAGGCGACCTTAAAATATCTTTTTAACTACTTGTTGAGAACTCATATGTGTTGTACTAAACGCATTATATATTAGTATGTTATGGTACATTCCTTTCTCAAGGGAACAACACATCCAGTATCACGACTGGTATCTTTATGTAAATTAACTTCTGTTTCGTTTTCAGCCGTTATAAATTATGAAATACTAATAGCTGTAAAATGTTACTATTGTTCACATTCTACCTTAGTACCAAGTAATCCTTTTTTATTTAATTCACAAAGGTTTCAATGTTTAACCTTTACTTTCTATTTTATTACGAGTGAACTAGCACACTCTTTCTATCATATTACTAGTTGTTAATTTTTAGAATAGTATAATGTTCTGTTAGGATATAATTTGAACTATTATTGTGTCTTTATACTATCCTATGTATTTTAAAAAACTCTTTGCCCAATTCAGCTATGGGATATGTTTCAGTAGTACTAGCAACTTAATCTTTCCTACCCTACTTTATACATCTCCAATAAACACAACTGCTGATACAGTTTAATAACAAAGACTGGTGTGCTTAATGAGAGCCAGTAGAGGAGTGGATACTTCTGTGCAATTGGGCTACATGTTATTGTTTATCTTCAATCAAAGAGTTTAATTATTTAACCTAAGTCTTCAACCTCCTTAGGCATAAATTCAGTATTTACGTGCCCGCAACTCATGCAGGCGAATACTGGAATTGGGATATAGGACGGTTTGCCCGTACCTGTCAGTATGCCCGAAGCTTTTCGAATATGTACTGCTTGTTGGAAGAAGTTCCCCCCGCATTCATCGCAGGTTACTCCTTTTGTTTGATTGATATCTAAGTTCATTTGTGGATCCATATTATGTGTCTTTTTTGTTAATCGCAAGTTTTTCTTACTTTCATTTCATCTACAGCCATTGTATACACAACTCTAGGAGATAGTAGTGGGCAGTCTCTTGAATACTGTACCATAAGCTCTACAAGCTCTTGAGGAATTTCATAAACCCTGCTAGGTGTGAAGCTTGTATTTGATATTCTACCCTCGGCCACGAGTTCTTCGTATTTTTTTATTGAGTCACTCATTACCACTCTTTATTAACACCTTTCTTCACTCTAACAGGTTCGTATAGTTGATCCCCTGTTAATATAATAGGCACGACAATTGTCTCTACAAAAAGTATGTCCAATACTATATTACCGATGTTAACCTTATATTCAATATTTTCGTTTTTTGAATCGCTATCAAACCATCCATAAGGTTCCACTGTTACTGTTTCTCCGTCTATTACGAAATCTTTACTGTCTGCACAACTTACAAATAAAGTTAATGCTAGTACTAGGTATGTTATTTTTTTCATTTGACTTATTATATAATGTAAATATAGCGATTATTCTACAATTTTACAACTATTTTGGCTATTCTTCACAAGAAAACCCCGCCAAGTTATTGGAAGGGCCTTACTATGTTTGTTGAAAATGCGCGAGGCACCTTCGGTAGAGAGAGAACGCCCCCCCCCCTTGCTCTTTTTACTTGCTCTCTGCTACAGACTCTTTTCTGTAGTCTGTTACAAGTTTCTTAATGTTTCCAATATGCTTACGGGCATTAGCTTGTGACTTTTTAGTTTGTCCTTCATGTCCTAATACAAACGCTTCAAATTCAGCGGTAATCTGTTCAAATAATCTTTGTTTTTCACTCATCGGTTCTTGATTTTTTTCTTCTTTTGTTATTTTTGGGTATGCAAATTCGGTCATAATTAACGTACTACCCCTATACGTCCATTTATCTATTAGACCGTATTCATTCTTGTATTCTACTACTCTTTTTTTTCCTGCAATCTTCATTACATTCCAAACATACTAGGGTCTACTCCTCCCTGGGCTGCTTTCTTACCTGTACTGTGTACTACTGCCTCAGTTATTAACATTGTCCCTGCTACTGATGCTGCATTCTCTAATGCTAGTCTTGTAACTTTAGTCGGGTCTATAATACCCTCTAAGAACATGTTTACGCTCATCTGTGTTCTCGGGTTATATCCTGCCCATGCGTCTTGTTGACTCATCACTGCATATTCGATATCTCCTATCTTATCTTTTGAGTACCCTGCGTTTATTAGTATCTGAGCAAATGGTTTTTCTATCGCTTTGATTGTAATGTCAAATCCGAGTTTCTCATCTCCAGAAATACTTTCATCAGAGATTAACTGTGCTAATACCTTAGAAGCGTTTAGTAGGGCTATTCCACCACCAGGTAGTATACCTTCTTCTAAAGCTGCTTTAGTTGCATGTAGTGCATCGTCTACTCTATCTTTCTTCTCTTTCATCTCCACTTCAGTGTGTCCGCCTACGTATACAATTGCTACGCCCCCTATAAACGAAGCTAACCTCTCTTGAAGTTTTTCGATTTCGTAAGTAGATTTGCTTTCATCAATTTGTGACTTAATCTCTTCTACTCTCCTACTGATTGCTTCCTCTTCTCCTTGTGCATCTATAATTGTAGTATGCTCTTTACCTACAGTCACTTTCTTAGCTTTTCCTAACCACTTAGCGTCGAACTTATCTAACCTCATCCCTCTTTCCGAAGAGACTACTGTTGCTCCTGTTAGTGTTGCTATATCCTCTAAGACAGCTTTCTTTCTATCTCCAAACTCAGGTGCTTTAACTGCTGCTACTTGAAGAATGTTCCTCATCTTATTAACCACTAACGTAGATAATGCTTCGGCATCTATGTCATCTGCAATAATGAGCAGTGATTTATTCTGTTGTGAAGCTGCTTCTAGTAGAGGCAGTAACTCTTTTACTGTACTTAGTCTCTTATCTGTAATAAGTATTTGAGGATCCTTTAGTACTGATAGCATTGAGGTGTTATCTGTAACAAAGTACGGTGACTTGTATCCTCTATTAAACTGTATACCTTCTACAGTCTCTAAGTATGTGTCTCCTGTTCTTGATTCCTCGATTGTTACAACTCCGTCTCTACCTACCTTATCCATTGCTGCTGAGATAAGTTCTCCTACTTCCGTATCGTTGTTAGCTGAGATTGTAGCAACTTGTTTTAGTTGATCTTCTTCGGTAATTTCTTTAGAAGTGTCTTCTAAGTAGTTTACCACTAGGTGCACTGCTCTATCAATACCTCTTCTCACGTCTACAACATTAGATCCTTTCTTAATAGAACTCAATCCCTGTTTGTATAACTCTCTCGCTATCAAAGTAGAGGTTGTTGTACCGTCTCCTGCTTGATCTCCTGTTTTAATAGAAGCCTGCTTTACTAGCTGTGCTCCTATATCTTCAACTTTACCTTTCAGGTCTATCGACTTTGCTACAGTAACACCGTCTTTAGTTGACCCTTGGCCTTCAATAATAACATTTCTTCCCGAAGGTCCTAAAGTCGCTACTACTGCATCTGCTAATTGATCAACTCCGCTAAGTAGTTGCTTTCTTGCTTTGTCTGAAAAAACTATTCTTTTACTCATTGTCTTCTTCTTCTATTATTGCTAAAATTTCTCTATCTTGTACTATGTAGTACTCTTGACCTTCGAAGTCAATTTTCATAGTCCCTAGTTTAGGAACTAACACTACGGATCCTACTTCTGCATTTACAGCAATATATGAACCGAATTCAGACATACGTCCTTCTCCAACAGCTATTACTTCTCCCATCTCTGGTTTCTCTTTTCCCATATCGGGAATTACAATATTACCGTATGTTTGTTCGCCTTCATCTATAGGCTTGATTAACACACGGTCATTTTTAGGTTTAAGTATTTTACTCATCTTTATAATTAGTTGTTTTATTTAATATACGAAATTTATTTTTAATAGTACACTATCTTTACAGGTATGTTGTAGTATTCACACAGGTCTATTGTGCTTTTTGTTCCTTTTGACTTTCCATCCCAAAATGCTATACATGCATTGCAGTTTTCTACAATAAACCTATTACGTAGAAAACCTGCTTTTTTACCGTGTTTATCCCAGTCAGCTGGAAATATTAGTTTAGGTGCTTTACATATGTCTGCCCAATCTTCTCCGAATGTATCTGCTCCTGGTGCTGCTCCACTTACTACTAATCCTACTTTCCCTATGTAAGGGTCCATTGCTTTGTTAAAGATAGATCTATTCCCAAAATCTCTTCCTCCTACTATTGCAAGCTTTACTCCTTCTACACCCTTAATGCCCATCTCTCCAGTTTATTGATATTTCGGGCGGCGCTTTTAAAGTTACGCCTGGAAGTACTAAGTTGTTTTCCATTATCTCCTGTGCTATTGGTGCAAATTCTTTTGCTTGATCTTTTCTTACGTTTATAATAAGTTGATCATGCACCTGTGCTTGTACTACAGCATCGATACCCATCTCTATAGCTTTTCTGTTGATTTTTAATGCTGCTCTGTTTACAACGGATGCAGCTAAACTCTGTAACTGGTAGTTTAAGCAGTTATTTAGTCCATTCTTATAATCTCTATATAATTGGAGTACTTCTGCTTTTCCATGCACCTCTTCAAGACGTTTTCTAAATCTCCAATCTAGCATTTGATCGCCTACCTTGCTAAAGATTACTTTCACCTTAGGTAGGTGTCTAATACGCCCTACATAGTTTTTGATATAACCATGTTCCTTAACTTGCACTCTTGATGCTTCCATCCACTCTTTTAGTTGAGGAAATCCATCTAAATACCCCTTAACAAGCACCTTAGCTTCTTTTTGAGGTATATCCAAAGTTTTACCTAGTGCAAAATCTTCCATTCCGTAGGGTACACCAAGTGCATATCCTTTTGCTTTATTTCTCTTTACTGGATCAATTTTCTTTAAGAATACTGGAGATTTAGTGTCGGGTGAAACTCCGTTAGGGTAGGTTTTTGTGTCTTGTTCTAATTTTTCAGTCTTAATTGCAATTGTTGAATAGAAATCCCATCCGTTATTGAAAATATCTTGAAGGTTCTTATCTCCTGTAACTGAGGCGAAGCAATGTGGTTCTAGTGATGTGTAATCCGCATCAATCAGTAACCTACCTTCTCCTGATATTAGAAAAGCCCTTACTAAGTTTGTATAGTTAACGATAATGGGTACATCTTCTCCTTCTTCTTTCGGTTTTGGTAGTTGTTGTGCATCTGAACCGTACCTTCCGGAAACTGTTCCGTTCTGTTTATAGTAGAAGTAGTATCTACCGTCTTCGTTGTTATCTAAAAAACGGTCAATGTATGTCGACTTTATCTTAAGCAGTTTGTTATATATTCTAAGATTTTCTGCCCAGTCGTACGTTTTGGATAGATGCTCTATCATATCCATATCAAACTGTTCCTTACCCTTCTTAGTCTTACTCTTAGCCTTAACCCCCATATAGTTAAATACAATGTCTCCTAAGTGATCTTTTGACTGTATATTAACTAATTCACCATCATTCTCTTCCTTCCAGAGCGACATAGATATCCTTGCTAACTCAACTTCATCCAGCAGGTTATTATCTCCTGTCTGTAAAAACTCTTTAACCTTACTGTCTTCAAGCTCTTCTATGTTCTTCTGAGTGAGTGAGTATTTACCTGTCTTTTCTGATCTTGGCAGTGGCAGTGAGTACCTATTTACCAGTTCTTGAGCCCAATTGCCTTTATGGTTAGGCGGATACTTTTTAAAAGCTGTATCCATTACCCATTCCTTAGCTTCGGGCCTAGCCAGTATACTGCCTATTACTACTTTCTTATTTTCCTCAAGATCTTTAGTTATTTCAATTAGAGTCTTATTAAGTAGTTCCATATCTAAATCCACTCCGAAATCCTCCATTGGAATAGTTACCTCTCTGTAGATTGGCATAACTTCTTCGTTAAAGAAGAAATCTTCTAACCCCTCTTTTTCTAGTACTTTAAGAAAGTGGTAACATAGCCTGTACGTTAAATCGGTATCAGCTGATGCATATTCTGAAAGTATTTCTAGGTCTGCTTTGAAGATTTCGTAGTTCGCCTTTGTTACACTTCCTCCGTTTTTCTTAATAGACTCTTTTAACCTTATTTGCTCTTCGTTAGCTGATTTTTCAACATCTAGTCCGATCTTATCTTGAACAGAGATAGCTAAAGGCTTTAATCCAAAGACTCCCATACCTGCTCCTTCTTCTTGAACTGTGTGAACAAGTAAGGCTGTATCAACCCAGAGCGATGGTAGTAGGTTAACCCCTAAATCGTTTTTTGTGTAACGGCAGTCAAAGGAAGCATTATGCATTATAAGCTTTTTACCTATTAACATACCCAGTAACTTAATTGAAAGCTCTCTAGCACTAGTACCGTTAATGAACTGTTCTTCTAGTACTTGCTTCTCAGCATTCCATACAAGAATAGGTAGGTAAAAACCTACTCCAAGTTTACCCGTAACTGACCATCCTATTACTTTACCTTTCCTCATATTTAACGAGGTCGTCTCTGTATCGTAGGCTAGTGCTTCCGAATCTGCTATATGTTGAAAGAGTAATCTTAGGGTCTCTTCATCCTGTACTGTGTAATACTCTTTTTTTATTTCTTGCATGTTACCTCGTATCTTACTAGTAGTTCTGTATTACTTCTTTGGATCTTATCTCCTTCATTATATGTACCGCTCCATCTAAATTCGTTTCCGTACCTACTTCCTGATACGAAGTAACAGTCATGAGGTATCATGAAGATTCTTTCGTTTATTCCGTCAATTATCCTGATGTGATCAAAGCCGTCTTTTTTACTGTCTCCTGCATTACCTATCCGTAAAGTACTTCCATTCATAAGGTAGTTTGTAAACTTAGTTTCTATTCTTGTATTGTCGTCTGTGATCTCATCATGACCTGTCCTATTTACAAAAGTATTACCTGCATCTTGTGCTACCTTAACCTCTATTATTAATGCTTGAAATTTAGGATCCTCTAAAAGTATGTCGATGTTATCGTCTAACCACTTTTTCAAGTCTCCTTTATTATATGTGTACTCCATAACCTTTTTATACTTACTCTAATACTCCCCGTACAGGTCAAATTTCTCTGGTTCTGGCGGTGTTGTAGTTATTGTTGTTACTGTTATTGCGTAAAGCTCTCCCTTTAGTGGGTCTAGTTTATAGGAACCTTTATGTTTAGTAGCTCTCATATAAGCGGTAAGTGCTGGTACTAGTCCTACTATTACATTACTCGGAATAAGAGATACCATCTCCCAGCTATCCCCCGGTGGCTTCCTTGTTGCTATTAATTCTAAATGTTCCTGTACTTCTTTCATAATCTACTGTTGAGCTGTTTTTTTAAATAACACATCTGTATTTTCGTACCTCGGTAATACACTTTCAAGAAGATTAACCGAAGATGCCCTCACTGAATGTATGTCTAAGCCTCCTCTTCTGTTGTATATGTTCGCTACAAGAAGTTCTTCTGGTTTATATTTCTCAAGTAACGTACTGTATATGATCTCTGTCACATTTTCGTGGAAATGTTGAGAGTCTCTAAACGAGATAATGTACTTAGTAAGGGATTCTAGTGTAGGTGCCGATGTACCGTTTATAAGTATGTAACAGTTCCCTGTATCTTTTTGATTTGTAATCTCACAATTACTCCTTAGGTTAGCTGTATGGAATGTCATAAATGTACCGGGCATTCCTGGTACTATGTCTTCCTGCAATAATTCAGGGTTTTCCTTATACTCTGTTACGTTATAACGGTTATCATCTACATTATTAAAAAGTCCCGTGTCTACCGGGTTTGTCTTAAATCTTGCTTCGTGTGCAATATGCAGGGTTGCTGTAAAAGATCCTCCTACTGCTTCAGAAAGATCGTCTTGAATTACTTGCTCTACCTCTTCTTTACTGCTAAACTTCTCTAAATCGAAAGAATTTAAGTAAAGTTTAAATGATTTTGACTCTACCATAGATTTTGATGAGGCAAGGTACATTATCTTAAGTACTCCTGTAACCGGCATGCCGTTTGGACCTATAAATGACATTTCGTATGCATGCCATACTTCGTAACCTACAAAGTCGGTATTGTCAATATTTGATTTTGACCTGTTAAGAGATCTTGGAAGAGGTACCAGTAGTGCCTTATCGTGCTCCTTAGGAGTTACGTACGCCTTTACTAGAGACCCGTCTCCTGCTTTTCCCAAATGTTTAGATGCTAACTCTCTTAGCTGTTCTGATTCGTTCATTTTATAAATTCTAATATTTGTTTAACTCTTTGTTTTGGTGAGCCTGTTACTGTTAGGTATTCCTGACCTACAAGGTTAAGTCCTTTTAGTGTTGAGTGAAAATGTGCATCTATATTTTTTCTCCAACTTTCATCTACACTCCTTACTCCATCATCTACTGATTCAAACTCAATCGGAAAATAAATGAAATGAGTATATTTTCCATGTACTCTCATCCAAGTATCAAAAATGTAATTATAAGTCTCCTTACTAATGTCTCTCATATGGTTGGAGTATACAAGAAGATCTAAATAACACCTATCCAGTATAGTATTTTCAGTAGTTAGTAGTGATTCTAGATGAAAAGAAGATATTGCTAACTGCGTTTCTGATGTACCTTTCTCATTAATTGGAAATCCGTACTCAGCTACTGTTCTAGTTGATTCATTAATAAACTTATAGTCCGGTAAACTACTTTTAAGCAGTTCGTATACCGTAGTTTTACCTGTGCTGCTTGCTCCTACTAGCGCTACTTTATTCTCTAATTTCATTCAAACTTTTTTAATAGATTTTTCCACATGTATATACTTCTGTCTCTTAATGTAAGAAATAATTCATCAAGCTCTATCTGAAATGCATTAAATATTTCTGAAGAGATTATAGTGCCTTCGTCTACACCTGCTACTACTCTGTGTATTACTGCTCCTGCTTCTTTGTATTTACCTGATTTAATCCCTTCGTAAGCCCTTACTTGAGGATCCTTTCCTTTTAGCTCAGGATATAGGGTTATCAGCCCAGGGTGTCCGTTGTATATTAGGTATTCATCACATATATACGGAGGAAGTATTCTCAACCACCCGTGTAAAGTTATTACCGGATTCTTATAATACTCTATTACACCTAGGTAATCTGAAGGGGTTGGTTTATTAGGGAGTGTTATTAGCTTTTGGCTCTCTAAAATCCTGTCATCTACCGTTCTTAGGTGGTCTGGTCTATGGTTTGTAACTATCGCGTCTGGCCAGTATCCTATACTTTCGGATAGGTCTGCTATCTCTGCTCCTGTTTGACTAAAGAATGTAATCCAAGGTCTTTTTAGTTTTGTCATTTTATTTTCTTAATAACGTCTTCAGGTTGAACCGGATAGTAGTATTCCCCGTCATACATCCTATAACGTGTTTTATGTATCGAATAGACACTGTCTGATTTCATTATTCTCTCAACAGTGCCTTTTATAGTTGATCCTGCGAATCTAAAAGATAGTTTATCTCCTACTTTGTATTTAAGTTTTTTTACCATTTGTGAACCATTTAAATTTATGTATATTACTTAAAATCAGATTAGTATCATCTACTTTGTGATTTATAAGTTCAAATAATTTTTGGGATTCTTTATTCCATAGTCCGTCTTCTCTGTACCCTATTCCTTTAATCCCGTGTACAACCGGATTTGACGTATCTAAAGAGTATATCCAGGGATATTCTGAGTATAATGAGAATTCCTGTGGTAGTCCGCATCCTAATAAATGGTGCTTCTTTTCTGTATTGATAATACCGTCTTTTAGTAGCTCTCCAAGTAGCTTTGCACGTCCTAGCATCCAACTAACGTACTTGTTAGGGTGTGGTACAGATTCTGTGTAATACGAGTAATCAAAGGATATAGCTATCATATCTACCTTTGCTATCTTATCCATATATTCGTAGCATCCTGCAATACTTTCGTATGTCTTTCCTTGCACTACCCCTATCTTCTTGCCCGGAAGGTCTTTATATTTGAAGTTCCAGTAAGACATTTGTGACATAGTTTTCTTAGTGTCTTCTAATGCATCAGGAACAATGTACCAAGCCGGCTTAAGAAACTTTACCCATTCTACAAACTTGTCTGCATCAAAGGCTTCTTCCAACTCAAAAATAGAGTTATCAAGTATAACCTCTCTTCCATCTTCTATAGCATCTACAAATAACTTAAGATACTCCGGGTCTTCTTCAAGTAGGTGTACCAGTGCGTAATCGTAATCAGTTATTGCCTGTACTTCTTTAAAGATTCCTTTCGGACTTTCATGTGCTATTTTAATCATCTAATCCAGCGGAGTTATAAACGGAATCTGTCCAGTCTTTTATAGCTTTTTCAAAATCTTCCGTCAATTCGTTATAATTATTTAACATTTCCGTGATTGCTTGCATTGCTACAGAATACGGCACCATTTCCATCTTACGTGATTCTACGTATACTTTATGTTTACTTAAATCTACCATTAACTGTCTGATGATCCAAAGCCTTTTTTGCCTCTTTCTGATTCTTCTATTTCTTCTGTGAATGCTACTTCACAGTCTATCATTTCAAAAATGACAAATTGAGCACAACCTTGACCTTTTAGAATTGTAACATGACTTGGGCCGTCATTATATAACTTAACTCCTAAATCCCCCCTGTAGCCATTATCTATAACTCCGAAATGAGGCTTAATTCCATGTTTAAACCCTAATCCGCTTCTTGCTTCAATCCTAAACCAGTAGCCTGGTGTAATTCTAGCTAAAGTGAGCCCTACAGGAACTACTGCTGAGTTTCCTGGCATTATTACGGTATCTTCGACTGCAAATAAATCAAAGCCAGCATCTCCAACTACAGGGGATTCATGATTTCTTTTAGGGAGTATTGCGTCAGGGTGTGTCTTTAAAAACTTTATTTCCATCATGATTTCTTACCTAATGTTAAAGTTTTCTCAGGAAAGTCTCCTTTTTTGCCCATCCATTCTAGTACTTGAAAATCATTCTCAGTTAGGAAACTAATATTACGTTTTAACTGTTGAATCATATAATACGCTCTACGTTCTTGTGAGCTGCCTCTGTTGCTGTTTAATCCCATAACTTTATTTTTTTACTTTTTTGATAACTCTATATTTTTGTAAAATTCTGCTTTTGCTGAATCTTCGTTTAAAAATGCTCCTGTTAGTTTAGCTGTTTGCATTGAAGCACCTTGATGCTTTACTCCTCTACAGCTAACACAGTTATGTGTTGCTGATATCATTACTGCTACTCCTTGATTACCTTCACAGATTTTAGTTACTGCATTGTGAATAGCTACTGTAAGCTGTTCTTGAATAGCTCCTCTTCTTGAGAAGTGTTCTGCTATCCTATTAAGTTTTGATAACCCTACTACCATTCCATCCTTAGAAGCAATATATGCTATACTTACAGTGCCCATAATAGTCTGGTGATGGTGTGAACACATTGAATTAATTGGTATGTTAGACTCTTGCACTATTCCGTCATATCCGTCTGAAGGAAATGCTGTAATTTCTGTTAGTGGTTCAAATCTTCCTGACCATAAATCATTTACGTATGCTTTAGCTACTCTACGAGGAGTATCTGATGAGTTTGGATCGTTTCTCCAATCACATCCTAAAGCTGTTAGAAAATCTCCAAAAGCAACTTGTGCTTTTCCTATGATAACATCCTTTTCCTGTTCTGTAAGCTTTGCCGGTCCTTCCTCCATCGCTGAAAGTGGGTCTTGGTGTTTTGTTATATTCTTTCTCTCTAAATGTAATGATATACCGTTTGCATAACCTGCTTTTACTAGTTCAGTTCCTTCTATAAACTTTTTACTCATGTTCTCTTAAGTGTTTATTATAATGTATGAATTATTCCTCTATTTTACAAGATAATCTTGTATTGCTTTTGCTTTTACGTCCTCCCAAGGGAAAACCATCCAGTGGTCATCGTAGATTGTCTGGCCTATTAATGTAGGTATAAATCTAGAAGTTCTTCTGTATGCTAAAGCTGCTGTTATAAACTTATGCTGTGTATATTTCAGGAACGTATCTCCTGTATCTGATATATCATCAAAAATTATAATTCTCTCTTTAACCGAATCATGTTCCTGTCCCCAACATGCTGTATGTAACTCTATAAAGGGTATGTCGTATTTATGTGAAAATATAACTGCAGGTATTAGTCCTCCTCTAGGAATTCCTGTTACGTATGCAGGTATGTTATTCTGTTCTCCTAATTGATCTCCGATTGACTCTATCTGAGTGTTTACCCAGCTCCAGTCGTATTTGACTTTTTGTGGCATTTTATGAAACGTTTTGAGTCCAGTAGTCTACAGGGCACCTGTAAGATGCTATTTGAGATTTGGATCCTGTATTACCTACTCTGTTTAACTTCTCCTTTAGGTAGTCCCACTGCTTTGGTGATAGACTATAATGGTGTACTCCTTCTGTGAAGCCTCTTAACCATTGCACAAATTGGTCTTCTGTCATAACTTTATTACTTTTACTTAAAGAAGAATTCTTCTTATTTTAATATCTAAGGCTTCCCTGCACTGTTACCGTTTCTCAAGGACTTGAGTCACTTAGTAGTACAGGTCTAACTGCTTTTCTCCCCACTCGTACCGTTTTAGCAGTTCTCTGTCTGATTCTGTTGCAAACATAACTACGTCAAAAGGAATTCGACATGTGACTATGTATTTCCTTAATTCTGCAAGAGTGACGTACTCTTCCTCAACTCCTTGCCAAGGGTCTTCTGAAATGAGGTATACTGTATATTCATTCGCTTTATAGTCCCATACAGGATGTCCTCCTATTGTTACAGTATGTTGTAATCTCTCATCACCGATGGTGGTGATAAGTTCTTTAAAATTTATCATTAATTAATTGTTTTTAATATATAGCTTGGTAATGTACCTAACTGCATAATAATTACAAAATAATTATACACAACGTTCTGTGTTAAATGCCATTATATGAGCTCTACCTGTAAACTTGTACCCCTTATCTCTGCACATATCCATTACTACCGGGTATGATTCAAATAAAGACTCTCTGTCGTCTCCTGCTGGCATGCACCATGTTCTACCTTTTATTATCTTTTTAATCTCATCAAGATCGAACGGATCCGTATAAGCAGAAGCTCCAAAAGATTTCTCCTCTAAGGTTTCTGCTAACTTATCTAAAAAAGCTTCAACTTCGGGCAATACTCTCAACTCTTTATCAATTACCGGTTTTATATGAAAATCGTAATTATACATGATTGCATCAGCTATAGTGTCTGCATTCAGCCTGAACTTATTATGCTGTTTTATCATCTTCTCGTTTACTATATTACCTATAGGTGTTGTTGCTCCAACAACTGGTACAGAATTACTAAACTTAGGGCTAATAGATAGCAGATTAATAGGATGGTCTGTGGCGAGAAAATGAGAGCCTTCAGTTTCGATCGTAATGAAAATTTCCCTTTCATGTGCAAAATGTGTTAATTCGTTTACTAGTGTTGGATGCATTGTCGGGGAACCCCCTGTTAGCATCATTTCTGTGATATGCGGGTTTGCATCGTACATATCTATTATGTCTTGGAATTTATATACTCCCTTTTCCGGATGAATGCTCGTATACCAGGAGTCACACCATCCTCCTTCTCCGAAGTAGCATCTGTGGGTACATCCTGTTGTTCTTACTACAATGGTTGGATGACCTTGTCTTGATCCTTCTGACTGTACTGCTGTATATACCTCTAGTACCGGCAGTACTTTATTATAATTCTCTAATCTTTTCATATCCTAATTTACTTTATAAACAGGTACACTAAAAATACTACCCCAACTACTGTACCCGCAAGTACTGTTGTCACACCTAAAAATAGTAATACTCCCTTAGTGCTATTTGTTTCGTTTTTTTTCATCTTTTAATTCTATTGCGTAGACTTCAAATGTCCATTGCTGTTCTGCCCTATCCTCAATTGTTTTCTGATGGATTTTAAGTAGGCCTGTTTTTTTTAAGCTCCTCGTATATTCTTTGCCCTGCTTGTCGTTCTATATCTGCTAAGATAAATTTAGCATTGGACTCTCCTAGTCGTTCTACCAAGGCTAAGTCAATCGTATGTTTTGATTGAATCTTCGTAGGCATTGTATCAGTACGTCCTATAGTGTACATTTTCAACCTCTCTTCCGGGATCTCAATATGCTTACCAGTAATCCCTAATACTTTTGCTATGAACTTTCTCATGATTTTCTATCATCATACTCTAACACTCCCTTTTCGATTGCATAATTTCTAATACCCTCTAGGTTCTGTTTACTGAAGTTTGTAGCTTCCTTTATTGAGATACTATCCCCATAACACTCTGTCCAGCAATTAGGAGTTTCGTAAATTTTAATTTTATGTATTGCTAACCCTGTTGGAGTATCTTTATATAGAGTCTCAGACAAAACAACCATTGCTAAAAATACCTCTTTTGCAATATTCTCAACGGTTGGATTACAGTATTCATCTTCACCATTTAATGACATTAACCACAATTTAGACTTATACTCTTTTGTAGTTTCAATAATCTTTGTATCCTTAGGATTTAAAATCATCCCATGGTCTAAAATATCATCTATCCACTGGCAAAAGACTCTTTTAATTTCTTTAAAATCAATTGCATATCCTATCTCTTCCATATTCTCAAAAGAGAATGTTAATTCATATAGGTAGGTATGTCCGTGTAGGTTAAAACATTTCATTGCTTCGTTCATGACTCTGTGTCCTGAATCGAAATTACCTTTACGGCTAATGTACTGTGTTTTTTTCATATTTATACTAGTTCTTCTATTATTCCTATTAACTCACTAATTACAAGTACTCCTGTAGCTACAATCAAACTATACGGAATAAAGCAATACCCTATAATACGTACTCCTGATTTTACGAATGAAATGAATTGGTGTAGTTTTGGATCGGGAATTTTTGAGATCTTTTCCTCTCCTGTTGAAATGCTTCTAAGTTCATTTCGTCTAGTAGCGTTGAATGTTCGAGAGAGATAAGAACTCTCTGTACTCTGTCCTGATTTACTGTATGTAGCCATTTTCGTGTTTTTATAGTGGTGCTGTGACACTTGTCATATATATATAATATAAGACTTCTTACTCTATTCTGCAACTATTCTATAAAAAAATAACGGAACTTTCGCTCCGTTACCTTTTACTGTTTTCTGTACTATGCTACTGGTTCTCCTGTTCCTGATCCTACTATTGGTGCAATACCAACTTTAGCTTTAAGACGTCCCCAGAAGGCTACTACTAGCCCTATTGCAGTTACAACTTCTCCCCAGATCGAATCTGCTGAGGCTGCAATTTCTCCTGTTCCTGCAACTATTTCGCTTACTGCGCCTGCTACGTCTACTGAACCGCCTGTAAGAGCTGTTACTACAACGCCTATTGCTGCTACAATAACGCCAATGATTGTTTTAGATTGATACCAAGCTTTTGCTTGCTCAAACTTGTCTTGAATTGTTCCCATTTGTTCTTTAAGTATTTATATTACATGTAATTATACATATAAATATACCCCAGTAACAGTAACCCGCTCTACTTAGACGGTTTCATTACGATTAGTTCTACTCTACGAGCAACATCGTGTACGAACTGCTTACTACGTTTTTTATCTTTACCAAACGAATCAAACGATATTCGTGATTTATCAATTCCCATAGCTACAAATTTTTCAAATAATTCATTAGTGCGTTTTTCTGATAGCTTTTGGTTATAGTTATCTGAACTTGTAGTTGCTGATGCAAAACCTTTTATAACTAGTGTCCAAGTCTTATTTTCATCTAACTGTGTATATACTTTATAGGTTGCATTTAACTCGGTATCTTTAATATTGAATTTATCATGATCAAAAAATACAAATTCTGATTGTGGGTATAGTGAATTGTATGTTTCGTAGTACTCGTTGAACTCTTCTTGTGTAAAGTTAACAACTGGGCTATTGGTTACGTACTCGTTCTTAACTATGTTGTTATTTACGATTGGAGTTGCATCCGGTTCTTGGTACCAATCAGCATGCTCTCTATCTTTCTTTCCCAGGTAGGCTACGATTCCTACTGAGACTGTGTTTATAACTGATGTGATCCCGTAGTTATTGTTGTCGTAGATTCCGTCAAGAGTCCTATCTTGAGAGACACTACCTAGTATAGAATAATCGGCTTTTAAAGCTACTTTCTTACTAATTTTATAAAGTGCAGTTAGTCCTGCTCTTGTATTTAGTACGGTCTCATTGTAACTGTTGTCACCGTCTATAAAAGATGCTCCTAATCCTCCGTGTGCTAGTAAATTCCAGTCATCAGAGTACAGGTCTAGTAATCTAAAGATATTTACTGTAGCTTCTAGGTTAGCTGTTAGTATGTCTGTATTAACAGATTCTCCTTCTAGTGACCTAAGGTCTAAGTCATCATAGCCTATATTAACTCCAAGTCCGAATTCCGGGTTAAAGTTATACCTAGCCCCAGCACCTAAATGGTACTTTGAGTTTGTAGTGACTGCTGATTCATCATTTAGGGAGTGAATACCTGCTTCGACATCGATTGCCCACTTGTTGAATTCCTGTCCGTAACTGGTTGCAGTTATAAGGAATATTGATAATATTAATAGTACTTTTTTCATCTTCTTATATTTACTTTATTTAATTAATTAATCTTGACATTCTCCTAAACTATCTCCATGATCTATGTGAGCAGCAACTGCACTTTGAGGAACATAGATAGTAAAATACTGTGGTACATTCCCGATTACTCTCTGATGACACAATGCTACTTTCTGTGGATCATCTTCACTAGGACAACAGTTAGGTTCTAAAGTACAATCACATAATGTTTCTGTATCTGTAATTTCATCTTCATCTAATTCCATATCTCCGTCTAAATCTAGACCACTAATAATAACTACACAGTTACCGTCTTGATACATTCTTATAATAGAGGTATATCCATTATTACCGTTAGTACCGTCCGTTCCGTCTGTACCATTTGTACCATTCGTACCGTTTGTACCATCAGCCCCATCTACACCATTATATCCATTGTAAACGTAGTAAATATTAATAGAGCCATCATAATGAGTAATTGTAATTGTTATACCTTCATCAGTATATACAATATCAATAGTATCTCCATCTTGACCATTCGTACCATTAGTACCATCTTCTCCATCTTCTCCATCTTCTCCATCCTGAGCATAATATATAAAGATTCTATTAACTTCCTCTCCATCTTCTAGGAATATAATGTAATACCCTCCTTCAGATTCTTCAGTTCTAATAGTACACGATATACCATCTTCTCCAGGATTTCCATCTATACCGTCAATTCCGTCAACCCCATCAATTCCATCTGTTCCATTAGGAATAAAGACAACTTCAATTTGGTCTCCAGTCTGAATGTAAAGGTATATACCGCTTTCTGTTACTTCTGTTGTAACAATTACATTAACTCCATTAACTCCATCAATACCGTCAATACCGTCAATACCGTCTTTTCCGTCAGCACCATCTTGTCCGTCAATACCATCTTGTCCGTCAGCACCATCCACACCATCACTAGGGTAAGGGATAAGAATTGTACTAGTAAGGTCTCCATCTGTATAGATGTAAATATACCATCCTTCCTCAGATTGTACTGTTGAACTAGTTATAGATGTACCATCTACACCGTCTTTACCGTCTATACCGTCTATACCGTCTATTCCATGGGTTAAAAGGCTCATTTTGTCTACACTGCACGCTGTTAAAAGCGCCAGTACCATTGTTAAACATAAAAAAATTTTCTTCATTTTAAATTATTCATTTTAATTTCGCTTACTCTTAACCCGGTAAACTTAAGGTATTTTTTCTAAAGATATTAAATTAAATACATTTCATCAAGATTAGTCGACGAAATGCTAATATAGTCGTTGAAACGATTTTCAACATGAGCTTATAAATAGCTCTAATTATAAAGATAGTTAATATCTTTATGCTATCCAAATATACTACATACAAAAACCGCCCATATTTTTACATATCGACGGCTTAGTAGTGGTTGGCTATTTAAATTTCACATGCGCCTCCGCCACATGCTATAGATTCCGTAAAGCTTGTTAAGTCTTCACTTTCTTTTACTAATGAAAGGTTAATGTCTGTTAGAAATTGAAGCAGGTAGTCGTACTCCTCTTTTGATATATTCTCAAAAGGTGTTTGCTTATAGTTTCCTCCGTCGTACGGTAGAACCGATAATCCGTTATAACAATCTTTATGTTTCCACATCCATTCTCCAACTTCTTCCCATTCCCCATCTTTAATAGAAACTGTACAGGAAACATTGTGAGTATTACTCCCTGTCCTATGTCCTGGCTTAATCCATTTGTCTGAGATTAGTTTAACTCTTTCTAGAAGTTCGATAGGTGTCTCTGTTCTTAAGATTGCTCCTTCAGGTGCTTTTTGAGGTACTTTTAATACCGCTGTAAGTTCAGGAGTGAAGTATTCATCTTCAATAAGTTGAGGTATCATTTTAACCAGGTATCCGTAGATAGCTTCATCTTTATTGATACGTAACCTTCTTAAGTAGTAATCCCAGAACCATGCATGTATTCCTGATGATGTTCCTAATACTAGTGAAGTTGTTCCTGCTGGTTTAACTGCTGTTGTTCTAGCTGCAGGGTTAATTCCTATTATCTTAGCGATTGCCGTATTCACCTCTTTAACAAAGTTTGCTGCTTTTTCAAAGTCTAGTTCTAAGTTCGTTTCTGAAGCTATTCCTGTCATGCTAACGCCTATTAGGGCATCTTTTTCTGTATTCTTTCTCCAAATATCTCTCAAGTAGTGAAAGTCTGTGTACCCTGCTTGAAGAGTTCCTATAAACGAAGCTGCTTTTGCTCTACCTTCAAAATCTTCTTGACTTTCTATAGTAGCCATGTTGATCTCTGTAAGATTACAGAACTGGTAGGGCCTTAGTGCAATCTCACAACAAGGATTAGTTCCCCACTCTTTATCGTTTGTTAAGTATATTCCAGGCTCTCCTGATCCTGATTCTTCAATCTGTTTCCAAACTTTCTTAAATGTACTTTTAGTAATCTTATGACGTACTAGAGAAATTGAGTTATTAGCCCTCCCTCTTTGAGGTTCAAAGTAGAACCAAGGAAGTGTTCCGTTTTTCTCTAAGTCTTCAAAATCTTCTTCTGATACCCAGTAGCAAGTTTTAGTGTATGTTTTACCTGTGTTGTCCTTTACCGTTACTTCTAAATCTAAAAACCTCTTTCCTTTTGATTCATGCCATGCATGTCCCATGATAGGCTCTCCTTGATTATCTACCCCTGTCTTAACAGTTGCACGATCGTACATTAGAATCTCAAATTTAGATTTAGCTTTTATCATAGCTTTACTCTTAAGATCGAATAAAGCAATCATTGCTGCTCTACGAATTCCTCCTGCTAATACTGCATCTGCAATATAGCATTCGATATCGTAACACTCCATGTCTGTCAGTTTCTCTCCGTCTTTCTTACTTCTCAATACCTTCTCTATATTCTCTAAACAAGCTTTAAGTGGTAACGGTCCTGGTGCTTTCCCTCCTGTTGTTACCAGTAAAGCTCCTTTTTCTCTAATGTCTGATAAATCAAAATCAATATGAGATCGTACACTTCCTGTATAGGATTTCATCAGAACTTTAATTGAATCTGCCCAACCTATAATACTATCCTGGACTACATAGCGTTTTCTACGGTCATAGTTAGGTCTTCTTATTTCCGGTAATTTTTCAATATTGTGATTCTGTACAGAGAATCCTACTCCTGTTCCTCCTAAGAGTAGAAACATAGTCTCACTAAATGAGTGAATGCTGTCTATCGGCAAGAATGCACAGTTGTAAACTCTTGAATTGTTAAGCTCTATTCCCTTACCTCCAAATTGTAGGGATCTCATAGAAGGTAGAACTTTTTTAGGTATCACGTAATCTGCATAAACAGATTTAATATTATCTTCTAGTTGAGGGTACTTTTTAATATGCATTTGCATATTTCGATCAATTAACTCTTCCCACGTCTCTCTTCTGTCTAATTCCGGGATGTACTTTGCGTACTTTGTGTAGATAGTTATGTCACTCAGGACTTTTTTGTCTGTCATCTGTTATTATTAATATTTTTTAAGGTTTTTATATAAAACTAAATCTAAGTCTGGGTTAATAAATAGTGGTGGAGATTCGTATAAGGTTATTTTACTTTCTTATAATGTTCTCTATTACTACTAACTATGGTGATCATGAGTGTGTTGAAGTAACCCTTTAACTTCTCTACCCTCTATTAACTTTAAAACTTCTTTTAGTGAGTATGGTCTAAATTCCGGATGTCCATCTACTCCTACATCTAACATCCTACCTGGCCCTACTCTGTCTGAAGTGGGTGTATGTATGTGTCCGTGTAAATGCATTACTCTTTTAGCCATACCGTTCCAAGATGCGAAAGGATAGTGACATAGTACAAATCTGTATTGACTTGCTTTTGACTGCCTACCGTCTATTGCTTCGTTTGGAACTTTTAATGATAAGAATTGATAATTTTTTACTGTTTCAAAAATTCTATGTTGTTTATCAAAAGCTAGATTGGTAACATCGTAATCATGGTTACCTTCAAGTAAGTGAATATTCTTACAATGTACTCTTCTTCTAAACTCTAAAACTTTCTCTTCTCCTCCAAAGGACCAATCTCCCATGTGTATTAGGACGTCATCTTCCCCTACTGTTGCATTTATGTTATCAACAAGAGTAGTGTTCATATGATCTAATGATTTGAATTTACGAACTTTTTTCTCTACAGACCATTCAGTAGTTGCACTACATATATTCTTATGGCTATAATGCGTGTCTGAAGTGAAGTATATTGTCTGTTTTCTGTCTAATGTAATCTTCATACTGTTAATATAGGAAAAAAGCCCTGAGTTAACAAGGCTTTTTTAAGTGTATTTTTATCTGTCTTATGTTTTACTAATTCTTCGGGGCTTTCATCCCTTTAGCAACTTCTGCTCCCAGTAAGGCTGATAGAAGTCCGTCACTTCCTTTACCGTTACTCCCTCCTGTCATATATACTCCGTCGAATCTCATACTGCCAATAGCAGTCCTACTATTACTACTGTCTTCATTACCCATACTATAATAGGGAGTAGAACTAGGTCGTTACCTGCTTCTCTAACGAACCAGTTAAGTAGGTGCTCTAAAATATGTTAACTGTGAATAGTAGTATTCCTACTGTAAATACTGATAATGTAACTTCCATAACCTTTATTTTTATTTTCTAAATATAGTAATTTTATTTTGATATATCTACTGTATCTACAAGAATCTTATACCCTGTTGGAATTTTCACAAAACCAGTTACTACTCTCTTTATTCCTTTTTTTGCCGGATAATGGTAGTTCATGTTACCGCCTACTCCTATATAAGGTCCACCTGAGGGATCTACCATATCTAGTTTAGTGCGGTCAGGAGTAACGAGTTCTTGGTACTGTTCAGCGATAATACAAGGTCCTAGGTATTTGTCATCCCTATCATAAAGGGATCTATGAACTTCTTCTTTAAACTCTGCTAAGCTCAAAGTATGCTCACGAGGTGGAGTACCTTCTACTTCCAGATACTTCCTATATGCCTCTGTATAATTATTTGGCCAGCCTATTCGGCAATATTGAAAACTACCTTCCCATAGTATGCTTCCATCCTCATCTAACGAAAAGGTGTAAACATCATTATATCGGTTTATGTACTCTACTTTATTCATAGTATAACCTCTATTTTACTTACCTAAAGATAATAAAAAAAGCTCACCGAAGCAAGCTTTTTTAAATCTGTTTTTTTAAAATATTTTATTCTACGAGAATTCTAAGTTGAGTTTTATGCCACTAACCCTGTGGCAGATAGGAAGCCTTGTTTATACTCCCGAAACAATGTTAAACCTTGCTTTACACGGGTACTCTCTGACTTAAAGAGTGATTTTCAGTCTGTCGAATTATGTATAGTTATGTGGCTCTTAACCACCTAAGTGTTTTTCGAAGTACCTCAGTCTTTTACTACGTTAAAATATTTTAAAAGAACGTTTTCTGTGTATAAATACACAAGAGGACCCGAAAGTCCTCTTTTTTTTTAAATTTCTATAGCTTCAATTGCTTTGATTACAGCTCTTGGATCTATTTCAACTCTTTTTACTAGCTCATACATTTCTGATGAGTATCCAGCTAACTGGTAAAGTTTTTGAGTTGTTGGCTTAAACATTGTAGTTGAATATCCACAGATGTTTATTGAATATACGTGCATCTTGTTATAGTTGCTTGGTGAAATGTACGAAGCTCCTTGCATATCCGAGATAATAAAGATTCTGTCGTACTTATTCCCAATCGTACTAAAAATACCATTAAACTCAGTTCCATACCCTACAGTTCCCTGTAATTTTCTAAACTGATTTTTAATAGTATTTATACTATCTAAAGGATTGAACTTAATTGCAGCGACACTACTAGCGAAGTGGTATACATCGGCGTTAATCCCTTTACCTAAAGTTGCAGCTACTAAAGCAGCTTTTTCAATAGCAGATTTACTACCAGGTTTCCCATTTGCTAATCTGATCGATGATCCCATTGATCCTGAACTATCAAAGATAACTGCAGTTTTACCTGCTGGAAATAGTGATGTTAGGTTCGGAATCGCAAGTTCGTAAGCTTTATCTAGTGCTGTAATGAATGGTAACGCTTTTGACGCTCCTATATCCTGTAGTAACACTTCTAATGCTAAATCGATTTGGTGAGGGAATACTAGAGATTTTCTAATAGTTGCTTCATCTGTTAAGATAGCAATTGCTCCGTCAATCAATTCTTTATTTGAACTAGTTTGTAAGATATTACGTAAGTTACGTAGTAACGCTAAATACCCTATTTTTTTAGTTGCAATTAATTCAGCATAATTTGATTCCTTAGCTTGTGTTAACTCTACCTTAGCTTCCGCTTTAGTAATAGTACCTTCTTTTACTTTCTTAGCAACATCTTGTCCAGCTGATGTATTCTTATCTTCAACAGTGTTGAATTGCTTTAACTCTCCAGTCATTAACTGTTTGAAAGTTTTTTGCATATCTTCACTTGGTTTTGGACGAACTAAGTTTACAATATCAACTAAGGAAACATCTTTATTCTTTCCTTGGTATTTTGCTAACTCGTAAGTATCAGCAGCCTCTAAAGCAGCTTTAAATCCTTTCTTCATTGCGTTTGGCAATGGTTTTCCGGGATTGAAGTGTTGATAACAAGCTACTATTTCTAGTAAGTCATCTAACCTAAACACGATACCTCCTGTTTTAAATTTCTTACTTCTCTTTGAGAAGAATTTACGTGCAATTCCTCTACCTGATAGGTAAGGTGCTAATGCTACTGCTCCAAACTGGGTAACACTTCTTTGGCCCATTACAGATCTAGCATATACTAGTGCTTTAGCTACGAATTCAGGTTCTTTTTGAGCTAACTTTACGATAAGCTCTTTGAATCTAACTTCTCTGTCTGATAATTTCTCGTAATAAGTATTATCAAAACCTGTTGCTAAAATAGCAACTAATTCATGTTTTGGATCTAATTTGTAACCTTCACCTCCTTGGTGGTTTGTTACTGTAGGTGTTGCAGTCTTTTTGTTTTTGTTGTAAACTGACATAACGATTTGATTTTAAAAAATTAATAAATATTTCTAATAAAAAAGGGATTAAAATGCTTTTATACTTTTTAATCCCTTGTGTTGTAAGTAGAGAATGTTAAGAAGAGCGTTTGTTTCTGAATGCGAAGTAACTCTGTCTATGACTACTACTTATACTGTTCAAGGGAATGGGTGCAGTGGGATATTGTTAATTAGATTTGAAGTCTGAGTCGAAGTAACCCGGTTGCTAACCACTTGAATATGTTGTTATAAGGGAATGGGTGATGACAGCTAGTTTTAACGCGCCTTTACCAATTTGGCCACCTCCCAAGATTTCTTACTTTCTTAGTTGGGAGGGAAGGACTCGAACCTCCAAATACGTGCTCTAAATGCGATGTAACTGTATTATCTTACCACTTATAATATGTTTAAAAATAAAGAAGGGAACGGCTAACAGAGTGTATATCGTGCTCTACCAACTGAGCTACTGAAGGGATATATTCCCCCAGGCTGGATTCGAACCAGCGACCACGTCGTTACAAGCGAAGTAATTCTTATTATTACCACTTTTTATTTTTTTGTATTTCAATGAACTTTATAGATATTTCTATCTTATAGTATAGAGATAAGTTTTTTAGTCTTATCTAGCAACTCTATTCTACTTTAATTTGAAAAAAGATTTTCTATTGGATAATATACTGTGTCCCCAGCAGGATTTGAACCTGCGACCAATTCGTTATGAGCGAACCACTCTACCGCTGAGTTATAAGGACATTATTAAAGAGAGTTTCGGGTCTTTCAAGGTTACTTCCCTATAGCGAGGCTAACCTTTACCTATATCGCCAGCTGTTATGAAGCTTCACTACTCTCCTTAATGGTTTTTAAAATTAGAAGCGGTCGTGGGACTCGAACCCAACCGTAGGGTTATGAGCCCTGCATGCTACCAGTTACAACACCCCGCGATGTTACTTTCTATTAAACTAATTAGCGGTCCACATGGGGGTCGAACCCACAATCTTCGCCGTGACAGGGCGACATGTTACCAACAACACTTCTGAACCGGTTACCTTTACATTCCAAAGGTTAAGCAGGTTTCGTTAATGGACTTTCCTTCCTTGTTTAGACTATCTGTTTTTACGCCTATATTTCAAAACTGGACTTGTTATCTAATATTCACTTAAGTAGTCATCTTAAGTTAGTTTTGTGGAGCCAATGGGATTCGAACCCACATCCTTTTCGTTGCAAACGAAATGCTCAGCCAGTTGAGCTATGACCCCTAGTAAAAGTAGTTAATATGACGTTTGCTCAAGTTATGGTTGACTGCTCAGCCGTACTTTAACGGTTCTTTAACTACTTTAGTACTGCCGAAGGGTTTCGATCCCTCTTTTACACCGTGAAAGGGTGGTGTCCTAGCCAGTAGACGACGGCAGCATTTAAATAGTAGGTAAGCTCCACATTTTCACTTACCTAACTTAGCGACCTCTATGGTTGTGAATCCATTTTAAAGGGGTTCCTCGGTTCTAAGTTTACTATTTAGAGCGGATGATGGGATTCGAACCCACAACATTTAGCTTGGAAGGCTAAGACTCTACCAGTTGAGCTACATCCGCACTTTCTATTTCCTGTATGCTGCTTTTATATCTTCAACACTAAACCAATCATATTCTTTCAAATCAGAAAGAAACCAGTGACATTTATAATCAAAGATATTATAACTTGGAAATACTTTTCTGTAAGAATTACCGTCAGCGATTTTGTGAGGGTATCTTCTTACTGCTTTACTTGCCATCCTTTTAGCGTGTGGAGTATAGTTTCTGCTATAATCTGATACGACAGGATGTTTCTTTTTACTTCTGCTCATTGTTTTCTAGTTTAACGATTAACGTAACTAGAATACAGAGTTTTTAAATTTAGTCATAGTGTTTACTTTTTGAGCCTCTAACCGGGATCGAACCGATGACAATCACGTTACAAATGTGATGCTCTACCAACTGAGCTATAGAGGCAATTAAATTAGAATAGCGCTTGAATGCCTTTTAAGTTCTCCATCAACCTCTAACTTTTATTAAAAATAACTTGTGTTATTCAACAATATTAATTTCAACTGTTTCTAGCTACACAATAGTTATTTTCTTTTGTACCTGAGAAGGGATTCGAACCCTCATGACCTAGAACCTAAATCTAGTGCGTAATGCCATTTCCGCCACTCAGGCATCTCTTATTATCCAATATGTCAATGATCTCACTACTATTATACCATAAATATACGAAGTTCTACTTTACCTACAAACTTTTTCTACTTATTTCTAATTATTTCTTCAATAATAGTGTACCTGCTAGGGTAACTTGCAATAACATCTGTTTGGGACAAAAAAGTTATTCTTCCTTTATTTACTATATATGAATCTGCTATTATTTCTTTATAGAACTTAGCTGATGGCATATTAATATATAATTTATACTTACTCATACTATTTTAATTTAGAGGGACATATCGGGATCGAACCGATGTAAATAGTTTTGCAGACTATCACCTAAGCCATTCGGCCAATGTCCCTTAGGTTCTTCTTCTACTATTTTTTCTGTTGTTGCGTTCATTGTAACTGATTTTTAAATTAATCTTTTAACTGTTATTGAGACCTAAATATAATGATTAGATCTCAATTAACCAACTTTCTTGTTTAGAAAAGTAAATAAGGTTTCCACTCTTCCGGAATGTATGTTGTCTTCTTTAGTAACATTAAATAGTGTGGACGTTGTGGTTTTGGTATATTTTTTGTATACTCTTCTACCATTAGATCCGCTTTTTCCCCATTACATTTCTTACAAGCTGTTACTAGATTATCCCATGCGTTTGGTCCTCCTTTTGATTGAGGAATAACGTGATCTAACGTAAGTAACTTTTTTGTAGTCTGTCCACAATATACACACTCGAAATTATCTCTTTTATAGATATTCTCTCTTGTTAGTGGTACCTTTTGAAAGTTAAGTTTCACATAAGTGAATACTCTAATAATTGATGGTTTATTAATCTCTAAATTTGGATTAACAACACCGAATGTCTCTGGGTATTCTGCTATAATGTCTGCATTACCTTTAAAAGAGATTACGAAAGCTCTTTCAGTAGTGATAATGCTTCTAGGAATATAGCTAGAATCGACTACCAGAGTTTTACTGTAGCGATTTTTCATAATTTCTACTTTTTGGGTTAATGAAACATTTTCTTTTTCCATATGCTAAAGATCGCATATAATTATAACTCTACCAACTAAATTAGTAGTTTTCTTTGCACGCCTGGAAGGAATCGAACCTTCAACCTTTAGTTTTGGAGACTACTGCTCTACCGATTGAGCTACAGACGTATTTACTATGCCACTAATCTACTCTTAGTCTTCCACTTAACTCTGTAAGCGGTTTTGAAGGCTTTACTACGTCTTGTATTGGCGTAGCCGATCCTTAGCGATTCTTGGTTTCCCATTAAATTACTCATTGATTTATTATTTAAAAATTTATATTTGAATTAGTAGGCTATTTTTGCCCAACGTGTCTTTCCGCTCCAGATACTGTCTTTCAGTAGTATGAACGGTTGACCCTTAAGTACTACATCCCCTTTTCTTTGTGATTCTTTTGATTTTCCTATAACTCCCACTCTTATACTACGAGCAGTTTTCGCTTTCCACAGTATAGTGCTTCCTTCTACAGGCTCTATCAGCAATTCTCCTGTTGATTCCTGTATCTGTACATACCCTTTTTTGGTTAGTAGCTCTTTAATCTTATTTAAAACCTCTCCATCTTTATCTCCTCTCAATTTAATATAATCGGTGTAAGCTTCCACAGTATTTTGGTCTTGTGCATAATCCCATAACTGGTATGTGTTTTTTTCTATCTCTAAGTGTACCTGTCTTAAGGAATCATAAGAGATTTTAATAATCTCTAATTTTACCTTCTCTCCTTGTAGATTTTCTTCTGAGATTTTTAAATCTTCCACTAAAAGTTCTGCTACATCTTTAAGTTTATTTGTTCTTAGCAGTAGTTCATTTTTTGCATCTCTTTCTCTTACTACCTCGTGTTTTGTCTCAACTGCATAGAATGCAGTAAGGAAGGAAACTATAACTAGTAACACTACTACGCCCCAAAGTACATTATTAATTGCCCTACTTTTTCGGGCATTCTTATTTGTTACTGCTATTAACTCCTTAATATTACTCATAATTATAAACTATTTATGTGCTGATATATAATGCTAAATCACTCTCTACTGCTGTTATATCTTGTTCTGAATTAGGAAGTATCCCGTTTTCAATCCTGTTTACAGTTTTATCGAAGATTCGTAAGCCGTTTAGTTTCTGCTTTTGTACTTTTACTACGTTAAAGGACTTTGAAGCAAATGCTACCGGAAGTACCTCCCCTACAAACCCTGTTACTGTTCCCATATGTTCCCATAGCCCCTGTAATTTTGTAAGGAGTTCTGGCTTAAGTACGAAGAGAAGTCCAACAGCTACTGCAAGTACTATACCAACTATTATATAGGTACGGGCTAATTTAATACGTGATTCTAAATCCTCTTTATAGAACTCGATATCATCTTTTAAATCTTCTATTAGTATTTTCTGCGCTTTTGACAGTTCTTCCATAATAATAAATAGTTTGGAATATTGTACCCCTCCTAGGATTCGAACCTAAAGTCGCCTCTTTAGAAGAGAGGTGCTTTTCCATTTAAGCTACAGGGGCAGATACCTAGTTTTCGTACTAGGTAAACGTGAATCCGTGCTCCCTTAGAAACACCTAAATTCAACAGCTGCTAGGCTGCTAATGCAAAGTTGTCGTTTGCGTAAATACTAATCTACTATCATCCACGTTTTCCATTGTCAAAACCAGTCGGCCCCATGGTCTTAAAAGTCTCATAGTGGAGCCGGAGAGTATCGAACTCTCGTCCAACGAAATGTCAATAATTATCAACGATTTGTATTTTGTACCTCCAGTAAGACTCGAACTTACAGGTCTTAACGTCCGTAGCGTTATGTTTTTCCAGTTAAACTATGAAGGCAGTTGTAGGATATCGCTTAACCTACTAGATGTGATCAATATCTATTTTTTTATACGATTTTTTTGTACCCCTGACAAGATTCGAACTTGCAAGCCTCTAAGGCAATAGGGCTTAAACCTATCGTGTATCGCCATTTCCACCACAGGGGCATTTGTAATGTCAAAAACTTCCCTAACGGAGGAAAACTTCATTACGAGCTTATTTTTGGGTGAAAGACGGGGCTCGAACCCGCAATCGCTTGGACCACAACCAAGTGCTTTACCATTCAGCTACAATCACCATGTTGCTCTCCTTAATACTCTTTATATATTGCTAAATTATTTTCTACTAACCAATCACTAACGTTAACTCCTTCTATATACACTTCAGCTAAGTACCTTCCGTACTTACCTTTCTTATCTTTTCGGGTCTTAATAGTAACTTCCTTACCTAGTACTAATTCTCTTAACCTATCTCTTGAAAATTTACCTGCTTCTTTTTCTTCTCCTCTAACTTCAGGAGCATCAATTCGTAGAATTCTTAACGGTTCTGTAAATGTCATGTTAAATCCTAAATCGATTTGTGCTGTTACAGTATCACCATCGTAAACTTTAATAATTTTTGCTTTGTAAGTATACATTATATTGTTTATTATAAATATTGTACCGATAGAGAATTTTGAAATCTCGACCTATTCCATATGAAGGAAGTGCTCTGCCTCTGAGCTATATCGGTATTATTTTGTGAACCATAAGGGACTCGAACCCTATACCTCCCCTCCTTTCCTACTTATAAGATCTATTAAGTATTCATAATCAACGGAAATCACCAAGTATGTTATTGAAGTCAAGAACCTTAATCGATACAGCTCTCAGTCTCGCAATATACAGCCCATATTTTATAGCGGTAGATATGGGATTCGAACCCATGTAGCTTTTACACCCTACTTGTTTAGCAAACAAGCCTCTTTACCGTTTGAGTAATCTACCAGTTTTTGTCGGCCTAGTAGGATTTGAACCTACGACTTGCTGTGTATCGGACAGCTACTCTACCGCTGAGTTATAGACCGTGGTGGGGAAGGTTGGATTTGAACCAACAATGTCAAATTTCAAGTTTGATTGTTTACCGAAGTAACTCAATTGTATTACTACCATTTCTGAAGAAAGTCTACGCGAGTTGTTTATTTCTTCCCCATTTTTACTGCTCCTTAGGTAGGTCTCGAACCTACGACCTATGCATTAACAGTGCACCGCTCTAACCAACTGAGCTACTAAGGAATATAGTGGCTATTACCGGGATCGAACCGGTGACACCTAGATCTTCAATCTAGTGCTCTACCTACTGAGCTAAATAGCCTGGCTGGGGTTTAGAGATTTTGTTTAATACTCTCTCCGGGGCCACCCCCTTTAAGTACTTTTTCAACCATTTTTTCCTGTTTCCTTCTTTCGGTTAGGTCTCCGCCTCGTGCCGCCAGTAGGAATCGAACCTACCCAGTAGAGTTTTACAGACTCGCTCGGCACCTTGCCTGTTGTCGGCTTTAAAAAAATTAAGAGAAAGTTTAGAAGAGCTGTTTTGGTTGCAGATACGGGATTTGAACCCGTCACCTATTGATTTGAAGTCAATTGCTCTACCATGTGAGCTAATTTGCGAAGTAACTCTTTCCATTACTACTTAATTTTGTACTTCTTATAGGATTCGAACCTATGACCTCTTGCGTGTAAAACAAGCGCTCTAAACCAACTGAGCTAAAGAAGTATTTTGTGCCCCCGACAGGGATCGAACCTGTGACCTTCGAGTTAAAAGCTCGCTGCTACTGCCTACTGAGCTACGAGGGCAAATCCGATTCGTGTTTTTAAAGAGAACCGTATATCGGCGAAAAACTCTATTGTCGGGATGACAGGAGTTGAACCTGCCGCCTCTTGCTCCCAAAGCAAGCGTCTCACCAACGAGACTACATCCCGGAATTATTGTTTCCCCAGCAGGGCTCGAACCTACACTCTTTGATGCCAAAAACCAACGTGTTACCAATTACACCATGGGGAAAGTTGCCCGTCTTTCCGGGCGTCAAACGATTGTTCAAGCGGCGAATGCCACTGCGTGGAAGAAACCACAATTAAGAACCTCTACTTACCTACTATCGTTACACAGGCGTTGTTTTATTTTGCGGAAGATGGCGGATTCGAACCCCCACATCTGTTACAATACTCGCTTTTCAAGAGCGCCGCCGCTACCCAGAATCTTTCGGCTTAATCTTCCTTGTACGCTACCTCCCTCCCTAAGGAAGGAAGTACCGTTATTTTAATTATCCAATATGTCAATGATCTTATACTTTTTTACTAAAAAAAAATCCCGAATCTTTATTTGATCCGGGATTTTTATATATTGTTATATGTTGTTATATCATATCAATATCCCGTATCTATTATTAATGGCTGGTTATACTTGCAAATTAAATTACTCGGTACACTAAAGCCATACCATTCCACAATCGAATTTACCCTTTTACTAAAGGACTGCATCGAGCTGCTTAAAATTGAATGTATGTTACGAATTGTTTTCATTGTTCTTGTTATCTTAGATAAATATACGAAGTTTTCCTTTCCTAGCCAACTCTTTCTATTTATTTTTTTTCTTTCTTTTTTCCTTAGTTATATTTGCCGGTACTATTAATTCTGATTCTAGTAAATCTCCTACTAGTGTCTCCATTCCTTTCATAAGAAATTGTACCTTGTCCTCTATCTTCTCAAAGTCTGTATGTTGATTTCTTTTTAAAGTTTCAAGCTTTGATTCAAGGGCTTTAACCTTCCTTCCTGATTTTATACAAAATACTACAAAGTATACTATTAGTACTAAAAATCCTCCTAAAATAAATGCTAATGTTGCGCTCATAATGTTTATATGTCTTTATAAGCTAAAAATTGATATTATCTTTCAGCCTAACAACTAATCGTTAAGAATTTTTATAGATATTTTTGGTTTGTTCATATTTTCTGTGATATCTACCTTAATATCTTTAACTGTGATATCCTTCTTACCTTCGTATACCTTAACTTCTTTGTACTCTACTCCTTCTATAGTAGCTATAACTGTAATCTTCTTTTTCTTCTTCTCTTCCTCGTGTTTACCTGTCTGACTACCTTGTCCTGCTTTTCCTCCTGGTTTTCCAGTCGGTGGAGTAATGATGTCCTCTATGATAATGTCAATAAGAATTCCGTTACTTGCTAAAGTGAAGGTATTTGCAAGGTTTTGTCCAATGGTCGCTATTTGATATGTATCTATTAGACTCATATCCTCTTAGTTTCGGTATATAGTGGTTTCTTGAGTACTTCCTGATCCTATTGTCTCAATAGTTTGAGATACTGTGTCAAACGTACGAGCTGTTTGAGTAACTAATAGTGGATTGTTTACATCTAGTCCATGTAGCTGCCACACTTCAAACAGTTTAGACTGAAGGTCTGTTATTTGAGTTGATTGAGATATGTTTGCTTGTATTAGGCTTGATAGTTGAATTGACTGTGTTACTGATAGTTGTTCAATTGTTGTCAACTGAAGTGCTTGTGTAGGTTCTAATGAAGCTGTTACAGGTGAAGCAAGTAGAGATTGAATGGCTATTACGTTTCCATCTATTCTATATAGTGTTTCGTTTTCTGCTACTGTTAATCCTCCACTTCCCGATACTGATGATCCGTCAATTCGACGTACAATATTAGAAGTATTAATGTTGATTGTAATGTTATTAGGTTCCCCTGATACTATATCTGCCGGAATTTTTATGTCTCCGCCATCTACATCGTAAACGTTTCCTACAATGTTAAGGTTGTACTGTCCTGAATAGGGTTTAAACTTCCATCCATTAATTAGGAAGTATGTAACATCTAAGGACTGTCCTACAATAGTAGGATCACCACCAATAGCATTGAAGGGATTGTAGTACTTTAAGTTATCGTATACAGATACCCACTCTTTCCAAGCAGAATATACATCTCTTTGCATATCTACATCCGTAACTCCGTCGTTTATAAGAATCAGCCTATTAACTCCGTCAAAAGTTACCTTATGTCGAAGCTCCCAGTAATCCCATTGTCCATAATATAACGATGTCCACATATGTAATTTTGATTAATGAGATTCTTTCCATCTGAAAAGTATTGTTACATTAGCATTACCTCCAGATTTGATAGATTTTGCAGCTAAGGTGAATATGGGTTGTGATACACCGTCCGCACTAAGTTTAAGTGTATTCTCCAAAGTTTCACTAATTTCACGTTGACTTACACCTGCACCGAATATTAATGCATCCTTACGAGTACCACCAACATATGAAGTTGCAGATTCATCTACTAAAAACGCTGAATCATTCGAGGCCGAAACGGTATAATTAGCTCCTATTAGTCCTGGATTTACAACTACATCTAGTTCGATTGGATCACCATCCACATATACCTCAAAATTCGTTGGTATTAACGTTATTCTGTTCGTTTCACCAGAATGTACTGTTTTTGGTTTAGCTGATATGATTGGTGTATAACTACCTGATACTGCAACTGTTGGTGATGTATGAGAAAAATGATGACCAGGAAAATCGGCGGTTTGACTTTGACGAAGTAGTGAACAACATACCATTCTACTGTCAGTTCCGGTTGCAGCTGTATCTAAATTGAACTGTTCTAATCGGACTGGTAGTGTTCCTCGTCTCATGTACGGATTGATGATTGTGTTCGAATGTTTGAACGTGTGAACTGTTATATGTGTACCATCGGGTGCAAATGTTCCAAATCTAACTTTTCCAGCACCCAACCACTGGTAATCTATCCAATATATATTGTATTTAGATACATCAAGTAAATATGAATCTATTGTGTTGTTCTCCAACTTATCACCGTTCCAATTATCTTGAATAACTGTATTATCTATAACAGTACCGGTTGATGAATTTCTTACATTTACACTCATTATTGAACCGCTTAGTTCAAAAAATAAACCATCTTCATCATCAAACAAACCCCATCGTCTTACAACATTGGCTGTTCCTGTATCACCAGAACGGTATGACATTAACATTTCATTACCTTCTCCAGGATTGTATGGAAAATATTGATGTGAAGTACGTGTTATACGTGAACCAGATGTAATGGGTGTTGAAAGTACTAGTGAACTATCTACTACTGATCCTGTTATTGCACCACCAGCTATAGTTTCATCATAAAAATCTTCCGCGTTATCACCGTATGTGAACATCCAATCAAATACCTTAGAGGCTTGTGAGAATTGAGCATGTCCGAATGCATCGAATCCTAAATCACCTTCGGAATATCTTACATATGAACTACCTTTATCATCTATCTTTTGTGTATTATATGGATTATTACCATCACTCATTACAATCGAAGGAGTGTATATATTTAATAATGATACAACTGTACCTATATTACCATTAGATACATCACTCAAAACTTCACCTACTGTGAATTCTCCTGTTGTATCAGTAACGTGAATAAAAACTTCACCATACTTTGTATTCGTTCCTGTGTACGTTCCTGTAATACCGCTGGTATTGCCGATAATTTGTGTACCTACTTCAATCGTTGATAGATCGATTAATATGGTGTTTATTTCAACATCATATCTGTCTATATGTCTTATTCGTTTACCTGTTGAATCAGGTGGTATTCTTACAAATTCTGATGCCATGTTAATTATGTGCTAGTATATTATATAAATATGGAAGTTTTTATGTTTACTGCTTTCTTCCTGTATTCATTTGCTTTGTCAGTTTATCAGAGATCTCTGCGTAATTAGTTCTTATCTCGGTTGATGCCTTATCCATTAACGGCATTACTTCGTTTTGCACAAATAAAAATAGTGAATTTGGTGATGCATCTGCTTTAAAGAACTGTTCTTGTAATTGTCTTATTTTTTGTGTAGCTAAATCTATGTTGTTCATTCTTCTGTTATTAGTTTACTTATACTATCTTTTAATATACGATTTTTCTTCCGTATCTCCAAACTATCTTACCATTCCTATAATAAAACCGTCTTCACTTACTAATCTTATCCTTATTCCATCGAACATAGTACACCTGTATATACCTTCAGTGAAGGGTAAGCCTACGTTCTGTCTTATCTGTGTTGGTGTTTCAAATAATTTTCCTAGAAAATCTTTTGAATTTGATTCTGTAACTTGAAATTTCTTTATCATGGGTTATTATAGTACCTGTCCGGTTGTTGTTGTATAGGTACAGTAGATGTTGTACCAGGTAGTGTATAGTTAATAGAGATGTACACATAAGCTAAGTTATGTATAACAATTGTAGTAGCTGTTGAGGCTGCTAATGAAAATGTAAAGCTCCTATTATCCACTGTTCCATCTGTTGCATTTTCAATTCCTGCTAATTCAGTATTTGTTCCAAAAGCCAATACCCTTACTTCTGTACTATCCCTTAATCCTGATAATGTAATGGATACGTTATTATTTATGGTAGTTGTAGCTCCTGTTCCGTTTCTAACACTAACTACCCCTGTTGTATCAGAAACGTTAAGAGTAACTGCTCCTCCACTGTTGTTGTATATAACTTCATTACCCGTTGAACCATCTACTGTGTTGTATCCCTCAAAGGTATTACCTGAAAGAGAGTATGTATTTCCTGCAGTTGCGGTTGATAATTCCATAGCATGATTAGTTGCTGCAGAAGACCCGGTTGTAAAGAAATTACCCTGCACTAGGGTTGGGTTATTTGATAATAGGGAAACGGTATTTTGAGAATCTACAAATGTGCAAACGTCAACCGATGCACTTCCTTGTGTAACTAGTCCACAACGTCTCCAAGTAACTCCCTCTAGTGCACTATTTGATTGAAATATAAAGGTACTCATATCTGTAAATACACAAGTATTTAATGAAACAGTAGCATTATCTATTACTTCAAATTCACCTTTGGCACGTGTACCAAGTGAAGAAATAAGAACCGAAGTCCATTCTATATTTGAAGATGCGTTGTGTACTTCAATTCTATTGAAATCCGTACCTACCATTTCGGTATCATCAATGTTTAGTACAACGTTGGAATCTCTCATATCTACCGAAGTACCGCTTAATCCCAAACTCATTAAACCTTTCCATAAATAAGAACCACCTTGGTCTTGAATCAATCCAAATCTACCTGTTGTTGGATTATCATTTACTGCTGCGTATCCAGCAAACGTTGCGTATCCATTTGCTAAATCACCATCGGTAAATCTTGATTCACCTCTACCATATCTGATAATATCTATTGTATATGCGTTACCCTTTTGAGGTGTTGATGTTGGACAGAATACACCGAACCCTACGGTGTTATATGTTGTTGTTGGTGAACCTTGTGTTTGTGTTGCCAATGTTGTTTCAGTTGGGTCTACCACATAATTTTCCCATCCACCATATTCATAAGTTTCTGCACCACCCATATACCAACCACGGTAATTTGCCGCAGTGTTACCTATCAATACTCTAAGTCCACCATTTGCCTTTGAACCCAATGAGTTAGGTGCGAACCATTTGAACCATACAAAATAATGTGTTGTTCCTGCTGTCCAAGTTGGTTGTGTTCCTGTAAATACTAAAGCACCAAGTGTGGTTTTTCTCATAGCCTCTGAAATACATACTGTACCGTAGATTGCTAAATCACCATCAACCTCACCTGCACCATTCAAATCTGTCATACCTGTTGGTTCTGACCAACCCGTTATAGATGTAACATCGTTATATGTAAGTAAGTCGGTTGTGTAAGCTGGTGCTGCCATTATTTAATTTTCTCGTATTCGTTCATTACAATTCTTTGTACAATTTCTTTTTTATGACCCTCTGCTAAGAAGAATTCATTAGGTTCTTTTGTAAATGAAGAGGCTATTACCGATATCCCTTTCTCATTTAAGTCCTGAATGTGTTCCATTACGGGCTTGCTTTGATATGCTTCAGTATCCTGGTAATGACATAAAGCTAGGTAAATCCTAGTTGTTATTCTTTCAAAAATAACATTACAGTTATCAGGTCTTAGATGTTCATCCATTTCTTCTGTAGATAAATAGACACAATCAAAATTAATACATGAATTAGGTCGATTTTCGTAGATGTTACACCCTTTCTTGATTGTGCAATTACCGCATAAAGTATTTATAGGCTTCCCTAGTTCAGGGATTGGCAGTAGTTCGCAACATAAGGTGCAATCTCCACATGTATTCTTACTCATATAACTTATTTTTAACTAAAAAAGGAAGGAATTGCTCCCTTCCCTCTTATTAGCTTATTTTAGATCCCTTTATTATGGGTTCAAGTAGTTTCTTTCTAAGGCAGCAACGAAGTTGACAGTGTTTGCTGTACTTCTTGTAAATGTTCCTGTAGTTACAACATACTGTGCTGCTGTTAACCCTAAAGCTACAGCTGTGAATGGTACATCTGATCCAGATGAATCAGAACCCCTTTGTATATTTCCATCGTAATCATAATCGAATCCTACACTAGCACTTGTTGCTACAGATCCTGTTAAAGGTCCTGTACTATTAGTGTCAATTACAATAGCTTCCTGTGTTCCAAAGTCTCTACCTGTATTATCACCAGCATCATCGTTTGTAAAGAATACTTTATAGATTGAATCAGTATCACCTGTTAAGTTAGTGTTAAATAATAAGTTACCGGCTGCAACGAATGGGAACGTTCTAACTGATCCACTTACATCTGTAAATTCTAATCTGTTGGTATCTGCTGCTAAGAACGTATCAATGTAAACTCCATCTGATGTTCTTAAGGTATCTCCAATGAATGATAATAGCCCCTCTGCAACATCACCACGTAATTGATTAACTAGATCAGCATCAATATCTGTAGACTGTCTAAGTGACCATTGTACAAATTCGTAAATTTCCTCTGCTGTACCACTATTACCTTCAACAATAATATTATAATCGTAAGGAGTTCCACCAATCGTTCTTTGAATAGAAGAAGTATGGTATGTAATACTCATTCCTGTATATGGTGTAGATCCTGTAATAATATTATCTACTGCAGTAATTTTTAAATCGGTTGCGTTTGCTAACGGTAAGGCATATTTCCTATACGTTATAGCAGCTAAATTCTGCTCTGTTAATAAATCGTAGAAACCGTATGTTTTTCCTTGCTCACGCAGGTATATTTTATAGAATCCTCTGTAATCGAAGTTTGATGATCCTGAAGCGAATATCTGAACTCCCTGATTTACCTCACCCGGTAGTATAATAGTTTCGGGTATTGCTGTTGCAAATCCTACTAAGGCTGGATCTTGCTGTAAGAAGTAAGCTTGGTCAGTAGTTGCATTATCAAATGCTCCTAATGATGTAATATTCATCCACTCTTCTGTGTTAGCTGATGTGTCAGGACTTACAACAGCCCATCCACCATCTCTGATCAAATACTTACTTTGGCTGTTAATAAGGTTCCATCCGTTAATCATCTCAAACTGTTCCGATGTAATCGAAACCATTGGGAATGGGAACTTAATAAGGTTATTATCATTTTTCCACTCTTCCTTAATAAAGGAATATAGTGTTTGCATAGATACGCCATCTGTTGATAACGTTCCTGCGATGTTTAGTTGAATATCTAACGAGCCTGTTACGAAATTTACCTCTACGCCCTGATTTAAATCATCCGGATCAATTATTTTTGCCATTTTACTTTAGTTTTTTTAATACTTCATTTAATAGTGAGTCCACTGGTTGTTTTACTTTATACTTTTCTACATACCCTCCTAATAACGGTGTAGCTATGTCGATATTTTCTCTTAAATTAGCCTTAGTAATACCTTTCATTTTAAACAGCTCTAACACAACGTCACTATGTGTCTTCTTAGGTGTTTTTGGTGTTTCTACTTTAACTACTAGTTTTTGCTCTCTTATAGAAGGTTTACTGTTTTCCGCTACTTCTACTGTTACCTTCTTACTGGTCTTGATTAGAAATTCCCCACTCCATGGTGAGAAGAAAGTATCATTAGCTATTACTTCTAATTTCAGATTTCCTGATGTACCTTCTTTAAGAAAGCCTTTCAGTTTAGTAACTGGTACTGTACATTCCCCACTGGAGTCTACTTTACCTTCAAATAAAAGGCTAGCACCTGTATTTTCAAATACTAGTCTAGCTTGAACATCGTCTATATCTGAACCTTCTACTCCAATCTTACATTTAAAGTCTTCGGTTTTGTCGGTATAAAATGTATGCATTTAATTCGTTTATTATAAATAGCGAGAAGTTATTGAAACGGTGTTCCGGCAATTATTATTAAATCTAAAAAAAAGACCAAGAGTTACTTGGTCCTTATAAATAGTGTATGTTATTAATTAACTTGCTGTATGTTCTGCTAAAACTTTTTCTACTGCTGCTCTTGCTACTTCGTATTCTACAGGACCTGTTTCGTCTGCATATGCTACAGGATCAAGTCTTCCTAGTTTAATAAATGCCTCTATACGTTCTACTGAAGATGCTGATTTATAATCAGAATACCATTTACCGTGTATGCTTCCGTCATCGTTCTTTACAAAGTCGCTTTGAATGAAGATTGGCTTGTATGAAGTATTGGTTCTTGAATAGACTTCATCGAAATCTAATCCTAATTTTTTACATACTACTAATCCGTCTTCTAGTATACCAAATTTATCGGTATTTAAATAAGGTGTAAAATACCCTACTCTTTCTGCATCCCAATTACCCATTCTAAAAGCTGCATCATCGGCATCTCTAAACTCTTGACGACAGTCGGGATATACTGCATGATCTCCTGCATGTATTCCTAATGCAATATCACAAGTTTCTCCTGTTCTATTTGCAATTGATAAAGCTACGGCTTGAGCAATAGAAGCAAACATCTTGTTACGGTTAGGTACAACTGTTTCTTTCATATTATCTTGCTCATAATGTCCTTCCGGAACATCTTTACCTCCTGTCACTAGTGCCGAGTCTAATAGGTCTACTAGTCCGTCTAACTTAATTTGACGGTACGTAATTAAGTCCACATCTGGTTCAACAAGGTCTTTTATGCTACTGTTAAGGTTAACGTAACTTACTAGCGATACAGCTCTTTCTAACTCTACTCTATGTTTTTGACCGTAATCAAATGAGATAGCAGTTACGGTATCGTACTCTGTTAAAGCTCTTAATAGTAATGTTGAGGAATCCATCCCTCCTGATAAGGATACTACTACATGTTTTTTTGCCATGTTTATTTAAATTTAAAATTTGCCAGGTATTGTAAAGCGTATAGGCAAACGCTTGAACTTAATCGACGTTTGCGATACTGCTCATTTTATCTTTAATCTCTTCCCAAGCTTTAAGATAAGCACCCACTGTTTTGTAGTGTTTGTTTTTATGGTCTTGAAGGTACTTAGCTGTTCTCTTCAGTGCTGAGTTAAATGTTGAGGGGTAACATAGTGCATCAATATACTTTGTGTTATTCTCTCCTCTAATTACTCTTTTGTAAATGGTATACCCTCCTGCATCTGATTTTGTAATAAAGTAAGGTTCCATTGCTGGGTCTTCAATGATTGTATCTCTTGAAGGAATTGAATCTGGTTTACGTAACATAACTTATTTAATTTATAAAATTTATTTCCAAAATACTTGTACTACTACTATAATAAAAGACAGAAGTAAGGTAATACCTGTCTTAAGGTTTATACCTTCCCCCAGATGTACATAAGTTAGAGAAGCCATAATAATCATACCTGTTGAAAAACCTACTAACCTTCCTGGCCATAATAAGCCGTCAAAGCCTTTTACCGCATACGTTGTTGCAACTATTAGTATATAACTCACAGGCCATCCTATTATTGCTAACAGCCAAGGCCTATCTTTTGCCCATTCTGACAGGAATTGGGCATTTGTCTGGTACCATATGATCAGTTGACCGGCTGTGAATAGGCAGAGTGCTATTATTATATCTTTATTCACCTATTGAACGCCTCTTGCTCTGTAGTGGTTAGCTCTAGATCTCTTTTCTATCTTTGTCTTGATAGTATCTCCTTTTACTGTGTTAAATTGCTTTAACCATTCATCTAACTGTGCTACTCTTGCTCTTGCGCTATTTTTTGACATCTTTATCTAGTTTATTTACATTAAGATAAGGTAATTTTCCCACATAGCCAACTATTTCATCTTATTTCCATCGACTGTAATCTCATGCCAGTGTACTCGACCTTCCTCAATTGCTTTTTTTATATTTTTCTGCTTTCCCATTAGGAAAGCGTTTCCACTTTTCACCTCTACAAAATGTACTGAAGCTTTTGATGGACTTCCTGAGTCTTTAAAGCAGACATAGTCTATAGGCATTCCTAGAAATACGCAATCTTCTGGCGGAACGGGGAAATCAGTCATGAAGGGTACGAAATGTTCAATAGTCTTACCCCATTGTACTGCGCCTGATCTCTTCTTAGCATCTATTCTAATCCTGCCTCTCTCTTTTTCAAATTCTTCCTTAATTTGCTGAACTTCTTTTTGATGTTCTTTGGTTCTTTTTTTTGAGGCTACGTAACTAACTGCTAGACCTATTAACAGTATTATTGCTATCCCTATGTTTATTCCCATACTATCTTCTGTTTTAATTAACCTTTATTTTAGTAAGTTTCGTATTAATTAAGTATTCCCTTTAGCCAAGAGTACCTTTTTCTAGTTTCAAAGTAATCTAAGTTATTCTGGTTAGCGTATGCTTCTTTTTCTGCTGCTAAATGATAATATGCTTTAGATCCAAATTTAAAAAGTTTAAAAGCCCACTCTATTACGTACAGTAGGTAGAAGGGGACTACCCCTATTTCTAAAGCTTGTTGAAAATGTATCGATTCGTGATTAACGGTTGTTATTCCTTTCTTAGCATGAGTGCCTCCCTCTTTATACTTTTCTCTAAGAATAATAAAGGGCCACAGTGAAATGCCTCCTATGCTCATAAATATTGAAATGCTTTTTAAAAATCTGTCACTGTATATAATTACTGGTTTCATATTGGTGTTTTATTCTGATAAATATAGGTTTATCCTTTTTTATCAAATAATTCTTCCATTTTTTCTCTTGACAGGTTAAAGGAAGGTCCTGAAGATTCTTCATCTCTTTCTTCGAATAGTCCTTTCTCATCAAACTCTATGTGACCGTTGTTAGTATCCATCTTTACGCTGTATGTCATACCGTCATTTCCGTACCTATTCTTCATAAAGTGTATTCTACCTGTTCCCAGTACCTTATCTTCTTTCATTCTCGACAAAGACATACATATGTCTGCTACCATCATCTTATCGTAAGACCCTGCTGCCTTATCTCCTTCGATTACACTATCTTTTGCTCCCATTCGGTTAACCTGTGAAGGAGTTAGTATTGGAATCTTTAATTCTTTTGCTAATCCTTTTGTAGCAATAAATACATCGTCAATTTCATCTTTCCTGTCACTAAACTTACCTTTTGAAGGTGCTCTTAGGTAATCAACATAATCTATAATAACTAAATCAGGCTTATGTCCCATATCTTCACATTTTTGAATATGTGATCGTATTGTAGATACTGAAGCTCCTTTTGGTGGGTACTCTTTAACGATAAGCTTACCTTTTAGGTTATTTACTATATCCTGTACCTCTTCTCTGTGCTTCTGAACGTCATCGATACTGTACCCTGTTAGGTAGCAGTCAAATCTCTTACCTACATAAGCTTCTCCTAACTCTAGGGTATAGAAATTAACATTGAATCCTAGTTTTACAGCATGTGCAGCCATTGCAACCATTGTCCAAGATTTACCTCCACCCGGATTACCGAACATAATGACTAGATCTCCGGGACCAAAGCCTCCTTGAATAGCATCATTCATTAAAGGCCAAGGAGTTGGAACAGTAGGTCTATAGTCTTCCCTATACCGGGATTCTACATCTTTATTATACTCATGTCCAATATTCTTATCCATTCCTGCCTTCATGGCTTTCTCAATCATGTTACGTATCCCGTCATAATCCCCATCTCTTAGCAGGTCTGTAGAATTTAAGATAGCTTGCTTCATTTCTTGGTTTTTGCAGAATGTTGCAAACTCTTCCTGTACGTACTTTAAGTCGTCCTGCGAAGCTTCGTACGAATTTCTCAACTCTTCCTTTAGTGCTATCTGTAATATGTCCTTATCTACTTTTTGGAGTTCTACTTTTATAACATCCATGGTAATAGTAGTATGGTACTTATCAAAATACTCTATAATCTGGTTTACAATCCACCTATGTGCATCTGAGTCAAAGTACTCTTCTTTTAGTACATCTCTTATGGTGAGTATGAAGGTCTTGTCTGTTAGTAAGGCACCCAGTACCTTTAGTTGAAATCCTTTACCGTATTGATTTAATGCTTTTAGTGTCATTTATAACTTATTTTTTTACCCCTATTAATCCTCTAAAATTTTCTAGCCAACTCTCTGTGCTTTTCGTAATACTTTCCACTTTATCATGCTGTAACATACTAAGGAATCCTCCTGTCTGCATCGGCGGAACTGGTTTAGATATCTCTTCTACTATGTATTGCTTTTCCCCATCATCTAACACTGTCTCATGAAGATTCATTAGCTGGTAGTTAGTCTCTACCTTATCCCAATTTTCTACAATATTAATAAAGACTTTTTTTACTTTGTCACCTTCTAATTTTTTTGCACAAACATCGTAAATGTAATCTAACTCGATAAACGGATCTGTATTGACTGCAGGAAATTCTTTAAGAATAGTTTTTATCCCCAGTCCTCTAACTCCTGATAAGTTATCAGATTTATCACCTGTTAAGGCTTTTATTATATTATAATTCTCAGGTATTACCCCTAATTCTTCTTGTAAGTTATCCGGAGTGAATACTTTCTTTTTTACTGGCGCATATACTTGTATGTTACTATCTACTAGTTGTAGAAAATCCTTATCTGAGGATACTATTGTGCATTTCTTACCTCCTGCTTTTATTTTTAATGCAAGGTATGCTATTATATCATCCGCCTCTAATTTCTCCATTTGAAGCTGCTGTAGAGGTAAACATTCAAGATAGTCTTGTGTTCTGTACAACTGTCCTATAAGAGCTTCTGTTTCCTGCTCTTTAGTATCGTATAGTCCCCAGTGAGTAATTCTTGCAGTTGCTCTTTGAGCTTTATAATTTGAATCTATATTCTTTCTATTTCCTGATCCACCTTTTCCATCCCAGACTACTATAACTCTTGTAGGATCAAACATCCTAGTCATGTAACCTAGACTTCTTAAGAAACCTAAAAAGCCACCTGTATGATGGCCTTCTGGGTTCATGGACTTGATTAATGCAAAGCTACGAATTAACATGTTCATAGCATCTATTATTAATATATGGTCATTTAACTGTCTTGGCGGTCCTTCTTTTAATTTATTTAAAATACTTCCGTAGTCGTTCACTAATTTAGTGGTTTTATGTTAGGCCTGTCTTCTTCTAAATCGCCTTCTTCTACTAAGTCAAACTTATCTGACCCTAGTAGTTCAAACCACCTATCTTTATGTTCAGCTTTGTAGTTATCTATTGCTTTTTTCTCATCTTCTATAAACCCATGAGCTGTCATAACAATCTTACCTCTAGATTGTACACCGCCTATGTGATTTTTCTCTATCTGCACATTTGTCTTTTTAGCAAACTCAACCTGCTTACCTCCGTTAATAGCTTTTATCTTAGAAGTTCCCGGATTTGTAATATTACCAAATGTAATAATTAATGTAGCATCATACCACATCGTCATTCCGTTCTTATTCTGTAATTTAGGCTGTCCCATTGGGTGTTCCGGTTTCGCCGTCCAGACCTTGTTGATTGCAATAAGAGTGTTTGTATACTTTGTACCTTCCTTTCTTGAAAGTAGTATCTTTTGATTCATATTGTTACCAAACTGAGTAGACATAGCACCGGCATTCCATTCATTGTTGTTCTTATTAGAACGAACGGATAAGTCACATGGTACTGATCCTATAGAATCCCAAAAGAAACATAAGTCATACGGTAAGTTACCTTTTTGCTGTTCATCCATTAGGTCTGCCATGTAAACAGCAACATCTTCTATTGTGTTTAGTGTACCCCTATCAGCATAAAGGAAAAAACCTTCGTAATCTAGTATCTCACCTGTACTTTCATCAACTACTTCTTCAAAGTCAAGGCCCATTATTCTACTGTGTTCCCAAGACCATTTCATCTCAGTTACTATAAATACTGGTAGAGTTCCTCTCTTTTGGCATTCTATTGCAGCTTCAATTAATGCGGTTGTCTTACCTGTATCACTATGTCCTCTAAGTAGTGTAATATGCCCTACAGGGTAGCCTGGTAGTGAAGTGATTTCTTGCAGTGCAGGAGACATTGGTATGTATTCTTGCTCTTTAAACTTAACAGAGGTTAGAGCGTACCCTTTCTTCTTCTTAAAACTTCCGAGATTAAAATTTTTCTTGACTGCCGCAGATGCGGCGTCCTGTACGCTCTTTTTCTTTGCCATTCCTAATTAGTTAAATAAGTCGTCGAATTTTGCTACTGCACCTTTCTTATTCTCTGTTGCAGTCTCTAAGGTAAAGTCTGTTTTTTGCTTTCCTAATGCTTCAGGAAGGTCTTTGTCTTCTTTCAAAGATTCGGACTTAGTAGCTTTCTTAGCTTCTACCTCTTCTTTTGAAGGAAACGGTGATTCATCTTGAGATTTTTCTTCTACTGCGTTTGGATCTAAGTAGCTCTTAAGCTGTGTCTTAATGTGGTCGTAACTATATTGAGTAAAAGATTCTTCTGCTATTGGCTGTTCTTTTAACCATAACTCAACTTGCTTATTATCTTCTGATAATGGGGTTTGTTTAGGTTTAATTCGAACACTAGTTTCAGGGTAAGGGTTTCCTTTTTGCTTATCAACTACCAAGTCCCATCCGTTAATAACATCAGTGAAATCACCTATGTCTTCATCTTCTGCTAAAGCAAGTAATGCTTTGTATATAGTTACACCAAATCCGTATAACCTAACTCCCTGATCTTCTTCACCTCTTACGATTACCGGAGCATATATTCTAAGTTTTGGATTAAGTTTTCCTGATAGTGACCAGTTGTCCTTATCATCTGTTTTACGTAATTCTTTTACGAATTCGTCAATAGGGTCTTGTTTACCGAAGTTTGATAAAGCTATCATTGGGAACTTTCCTATATTAAAGTGAAACTTTAATTCAGTAAAAGGATAAGCTGGGTTGTTTACTGCAGGGACTATCCGAATGGTCTGTTTACCGAATTCTGGTTTCCAAAAGATTTTTGAGAAGTCAATCTTCTCTCTATCGTTGTCACTGTTAAGAGCATCTAGCTTAGCTCTGATTGCATTAATGTCCATATGTTAAATTTGTTTAATTTACTATTTCTGTTTAACATAATTTAGGAAAAAGATTTCAATTAGACAACTAAAGCTCAATTAGTTTGTGTAGCTTTGTACCTACCTGCTTTAATTCAACACCCTTAGTTAGAAGTACGCAGTTTCTGTAGTTATTCCAGTCTATTCTGAAGGAAGTATCTAGTACTCCTCCGTTCAATTCTTTAATCAGTAGGTTAAGTGCGTTTATTGTATATAACGTGTTTGTTTCTTTTTTTCGATGTACTAAAATAGTATTATCTAAAAAATTGTTAATATTTCCAAAATCTACGTTGTAAGTACATAGGTACTCATCTTGTTGTTTTGAATATAGTACAAATATCTTATTGTAGAGAATTTTATAACTAGTCTCTATAGTAGTTAACACTTCTTCTAACTCTTCTCCGGTAGAAAAAGTGCAAAACAACTTATTACTCATATCTTCATTTCTAAAAGCTGATCCGGTGTCGTAGTCGAATTTGCTTATTAACGTATCGTTCATATATAAATAGTTACTCAATTCTATAAACTCAGATCCTTACTAAATTGAAATTTTACGGGGTATTTTTTACCCTCCTCTAGTATTTTCTGTAGTTCTTCTAAGGTTTCCTTTCCGTCTTCTTTCTTAAAGTCTATTATAATCGCATCATAAACGTATAACACTACTTTAGAATGTTTTCCGGATAAGTACCTTAGTACTTCTTTTAATATACGTATATTCCTCGAAGTCTCCAACGATTGCATCATATAGTTCATCAACTTGGCTGGATGCATGTCTTCTAGTTCTTTTGTGAAGGGTTTTTTTGATATTGGGTCATAGACTACTCCCTCTTCTTGGTAGGTTCTCCACATAGTATCTATAAATTGCTGTATTAACCTAAAGATAGGTAGGTTTTTATGCTGCACAGGTATCTTACCGTATATTGCATGGAAGTTTATCTGCTTTGCTTTTAAGTATTCTTCATCTGTAATCTCATCTTTACCGAAATATAGCTTAGCTAACTGCTTATGTGCTGATTCTTCGGTTAGCTCGTACCCTACTTGTTCAGCTAACAACCTTAAATGGTATCCATCAAAGTCAAACTCAACAAAGAAGTCGTTTATAGGTGTAAACACTCCTCTATGTTCCCTTGTCTTAGGAATAGCTGCAAAATTAACCGAGTTAAATGCGTTAGTTGGCCTAGAAGTGCTATTATATAGGTTATACTGTGTATATGCCACACTACACTCTATATTGTGAACAGGATTTCGTGGTTGAAACAGTTCTACGAAGGATTCGTACTGTATTCCTATCCCTTGCTGTTCTACCATAAAGAATACATTTGCTGCAAGCTTATTATAGTAGTCGAATCCTGAAGGGATATTAAGATCTACTTTTTTCGTGTTAAATACGTGTTTATACTCGTTTTCGCACCTTTCGTACAATTTACCTAACGGTATAAGTTTATTAAGGTCTTTCTTACTACTGTGCTTAATGTAGTACCAGTTAATCAGTGTACTACTATCAGGAAGTTCTAACCTTTCGTAATGATTCATTGAATAGATTAGTGATATGTCTATAGCATCCTGTAAGTTAAGGTGGTACAGTAGATTCTTCTTATTCTTTACGTATAGTATTGTAAATTTCTTTAAGATATCATAAACACGTTGTTTTACTACGTTTAGACCCTCTTCGTGATCGATAGGAATGATATACCCTTGTGGGGATTCTAACGGACGTATGTAGATTGCTACAGTTTCTGTCAGATAAGGGTGATACATGTCGTTTGTTGTAATAACGTCAAGGTAGCCTCCTCTACTGCTCTGTTCTTCAAGCCAGTCTAACTGATCTTCTGTTTCTAGTATATAAAACATCTATAATATAACCTTTTTATCTAATATACGTAATCTATATCAGATCTACAACTTCCTTCCTGGTGCTGGAATATCAAAAGATGTGTTCTCCGGTCTAGTCTTGCTTTTTTGTACTAAGTCTGCTGGTGTTTCTTCAACATATTGTGTGAAATCCGTAATTAATGCGGTAATCCCTGGCATTTCTCTATTGAATAGCTGTGTAGACCTTCTATTTACGCTCTCAGCACCCCTATATACACGGTTATCCACTGTTATATCCTTTACTGGTCCTCTTAATCTCCAATTTAGTATACCGATTACTTCATATAGAGGAGTACCTTTAAACTTTCTATCAAAATCTACTTCAGATACCTCTTTTATCTTACCTGTTGATAAGTTCTTACTAAAGTATCTTCCGGTTATTCCTAATTTCATCTCTCTTTCAGTAGGTTTAAATACTATTGGTGTAGTATCGTAACTAGTTTGTACTTCTGAGTCTGAATTTAGTATGTTATCTATAGCTTTACTTGCGAATAGTTGAACTGCATTAGTAAATATACCTAATGCAAGGTCAGCAACCGGTACATCGAAGAACTGTCCTGCAGATGTCTTAATTACAGAGGATTTTTTATAGTTATTACCTTCACTATCTTTAAGTGGAGGTACATCCTGTGTTTTTTCTTTTTTATATTGGTGATTAGGTAAGTACATGTTAGTTTTTTATGTTAAACTGGTCCCCAGTATTCGAAATGCCATAGTTCATCTGTGCCTGAATTGTCAGATAGTCTCCATGGGTTATAAAATCCGTACTTAGCACCTATTTCTGCTATTTTCTTATACTTATCGGTTTTTCTTCCTTCTAAGTTCTTAGCTGGATCACCTGATCCGCCTACTAGTACGTTTAAATCTCCTAAATCAATGGTTCCTCCCCATCCATGAGCCGATTTTCCTGGTGTTGCTACTGTGTTTTTTTGTTCTAAGGTACCTTGGTGCTTTGTATTTCTGTATGCACTCGATACTTGGTAGGAAATACCTAAAGCTTTCATCGTTTCCCGCCAGTTTCTCCAAGCTCTGTAGGCTATTGGGTGTAGCATGTACTCAGGAATGTGGTTAGGATTCATGTACCTCTTTGAAGCGCCTTGATTTTCCCCTATAAACACTAGTACATTAGCATCTGTCTGGTCTAATAGTCCATTTAAGCGGAATTCTGCTCTTAACTTCTGTGCTAAAGGTGAACTATCGTAACGAGAACTACCTACCTTACCTTTATTTATGATTGGAGCCCAGTCTGTACCTGTATCCGATACAACCTCCTCTGTAATCGTAGTCTCTGGTGTTTCTTCTGGTATAGTATCTACACTATTTTCTTTATGTGCTACCTTTTCTACTTCAGTTGGCAGTCCTATGTTAAAGAATTGAGTCTTTATTGAAGTAATCCACTTATTGTCCTGTATCGAATGTGCTAATCCTGTGATTAAGAATCCAAACTGTGTGGTATATACTTCAGGTAGCACACCTTTCTCTACTAGGAATGCCTGTCCTATCTTTAATCCTCCGATTCCTATAGTATCAAAAGATAACTCTATGGGAATGACCCCTGGTACAGGTTTTTTTGAAGTCCTTCCTTTAAAATATTCATCAAGTACGTTTATTGAGCAGTACTGCTTATGGTAAGATCTTAAATTATTGAACCCTTCTTTATTGTAATCAGGTGCTTTGTAAAATTCAATAAAATTATCATCGTGATTGAATTCATCAAAACAATTTTTCACTTCCCTAAACCATTCAAACTTCCTTTTTGCCTCTTCCGCACGTTGTTTCTCTTTTGAACTATCATCAGCAGTATTTACTACTGTCTTTGCTCGAATGTGCCTATCAATTAGTCCTGAGTTCCATTTTAGAAGTGCTTCTACGTTCTCTTTATAGTTGTTCCCTGTTCCTTGTGCAGCTATTGATATTTGTGCAGCTATTTCGTTTGATATTTTACTACTAATATTAAGTTTTGATACTGTTGACTTAAGCCCTACTAGGTTAATAGAGGCATTATCCGGTAATGATACTCTTGCAGGAGTTATTTTCCTATCTACAATATAGTACAGGTCCTCTACCTCATCATAGAATAAATCTAACTCGTTTACTCCTCCTAGTACGTCATTTATACCTGATAGTACTCTTTTCAAGTAACTTGTCATGTTCTGTTGGGACTTGTCCGTACTATCTGCGATATCATCTATAATAGATGTTAGGAAATAGACAGATACGTATATATTAAGTATGTCATCAGGCTTTCCCCTCAACTTACCTTCCTTAAAGAATTTTGATATGTTATCGTGCACATTCGAAGTTGTAATCTTACCTAAAGAACCTTTTACTGTAATTTCTTTTTGTTCTGTCTTTGATGGAACTACTATCGGTGTTCCTCCTTTAGTATACACAATTGATTCCTTACTTTCTTTAACCAGTCTACCTTTCTCCTCTATAGGTGCAGATGCTTTAGGAAGTATACATACTAGCGGGTCTATAGAAAAATGCTTTGGTGATGTTATGTATTTTGCGACACTTTCGTAATCTCCTGTCTTATCTACATCAGTCTGCCCTACGTAGAATTGAATCAGCTTTTTATTCTCTCCGTTCTTAAGTAATTCATCTTTTTCTGTAGAATCCATAGGTGCAACAAACTTATTGTATACATCTAGCAATGTTCTTAATGTTATATACTGTCCTGAGATATCATCGTTGTCCCAAAAACCTGTATCTTTCATCTCTAACGACACTACATTGACGGAATAGAACTGATCTAAGCGTTTCTTAAACTCTTTCGCGGTATCGTTGGATAAGGCTTTATCAGGTCTTTTATCATTGTTAAGAGACGTATAATCCTGTTTACTTTTTTTAGTTAATTCGGTAAAAAATTTATGAAATACACTTTTTCTTTGAAATCTATCTGTTTCTCTTCCTTCTGCGACATCCAAAGCTATTCCTGCATTGGAAGGATCAAAGGTTATTGCCATAGATTCTAATATAGAGCCTTTAGATATTAGAGTCACTGTACAATCGTATCCTCCGTCCTCTCTAAAGTTCCAAGAGAAGTTTTTAACATACCCGTACATAGCATCATAGTTATTATCACTAGCTTTTCTAAATTTTGCTAACTGTTCTTCTATATACCTTGTTCTATAATGCCAATTTACAAATTCATCAAAGCCTTTTACTTCTGAGCGAAGTTCTTGGTTTTCGCTATCTATCCATAAGCTATGTCCCCACTCTAACAGCATAGAGTAGCCCGGTCTTAAATACAGGGCTTGTATTACTTCTAAATCTTCTAAGGTCCATGCTACTAGTTTAATAGTTGCTTCTCTTAATGTACCGTAAGTGTTTTTTGATTCAACATTTACTGATTCAATACCTGGTGTTGGCCTGAATCCTAGTGACTGGTAGTTGTGGTATGTATTTGTTCTTAAATCTCCAGGTGTAATAGTACCGTCTTGTGCTACAGTAACAGGGGAGTGGTATTTATCTGTTGAGATCCCTCCTGATAGGGGTACATTCTTTTTCATACTACCTCCCAGCAGTACATTATTATATGCTAAGTCTCTATTACCTGCTATTAATTTAGGATCGGTTCCTTCTTGTAATTTTTCAACCTCTTCCTTTGTTAAAGTATCAACGCTAGACATAAGCCTAACCCATGCACCGTTACTGTTCATGTACATTAGTTGATCTGAGGTTCTATTAACTGAGCTAAATAGCTTTTCTCTTGCTTTTAGTTGAGCAGCTACTTCAGGAGTGAATCCTGAACCTATAACTTCTTTTCTTTTTGCCATTACCTACTATTATTAACATTGTCAAAGTTTTGTAATACCTGGTTCTTATCAGCAGGAATTCTTAACTGTATTCCCGGTGTTATGTTTAAAGATCCTCTAAAGTAGTTGTTGGCACTTGCTATTATCCACCATAAGGATGAATCGTTGTAGAACTGTTGAGCCAGTACATCGAACCTATCACCAGCTGATGTAATAACGTAAATGTCATTCTCATTAACAGGTACTTCGGGGTATATAGCATTAGTTCTATAATTTACTCCTTCTGTTGACTTAGTGGTGTCTATATTTTTATAACGTCTCGGCATTTGGTATGAAAGGTTTTCTGTTTCCTAGCGGTGTTGGGTTTGTAATGAAAGGTACTTTACCTGTTCTCGGTACAAAGTTATGAATTGGTTTAAATGCTATTCCACAATTCATTGTGTGAGGCAGTTCTTGCATGTCGTCATCTGTACTTCCTTCCGGATTCTGCATTGCTATCTCCCAAGAATAGTCTTTTTGCCAACTATAATTGACACTTTCAAGTATTCCAGGTACTTCGTATATATAATCTCCTACAGTTAGCTTAACTAGTGTACCTCTCATAAAATTATTAATATTTGTATAGGTAGGTGCTGTAGCTGATGCTAGATAGGCCATTTTTTGATATAGAGGCTTCATTTCGTCCCTTGAAGCTGCAGATATTATAAATCCTAGGTTTACATTTCTTGAGAAACCCTGATATGTGTATAAGTCTTCTGCTCTACCTAGATACTTGGTACTATTCCAACTTCCTTGGAAACTATCGTCAAACTGTGTAATAAATGCTCTAAAGTATAGGAATTTACTCTCTTCAGGAGTAATTATCTCAAATTTAAACTTTATAAGGTCTCTACTTGCTTTTGTACCGTCAATCTTTGTATCCTGTATGGCTAATTTGTTAATCTGGTCTATTGTATCCTCATCTGATACACTATATGTTGTTCTTATTCTAGATACCTTACCTTGGTTACCTAATCTTATTCTTGTCTCTTTATTTATGGTGTTTTTACCGTAATCTAATGAATAGTAAGAAGTATTACCGTCTTTTCGAAAATCCTGTACCTTTGTACTAGGCGGGTTAATAGAAGTATCCGCTTTAGAACTACTTATTGATGTACTTCCTGGGATAGGTCCTCCTGTCTGTCCGTTAATGTTGTTTGTATCAAGGTAGTTGGGTGTTTCACTATCAATCTGAAATTCACTTTCTCTAGTAACTGTAAACTTGTCTGAGGCTTCCTTGTCTCCGAAGTTTGATTGAGCTTCCCCGTTAATTATTGCACCTTTTAGTGCAAGCGGGGCTCCCTCTACTCCTCCTCCTCCGAAGAATTGAGCAAACTGTGATCTATTATTACCGTTTAATGGCTGTAGGTAAGTATCTGTTCTAAATCCTCTTAGGAAATGTGTACCTGTACCGTTTACCGGTATTTGAGCTAATGTTGATCCAGCTACCTTAACTATATTTACTGCTGTCTTTCCTAATTGACCTATTACACTACCTACTGCTGTTCTATCTTTTTCTAACTTATTCTGTATGTTAGTTTGATTTAAAAGAGCTTCGTGTGCTAGAAACTTAAACCCCGGTTTACTTATAAGCATTTTTGCTATACGAGAAGTATCATCTATTCGATGTGTTATTTCATTGCTTGTAGCTCCAAATGGTTTAACTACATAAGGAGTCTCTGTGCCTGTTTCTGCGTACGTTATTGAACGCAGGGCATTCATTTTACCCTCATCGTAGTCTTTTAAAATTCCCATTGTTATGCTGGTGGGTTATCTAAGTACTTGTCTGGTGTTAATCCGTCTAGGTCTAAGCTAGAAGGAGCTTTAGTAATCTCCGGTTTGTTATTAATTGAAGATTGATTATGTAGTGTTGAACTACCTTTTGCACCTTCTCTTTGGTTCGGTGTTGATCCTTTCAGCCCTAATGTAGACTGTTTTAGTTGATCGTTTAAAATTCCGTTTGACATAATTGTGTTTTTTATTTATTATAAATAGAGTTAAGAACTTTTATAAGAGCCCATTACTAAAGCAGAACCTACTTTATTACCGTCTAATATTACATCTCCTCCTTTTGATACTAGTGCTATTAGTCTATCTAATTTTGCTTCTAGTTTTGCTGTTGACATTGAACCTCCACTTCCTCCACTAAATAGATCTGTTCCTGCTACTACTGTATCTTTATTATTTAATTGGATACTTCCTTCTGGTCCCGATAATACTCTGTCTCCGTATCCAGCTGGTGATACCATATCATCTGCTGTCATTGCTCTATATCCTGCAAAGGCTGCTCCTGCTGCTGCAACTGCTATTGCAGCTCCTATTCCAAAAGTTAAAGCGGAGTTTGCTAGTAATTCTGCGGCTGCTCTTGCAACTGTTTGTGCTAATAGTACTGCTCCTCTTGCTACACTTTTTACCAGTGCTGCACCTTGCATTATCATTGAACCTAATATAGTTTGTTCAAAACCTGCTCTTATCGCTGACATTGCATTACCTTCTAACTGCATTGAGTTAGCATATGCTTTTGCTACGTTCTGAAAGCCTAATACAGATAGTATTTTTCCACCTAATCCTAATTCTACTACCTTAGAGGTAGTCATTCTTGCTTGAATGGCCATAATAGTTGCCATTGTAGTCTGAGTTGTGTTAAGTATTGCTAGTCCTGTTGCTAAGTATCCTACAAATTTACCTACTCCTGTAGCTAATGCTCCTGCTATCATAGTAGTAATGTCTGCTATACCTGATACTATTGGAGTAACTATGTCTAATATAGGTGCAAATGCTTGTGCTAATTTTCCAAGAGACTTTTGTAACTTCTCTTGAATATTCATCTGTTCCATTTGCTCTACTGTAACACCTCTTGCTGCTGCTTGTTGTGCTAAGGTAGCATTTTTACTTAGTAACTGCTGTTGAGCCATTTTACCTAGATCATCTCTAGACATTCCAAGTGCTTTTGCTAATGCTTCTTGCTGTATCCTATTCATACTAGCAAACTCTGCTGCTGATGCACCATTTCTTGCTAACTCAGCTGATAGTCCTTCTAAGTCATTATTTAAAGCTAATTCTCTTGCCTTGGCTAAGTTTATATTCTTACCTGTTAGTAGTTGTGCTTCTAATTCGTTTCCTATTGAATCTGCAAAATTCATTAAGCTTGAAGCTATGTCATCTACCTTTGAAAGTTCTTGCCCTAATGACCGTGCTGCTGCAGCTGCTTTAGCTATTCTTTTAGGATTTCCTCCTAATGAAAGTGCTATACCGTCTGAAGTGTTTAATACGTCCTGCATTACTACTCCATGTGCTACAACATTATTATTTAGGTCGTTATATGTATTAGTAGCCTGTACAATACCTTCTTTATAGGCATCTATATTAACTCCTGCTACTTTACTTCTAATTCCTAATAATCCTGCCTGGTCAGCTGATAAACCTAAAAGGTTTTTAGCCTCAGCCATATTTGCTATATCATCCGGAGAAAATATACTGGTTGCTGCTAATCCTGTCTGTTTTGTAAGTTCTGCTGCTTGTTCTAGAAAATCTACTGAGGTCGCTAGTCTTGAATTCATTCCTGAAATTCTAACTGCATTCTGTCCTGTAAGTCTTCCAAACTCTACAGACGCTTTGTTTACGTCAAGGAAAGCATCAAGTAAAGCTCCGGTAATCACTACCGGGTCTTTTAAACCTTGTCCGAACCCTCTTATTAAAATACCTAATCCTTTAGCAGAAATTTTCATTCTGTCGAAGAGGTTAGCATTCTCTCCTGCAAGTTTAGATTGAAGTCTCATTGCTTCTGCAGAATCCTGCATTGCATCGTGGAAGATACCTGAACGCATACCTAAACGTTCCATTAATGCTCCTGTACCTTCTACAAGTGCACCGGTAACTCCCATATTTTTACTTATGGCCTTCTCTTCTTTCAGTCTTGCTCTTGCGGCTATTACAAGCCTCTTTAGAGCACTTTCTTCATCATTTATTGCATGAAGTGCTGCTTCTACTTCGTGATTAATCTTACCTCGTACGGTAGCTGCGGTCTGTAAGAGTTCTAAATTCTGTTTCTCTTGCTTTAGTGCATTATTATAAACCTTTACTTTTCTTTGTAGAGCTTCTACCTGTAGTCTAGTTAAATCAGTTATTCCTTGTTCATCGTCCCTAAGCTTTGCGGCTTCTCTCTCTAATCCTCTAAGTGCACCTCTAACTTTCCCTAACGGTGTAAGCTGTTTTCCAAATTCTGAGGTTATTCCTCTTAATTGTTCGTACAGTCCTGAAGCTGAATTCTCTAGGTCTTTTACAGCTGCCAGTGCACCATTTATAGCTTTTGTAAGGTTTTCTGTATTAGCTGCTGTAGTAGAAGATATTTTAGTAAGACTTTCTCCTAATCTTGCCTCTAGTAGGTTAAGTTCGGTTAAAAGCCTTTTTCTTTCTTGAAGATCACTGTTATTCTGTTTAGCCACTGCTTATATAATTTAATATAAATAGTTAAGGCCCGCATTATTGTCGAGCCTTAGTTGTATAAGTTGGTCCTGTATCAGGTCCTTTTAGTGTTGCACCTTTCTTTTCCGAGAAATTCTTTGCATCTTCCTGTGCTTCATTCTGTTTTTCGTAAAAAGTATTTAATTTTTGGAAGGTATACTTCCTTAACCATATAGGCATGTTATAAACCGTATCATAATCATATCCTCCTTTACCATGAAACACTATTTCATGTATTTGTGAGAACATATTTACTCTATAAGTCGGCGTCAGGCCAAAGAAAGCTTATCCCTAATGGGATACGTACCCCCCCTTCTGGTCCTCCTTCCGGAAAGAATGTTAAGTCTACATCTGGTTCAACATCGTTGAGGTAATTTCTAAAAGCTCTTGAATCTCTTGCAAGAAACTCATTATCTACAAAACTTCTTACGTCTGCACGTTCACTACTACCGTCTACAGAAATAAGTTGATGTTTTAACCTTGTTGATAGTTCAGCAGAGGACTCTTTATTAATCTTCTTAAGTCCGTTTACCTCTTGTTTTACCTTTTGCTCATCTCCATGAGTTAGAAACTTAAAGGTTAGTGCCCTATTTCCAGTAGGAGTCGTATAATTAAACGAATTATCTGTTGCCTCTTCTATATCCTTATGTAAAGTCTTATTATTTACCTTAGTTAGATCTACTACTTGTAGAGATCCTCTATATGTGAAGTCATAATCCTTTCCATACCCTAGAATACGTGCAGCTACTAGCAGTGCATTAATATCTCCTGAGAATAATTGGCTATAATCGATAGTTTTATCTACAATAAGTGCTTGTAGTAACTTATCTACTACTATTCCTTTCTCGATATAGTTCTGATTGGTTAAAATATCCTCTTCTTTAGCTGTCATGTACTTCATTTCGATAGTACCTGATGAGAGAGGTGAGTCTTTTGGGTAAAGTATTCCTTTTGAAGGTAATTCTACAACTTCCGTAGGGAATTTTTGTGTTTGTTCCATAAATCTTATTAATCTATAACTTTATCCACTTTACGTGGTGCGAATAATAAATATACGAAGATTAACTTTCTAAAACAACAAAAGCCTGAAGAATCAAGCTTTATGTTATATGTTAATGTGCTATTAGTAGTTTAATACGCAGTGATCCATTGCTACTGTCATTGATACTTCAACAACTTCTGGCGAAGACCAGTCAAAGTCTCCTTGAGTAAATGTTTTTACGTAAGCTCCCTTAATTACCCACTCTCCTACTACGTCCCCAACTGGGCCTAGTATATTGAAGGTAAGATCTTTCTTATAAAAGTCAGAATACCCTGCTCTTCCTGTTACTGATTCGTAAGATAAACGAGCCCAGTCCATTACTGCTTGAGCTGCTGATGGTGTGATTGGATCGTAAAGTGTCATGTCCATATCGTTCCACATTCTCTTACCTCTTATCTTACGATAAGTGTTTATGTGGTCAAGAACTACCTCACCATCATCAAATCCAGGAGCTGTTACTTTTTTCACCATGAATGAAGGTATATTATCCATATACATGATAAATCTATTTTGAACTCTTGGTTCAAAGGCTCTGAACATTATTTCGTTTGGATCTAGTACTGCCATTTTCTATTCTTTATTATAAATATCGTTATTTTAAAAATTATCCTGCAAATGTAGCTCCAGTAGGTTCAATTGTGAAGTCAAGTAATATAAATTCAGCAGTTTTAGCTGGTTGAATAAATATTTGACCTATTAGTTGATTTCTGTCTACAACGTCTGCTGTATTATTCGTATCGTCCATTACCACTCTATAAGCGTAAAGGCCTTCTCTCTGTACTACTGAGTCAAGGTATGGATTTACTGTTGCTAAGAACTTATTACGAGTTGCTATAGTATTTTGTTCGAATACTAATTTTCTTGCTTCTTTACCAATGAAATCCTTAATCTCAATTAATAAACGTCTAGCATTTACTCTATCTAAAGCTGATGCCTTAGTTTGTAAAGTCTTTTGTCCGTATACTGCTATTCCCTGTCCAGGAAATGTTGCAATTGGGTTTACTTTAGCGCTATATAGTGTATCTCTTTGAGTACGGTTTAATTTTCTTTCTGCTTGAATAATTCCAGGAATTCCTCCTTTAACTAATCCTGCTGGTGCAAACCACGGTGCTGAGTAGTTATCTGTGAAAGCATATACTCCAGGAATTACTGCTGATGGTGGTGCCCATTCGTCTTTACCTGTTGCTGATCTCATCTGTACCCATGGCCAGTAGGTTGCTGCATAAGAACTGTTAATAGTTGTTGCTTGTGAAGCTGCTTCAGCTACTGTCTGTCCATAGTTTGTTAGATCTAGCACTGCTATACAGTCTCCTCTTGATTCTGCAAGAGACACAATTAAATCTATCGGAGTCACATGAGATGCGTTCTGGTATGCTAATCCTGGTGTAGAGATTATGTTGAATACATATTCTTCTGAATTTCCTAGTAGTGAGATTACGTTTAAGTAATTATCTGCTACTAAGCCTTGTGTATCGTTATTATCTATACTTCCAAAATAGTTACCCGGTCTATCGCTTGCAAAATTAGTACCCGTAGCGCCTGAGAATGATCCTGAAGATGCTATTGGTAGTGAAGCTGAGTATGATATTGTATCGGAATCTGTATTAACAGTGATTCCGTCTGTCGATAAGTAAGATAAGGTCGGAGTATTTACTGTAGATACCCTAACGTAGTTAGATTTATTAACGTACGATCCTGATGTTCTTAGGTATGTTCCGTCTGCTCCTGTTACTAGAGTTTGTGATTGGTTACCTATCATCTTCTCGATGTAGTTATCAGTATTAGGATCTAAAGAAATATTATTAAATGTTTCTAAGACCACTTTACTTTTTATAGTATCGTCTCCTCTTCTAATACTTAAAGAAAAAGTACCTCTTTGATTGTTTATGTTAGATACTTCCCATCTTAGGTTGTCCTCTGTTCCATCAGCTAAAGATCCATCACTATTTTCTCCTCCTGCAAAATTATTAAAAATTTCACCTTTACCTAAAGTCTCTAATGCAAAAGCATCGTACACTGTAGATCCAGACTCAATCTTAGTTGCTACTATTCCTGTATCTGTTGCTGTTGTGAATGACCCTGAAACTACTCTGGTAACTAGTACTGATCCTCCTCCCTGTGAGAAGTAGTTCTTTACTGCTACAGATGTTAGAAATTCGTGCTTTGTTGATCCTGATGTAAATGTTGTTCCGAATTTCCTTACGTACTCGTTATAAGAGGTAACTAATGTTGGAGTCTCTACCGGTCCTTTTACTGCTGGTCCTATAATAGCTGCTCCAGCTTCTACCGCTGCTGGTTGTACGAATGAAATATCGTTTTCTCTTGAGAATACACCTGGAGAGATTATTGATTCTGCCATGTCTTAATGAAGTTTATTTTAATGTCTTTAATAAATATCAGATTATTCTACAAACCTTCTGTTAAGTAGTAGGTAGGTATCTGTATATAAATAGGAAGGGAAGATGCAAAACCCTCCCTTATTAAACTCCAGTACTGTTACTAAGTGTTACGCTTTTTTCTTGCGAGGTTTTTTTGGCACCGGTGCAGGTATAAATTCTCCTTTTTCAAGATCAATTGAACCTATTCCGTACTTATCCTCTAATTCTTTCACTAAGCCCTGTTCTCCTTGAACAGTCTCATCCCTAAAAGCTAGAATGCTAGTACGTCGTGCTTCTAGTTCCATCTTATCCAACTCGAGCTGTCCTAATTCAACTACGACTGCCTGCTTTCTTCTTTGAATAACCTGCACTCCTTGAACTTCTTCTTCTGATAACTTTTTGTTTGTCATTTTTGTAATTAATTAATGTTAGATCTAATGTACGAAATTACTTATTGCGATACAACTTCTTCATATACTTTTACGTTCTTTAATTTAAACCTAAAGGTGTACCTCTTTCCTACTCCTAGTTGAATTTCCATCCATGTGTTTCCAAACAGGTTTCCTGCGTAAGAGCATCTCCAGTACAGTTTACCTTTTATCTTAAACCATATAAACACTTTTCCTAATTTTGAAAATCGAATTGAAAGGTACTTTCCTGCATTATGAGACCATTTACCTTTTTCATCAACATAGAACAGTACTGCTACATTTGATGAGTCTATTTCTTTTCCGTCTGCTGTTAGCTTTCCTTTTTCTGAGATTATTACTTCTTCACCTTTTACCGGTACAAGTATAGTATGTAGGTTCCACATCGGATTACGTAATGCACTCCATCTATAGGATACCCAGAACGTATCCTCAGTTATTCCTTTTGCATCTTTCCAATACTGTGCTCCATATAGTCCGTCTTCTTCGTCAAAGAAATACCATAGTATCTTCTCCCTAAACAATCTCTTGTGTCTTAGGCTGTATGCAATAGGGTAAAACACCGGTGCAATAATGAATGCTAATAAAGGAATTATCATTACCCCTATCCATTTTAAAATTGAAAGTACTTTTTTCATAAAGTGTATTGTTTTAGTTTTATTAAAAAGGGCTGGTTATATAGCTTCGTATGCAGCAATTTCTGATGGGGTCGTTTCTGCTAGTATCTTAAAGGCTTCCGTAATATTAGCTGCTAGAAAGTTACTCCAATCATCGGTAGTTGCTGTAAGTACTGTTGCATAGTTCCCTGTGTCTGCATAAATTGCTATTAGCAGTTTTGACGTAGTTTCAGTTTGTTGAGCATTATTCAGCAACTTTGTACATATGCTTAGGTATTTCATAAGGTAACTATAGGCTGGAAGGTCTGTAGCTGGGTCAATATTTTTCATGTTTTGAATGAATACTTGTGCTTCGTTTACCGATACCTGTGTTACTAATTCAGCTAAGGAGTAGTTACTGTCTGTAGGAGTTACTATTCCGCTTAAAATGTCTAACTGTTCTCTAATTGATAATGCCATTACGTCTCTATTGTTTCTATGTTATTATTTATAAATACTCTCTTTTTATGTTATTATTGACCAACTTCCATCTTCGTAGAGTGTTGGTACCTGTGCACCGAATCTAGTATGGAGTACATCTTTAACTTTATCAAAATTAGACCCGCCTAAAATTCCATTTTTAATTAACTTCGGCATTACTATCTTTAGGTCTTGTTCAAACGTTCTTAGATTTCTTACGTTAATGTATACGAAGTGTAATTCCTTATCCTTAAACAACGTATCCACTATTAATGCATCTCTCTTAACATGGTTTACACAATCTTCAAAAAAATAAGTATTACTGTGAAATCCTAGTGCTACATCTTGCCAGGTTATATCATTTTCAAGATTAAACAAGTCCTCTCCCCTTAGTGGATCTATTGCGTAAATTTGATTAAATAATCCGCTTGATGCAAAAAAGAACGTACTCTCTCCACAGTGGCTATATAATTCTACCATCTTAAGATCTGCCCAATAATCTTTGGCTAACCGTCTCAGGTCTGCTATTAGTTCAACTATCCCAAAAAACTGCGTGTTTAGCTTTTGTGAAGTTTTTTTAAATTTCTGATATCCAAACCTGGGTTTTTCCAATACTGTTATTGGATAGCTATCTACCATGTCTTTAGGGTGCTGCAGATATTGTACTACTTGTTTATCTAGTACATGACCTTTTTCATCAAAGGTAAGTCCTACTGTTCCACCTCCTTCCCTATAGGCATTGTAATACGTATCTGAATCGGATAGATTACCGTCTACTTTATCAGAATCTTGTCTGAATATACTCTTCTTTACTGTAAATATGTTATGGGATTTACAGAACTGTTCTAGGTATACGTCTGCTGCATATGTAATTGGAAAGTAGTTATCCGAAAGTTCCTTAGCCATTTTACTAGTAATTGCATAGGAATGAGCACCGTTATAGTTTGTATTAAACCTCGGTATCATCAGATAATTTCCTACATGTATTCCGTCTTGATACTCTGTCTTCTTTCCTAGATTAACTAAATCCCAATCCAAGTTACTCACTTCATCTAAAACACCTTTGTAATATTCACTAAAAGTTCTTTCCTCTACTAACTTAAAGATACTTTGTACATCATCTTCTAATATTAGTGCATCAGTTACGCCATCTCTAAGTGCTTGATCCCAGGCTTTCTTATGAGAGAGTGCACAAGCAAATACTCCTATAGTTACCATTCCCGCTGGGTCCTGGAATCTAGTGTTTAGGCTACCCTCTTCTATTAACTGTCTCTGATCTATATCATTAGCATCTACAGCTTCTATAAATGTTAACTCTAATTCAGGAAAATTTAGTAACATTCTCTGCCGTCTATCGTGTCGTTTTTTTAAGTTTATAACATATATCTTATCAAAACCCAATGTCTTAATTTTTTCGCTCATACTAAAAGGACTTTAAAAACTTCGAATAATACTCTCTACTTCTCTCATCGTTTAGTTCTACAAGTGATGCACCGTATTGATTTATCACCTGTTTCAATATACCCGGAGGAGTTTTATATACTTTATCTAATGTGCTCTTTACCGACTCTTCATTAGGCTCTACTATAAACGGATAGTCACTAAGGTATTCTTTCTGTGCTGATACTGTGCTTATTATCGGCACCATTCCGTTTAGTAAGCTTATGTAGGAAAAGTAATGGAACCCTCCGTAAATTGAAACGTCGTAATATACGTGATTTGTCTTAAAGAAATTAGCATAATCCCGCAACTTACCCTTAAACTTAATAGCTTGACTATTTTCTGTGAGTTCATTTACAAGTAGTTCATTATTTAAAGCCCCTCTTCCGTGGCTTCCGTATAAGTTTACTGAGTATTTTGAAGATTCTTTTATGGCCTGGTATAATGTAAGTAATCCGTTTGCGAACGAAGGTGTTCCGTTAAACCCGATTGAATTATTTGGACTAAAGTGAGATAAGTCTACTCCGATATCGGCCTCTTTTCCTAATGAAGGCGGAATTATAATTACCGGTTTCTCTTTTACTAGTTTATAAAAGTTTTCAAAAAGGTCTTGATCTAACCTACTGTAAAATACAAACCCGTCTGCGTAATCTTCGTAAAGAAGTGTTTGTAGTTTGTGAGAAAGTCCTACGTATCTGGAGACTGGGTTTCTTGTTATCACCTTAGTAAAATAGTCGTCCAGCTCTCTATGCTCTTCCGGGACTGTATCAATTATAAAGACTCTAGGTATCTTTAGTTCTGTGAGTATATCTCTAGATGTAGTTATACTTGTCATCTCGTAGTCGAGTATAACTAATACGTGGGTATAGTTACTGTTAATTGTGTATTCGATGTTTCTGTCTGTAATATTAAATATATCACAAGGGGCTAATTCTAGAGTCTTAACTAACCTGTTGTAAATCAGTAACTCGTTTACAGAATCCCTACGTACGTTATAATTTGTTAGTATACATACCTTCATTTAATTATATTTTCAATATAGTAATATATGAAAAATAACAATGTTAAACTACTGTATAGGAATTATCAGGACAAAAGTATATCAAGTCATCTATAATATTCACTACATACCCTATTATTCGTACAATATCTGTAGCACCTGTTGGTGCAGTCTGTGTAAAGGCGCCTGCGGTGTTGGAAATGTATAATTTTGCACCACGTGTTGTTAACCCTGTATATGACCCGTTAGAGGTAAATCTAGCAAATCCTCTTACTAACATTCCATCACTGTTGGAAGTTGTACCTAATGCTATAGCTAGTAGCCCTGTACCCGTTGTTGCGGTATCTGCATCTGCTGCAGTCCATCCTGCAGCACTGTTATAGTAGTACAGTGACCCTGCTACGGTTGATGCTGATCCGAAGTATACTATTTCTCCTGCTGTTGCTGCGGTTCCTAAGTAGTTGAGGGAGGCTTTAGCTGCATAGCAGGTTGTATTATTAAAGGAAGTTGTACATTCGGAAAGTGCTGTTATTCCGTTTCCTATAACGAATGCAAAATTTGTGGAGGTTATGGAATTACTGCTGCCTCCTAATATTCCGCTACAGTTACTGGTGGTTATAGTATTAGATACTCCTCCTCCTATAAAGGATCTACAGGTTCCGTTATTTTGGTTTAGATCTCCTCCTCCTATAAAACTGGTACCGGAGGCACCACAGATAGTGTTCTTAAGCCCCCCTGCTATAGTGTTGTGAGAATTGTTGCCAGTTAGTGTTGTTACTGTGTTACACTGTCCTCCTCCTATGGTGGAATGGATTCCCCAAACCGGTACACAGTTTCTACTACCTCCTCCTATTGTTGAACAACCGGCTCCGGATCCCAAGCAATGAAAGCAGCCTCCTCCTATTGTGCCGTGGGTAGCATAACCTCTATTACAAAATCCTCCTGATACTGTAGTATACTCTAGTGCACAGTTTCTACTACCTCCTCCTACTGTGCCGAATTTGAGGCATGCTACGTTTTGACACCCTCCTGATACAGTTCCGAAGGCTCCTGATGATGTGTGAAAAGATCCTCCTCCTATTGTTGACCCTGAACTAATTGCGGTAAGATCTAGAGTTGTTCCGTTTGATACTATGTTACAGTAACCTCCTGATATTGTTGAATTGTCTGCTAAAACGTAGTTGCCGTTTCCTCCTCCTATTGTTGAACTGGCTCCTGATGCTGTGTGAAAAGATCCTCCTCCTATTGTTGAGAAAGCTGCTGTTACTGTGTTGTTTGCTCCTCCTCCTATAGTAGAGTAACAAGAACCGGTTCCTAATAATGCTATTATGGAATTATTACATCCTCCTCCTATAGTTGAGAAAGAACTATTGAAATATGTTGAGTTGGTAATGTTATTAATACATCCTCCATTTATCGAAGAATAGACTCCACTATTGGTATGTCCTGCACCTATCGTGATACATCCTGATCCTAGTATATTACCTACTACTGATAATTTTTCGCCAGGACTAGTAGTACCTATTCCTACATTTTTAGTACCTTCTATAAAACTAGCTATTATATCACCACTTCTATTTGTTATTTTTAACCTTATACTAGTGTTATCATACTCAATACCAAATCTTTTAGCTCCACTCGTATTATGTATATCAATAAGTTTGTTGTTAGAAACACCTTCTAACGCCTCTAATACAACCCCTGGCGATGCTGACGTTATTCCATCAATGTGTAGTTTACCATCTGGATTAGATGTTCCAATACCCACATTACCGCCTGATGTAATTGTTAATCTTGCAATATTATTAGTAAATAATTGTAATGGGTGTCCAGTAGGAGTACCAAAATAACCCGCATTATCTAATGCATTGGTAAAACTACTTCCAACTGACCCATTTATACCTATTTTAGAATGTACTGCACGATTATCCTGATAAAAATCTACTCTTGGATTATCATCCTCTGAACCTGCATTATCCGTATCGGATTCTATTATAATCACAGCATCACCAGTTGTTCCTGAAGAAATGTGTAATAATGATTCAGGAATACTTATGCCTATACCTATCTTATTTCCGGATCCGGTCAGGGTTAAATCTCCATTTCCAATTATTACATCATTTTGAAGACCACCAACACCACCTCCTAATAAAATATCTTTTGCAGTTGTATTATAGATGTACAAATCACCACTGTTTGAAGTAAGTGATCCACCGGAGGTGAGCTGAAAAGCCGATGATGCTTGAATTGTGCCATTTACGTCTAAACTTGTACCAGGATCTAGTACCCCTATTCCTACATTACCTGCACCATCTATCCTCACTCTCTCACCTCTATCAGCTGCATTCTGAGTGTTAAAGGCTAAACCGTATTTATTACCTGCATTTTCTGCAACGACTCTAATAGAAGCCGCAACACCGACACCAAAATCACTAAGATCGTTAGATTGGAATTCTATTTTATGAACATCTTCGGTATCATTAATTCCTACATCTCCGTTTTCTAGTATCAAGGTCGTTGGGGAATCCACACCTAATTCGTATAGATGTAACCTTGACTCAGGATTTGTTGTTCCTATACCTACATTCCCCGTTGAATTTTCTATAATCATTCTCTGGTTGAGTGTATAAGGAGTGCTCGTCAGTCTAGTAGAAAATATAAGGTTACTAAATGTGTCAGCAAATATTTTAGAACCAAGAACAGAGGCTCCAGTAAAAGTAATACCATTCGTTCTATCGACTCCTATTCCAAGCGTTCCTACATTTACATCATATGATGTCTTTGGGTCCGTTCCAGCAATAACTTTACCTGTTACAGTTAAGTCTCCTGTAAGCGTATCTGTTGTATCTAATAAATAATTACCTGCAGGTTGATAGGCTGTAGAAGTGAAAGCATTACTTCCTAATTCTCGTGTACCCACGACACTAGAATCATTAATCATAAGGGCAGTGGCTTCACTTGCTTGTGTAGAGAGTGTAGAAAGGGTTAAGGTTTTAGCTGTAAGTGAGTTTAGTGAAGCATCAGACCCACTCGTAATAAGTTTTTTCCAATTTGGCATAGTATGTGTAATTACGGTTGGTTACAGGATTGCCTGTCCACTTCCCTTTCGGGCCAATAATATCTATAATAAATATAAGAAAAAGATCCTTCCGGACCTTTCTTTTTATTATAAAGTTTCTATATGGTCTGTAACCTTCTTAACCACCTTGTAGAATAGTTCAAATTCATTTCCCGTATACGTAGCTGTCCTTAATTTAGCTATTATAAATTCAGATTCCTGCTTTGTTAAGTTCGATACCTCTCTAGGTTTTGCTTTCGCCTTATCTATTAATCCCATAAACATTTTTATAACTTTAATTACTTTTATACGTAGATGAATATATCTGCTCCCTCTACTCTTATGTTTCCTACGTGATCTGCTTGTGCTGTTGCTGCATTAGCTTCTGTACCTTCGTATACCCCTGCTATTGAGTAATCTGGTGTAGTATCTCCTGTAGCATTACCTGCTAGTGAGTTTACGATTCTTAAACGTCCATCGTTGGAATTGAAACTTGCATCCCATACTAATGCTGCACCTGTGTTAGCTGTTCCGTTTGATCCGCCAAATACAAGTCCTGAATCTCCGACTACGGCTGATCCTGAATTAAGTAGTACGTATTTATCTTCTACGTTTAAGTTATCAGCATTAACGGTAACTGTTGTTCCGTTAACAACTAAATCTCCTGTAATAGTTACATCGTTTTGGAATGTTCTACTACCTGCGATTGAATCTGCTAAACCTAATGTCCAAGAAGGACCGCCACCTAGTGCTTGTGAACTAACTCCTGCATCTAATGTTAATTCATTGGCTGTAACTGCTACTGTTGCTGTAGTATCACCTTCTACGGCTGTGTTAGCAGCTGATCCGTAATTTACTGCTATAGTTGGAGATGAACCTTCTCCTGTATTTGATCCAATTGTTACACCTGTACCTGCACCTAGGTTATCTACGTAGTCTCCTGTTGTATCAGTTCCTAAAGCAACTGAGTTAGCCTGTATTGTTGCAACACCGGAACCGTTAATAAGTACGTCTCCACTTATTCCTGACCAGTTTGAGGTATTAAAGTAAGTAGCTAATGATCCAGAATCTACTGAAAATGTTCTAGCTGTTGCTCCTGTATACGTACCTGTAGATGTTAACCCACCTCCTGCTGTTAGTGCAGCTAAGTTTGAACCTAATGCTACACCTGATATTGTTGAGTTTGCTAGTGATGCGTTAGGAATAGCGATTAGATCGAATGTAACCGTATCTGGTGCTGATGTTCCTGTTAATCTAAGCCCTTGTCCTGAGCCGGATGCAAATGTCAGAGAATCCTCTAGACCGGCTGTAAGAATCGTTCCGTTTATAGAAGCTGATGCGTAGCTGTTTGTTGATCCTGAAATCTCTCCTGATGTTACGTATCCTGCATCGTTAATTAGTTGTGTTATATTCGAGCCCGATACAACGAGTTTTTTCCATTCTGCCATTTTATAGTGGTGTTATTATGTGTTTTTAATAAATATCTACTAAGTACTGAAACCAAAGTAAAAATCGTCAGAGTCATTGTAGTAGATTCCCCCCGGCACTGGTGATGGTGCTACTGATTGGGATACTAGTTGAAGTGTTCCTTCGTTATTTACTTTTACTTTATCTTCTCCTGCTACAGAGACTACAAACTCTTCTGCAGTATTGTCTAAGTCTATATACAGGGAACCTGTTATCTGTAAGTCTCTTGTTGTGTTCCAATAAGAGCCTGTTTGTCTAAATATTGAACTAGAATTTTCAATAAGATCTAGTATATTATCTCCATTAATGTATAGTGAGCCTGATGTGTTTAGAGAGCCTGTAATATTAAGAGCACCTTCTACACTTAGGGTACCTGTTAAGTACTTTCCTGCTCCAGGTAACCCTTCTTTTATTTGATCCCAAAATATCTTGGCCATTACAGTACATTTAATTTACCTACTATCGTAAACTCCATTCCTACTTCTAGTGCAAAGTTTAGATTATTATTAAAAGTTATTACGACATTTAGCCCTACTTCTGCAATTGAGGTAATAGCGGAAGGTTCTACATTCTGTCCATTTATAAATACTTGGAAATCTTCTTTTGTTAAAGCAGGAAAGTTCTCAGGCACTGTTGCTATTGAAAGATCTAAGAATGTTATTGTCTTAGCAGGAATATCTAAACTAAATCCGTTATTGGTTGTATCTATCATAGTGTTTAGACTGATGAAGGTTATTTCCTCAGGAGTTAATCCACTACTTGTATATGTTGGATAAATCACTGTTGTTGATGATGTCTCATCAAAGAATCTTGACGGTGCTTCGCTTATTGGTGTTTGTGCTGAAGCATTTAGTATTTCTTCCGAACCGGCTGTCTCTATTCCAAACTTTATTGCTGCTTTTGAATAGAATTTATTCATATTTGCAATAGAAGTGTTAATAGTATCGGATACTATATGTCCTAGCATATTAATCTCAAAGCTTGTTCTAACAGTCCTATCCTGTCCTTGAACTACCTCTGTAGTAGTCGTATATGAGTCAATCATTGCCCTAAAGTTAAATCTTTCAGGATCTCCCCAATACGCATCGGAAGCAAAATTAATACCTTCTATAATCTTATTCATTTGCTCAATGTACTCTGTAAAGATTATACAAGAATACTTTAAGTTTACGTAGTCTGGTATAATTACTCCGTAAAGTTCTTCTACCGGGTCTCTATTAGTTAGTGTGCTAAATCGGTCATATACGTTTTTCTTTGAGTATCTTTTTTGGAAGATTGAGAAGTTATTAGGAGCATTTGCATCTAATTTATTTCCTAACTCCCTATTCTTTGTTAGAGATTCCCTCTTAAACATAATTAAAGGGGTCTGTATTTTACCGTTCTTATCTCTATAGAATCCGTCTTTCTGTACAGCTGCCCACCTTTCTGGTGATCCGTATAATATCGGTACTACTAATCTGCTTCCGTTCTGTATTACCGATGGTTTTATTACGTTGTTAAAGTAGTATATAATTGTTTCATCTATATCTCGAAGTCCTATACTAAACTGCTTTACGTCATCGTCCTTAACTGAACGTTCGTATGCTCTGTTTTTCTTTAGGTCATCCGGAGTAGGTGACTTTTGAGCACTGTTGTAGGTCTCAATAGATTCCTGAGATAATTGGGATTGTCTTTTAGGTATTACTTTTTTTTGTTTAGCCATTATTTACCTTACCTCTTTTACTCCTATTCTGTCTGATCTTGTTAAATGGCAGTCTACTATTATAGATACTGAAGTTCCGAACTGGTCTCCGTACGATGTCAGGTTATATCCACTGTCTCTACCTACAAATAACTGGTTCTCTCGTACTGTATCTACTTCGTAGTAATCTTCTTGCCACATCACTATATCTCCTACCTCAGCTACAGTATTTGCATCTACTAAATCATTTCTTAAGAATGCAAATGAACACTCTCTTCCTAAATCTGGTCCAAAGTCATCTACTGCTATAATTTGATCTCCTCTTGTTACTAAGCAGTTCAGCTTAACCGGGTCCAGGTATACTTTTTCTAGTGCTTCTCCGTACAGGTTTGCTTGAGTATCTTCTAGAGATATTTTATAGTAGCCGATTTCTTGCTCTACAACATCTGATAGTAACTCCCTGTTTATGTTAACAAGTAAGCAAAAGTCTCTATTGGATCCGAATAGCATATGTTATTTTTTCTTTTCAATTGTCTTCTGTGCAACTTCCAGTTTCTTTATTTCCGGTACTCTTTCTATTGAGGTATTCTTAAACGCTGCAAAAGCTTCTGGTGCTGATTTTGTTGTCAATATCTTTACTTTCATGATAGCGTTGTTTGTATTACCGTCGTGGGATACCTGGCCTACTGTAAGTACTCCCGGGACTGCTCTTAACATTTCTCCGATATCCTGTACGGTTATATCTTCTGTGTGAGTAATTCGTACCATAGCTTGGTATATTGAGAATTGCGTCTCTGCTATTATGTCTACTAGTTTCATTATCCTATATAAATTACCATCGGAACTCCTTGAAGGATTTTAGATGAGTTATCAGCCTCTTGAGCTTTTCTTTCTAATTGTGAGCTTCTAGAGGTTTGTTCTAACATCTCTCTTAAATTCTCTAATAAAGCAGCTTTCTCCAGTCTTGCGTCAGTAAGTAGATCTTGCTGGTTTAGTATAGTTTCCGAACCTGGGATAGGTACTGTTGTGTATTTTCCTCTAATATAGGCTAATAGCTCTTTTGTGAGAGCTAAGGTATAGTTTCTTATCCACTGTTTACCTACACTGTTTATTCCCGTATACACAGGATTATCGTAAGGAACTTCTCCGACATTTGACACTAGTCCTGCGCCGTCTAGTAATGTTGCTGCTCGTTTTTCATCTACCTTATAGTACTCAAAGGTATATATACCTCCTACTTTAGGTTGTGGAAATATTCTTAATTGATTATTTACCAACTCGAAAGTGTATGTTGATTTTCTAATCTGATCATTAAACTCAATTGCTTGAATCTTTAGTACATCAAAAGATGCTGGCATTAGCATAAAATTAACTCCTGGACTATATGATCCGAAATCAAATGCATCCATAAGTGATTGAATACCTGTCCCTGTTCCTGCATATGGATCAAAGTAACGTAGTATTGCAGGAGGTGCTTCATAGAATACTTTTCTCACTTCTATACTTCCTGTTATATTTTGGTCTATTGCCCATTGGTTCAGATCGTATTTTTGAATACTTTGAGTAACATTTAACTGACCTGTATACTTTGTTGCAAATCCACCAACATCTGCCTCTGTTCCGTAGTTTTTTGAAATCTGAATTACTCTATCTAAAGTGGGGTTAATTATCTTATTATTTATAGAGACTGAACTGTTTGTTCCTTCTAATGAAATATAATTCTCTCTAATCTTGTACTGAAATACTTCGTTTCCGTATGCTGAAACAGCTTCTTCAAAGGCAGTGTAAAAATTTATATCTTGTAACTCCACATCCATTAGAGGCCATCCTAGTCTATGAGCACAGAAACTTGCTACCTTATCAGCATCAGCTTGAAATTCTAGATCATTATCATAAAATCCAAACGGAGTCTGTCCGGGAGTGAATGCTGAAGTACCTGTCCAAGTTTTTATGTCTGCCATTTGTTTAGTTAATTTATTATAAATATGAAGAATTTACTTAATAGGGCACTAAACTGCGGAGTGTACGTAAGCTTGTGGGTACCTTGACATTCTATATCTATTATGCTGGCATTTGTTCATGTACAATTGCCCAATCTTCTGCTGTTAGTGCTCTATTCCATATTAAACATCTTCTCATGGATCCTTTAAAGGTATACCCGCTCCCTGCACCTATACCATCCGAACATATTACAATTGGTTTTGACATTTTGATTTATGGATTAATATCTATTCCTGCTAATTCTGCCGTTGCTATGTCTGTTATTTCTCCTTGTGTTAATTCTTTGTTCCAAAACCTAACACAATCTAAATTTCCACTAAATGGTAATATTCCTGTTTCATTTCCATGTTGACCAAATACCACAGGGTCGTTTCCATCACGTAAACCTACATAAGTTCCATTTATAAATTCAGTTACATCTTGTTCTACACCATTAAAATATGTTTTCATCCCTCCTACTAATAAACTATCATCCACAGTGCAAATTAAATGTACCCATTGATTATCAGCTGGTGTTGCTATTGTTTGTGTATAAATTCTATCTGTATTGTTGGTACTTTCCAGATACCATTGAATCTTTTCATCTACATAATAAACGTAAAATTCTCTCGTAAGATTTAGTTTACTTACTATCATTCCATTTTCCACTCGATTTGTTATGTAAATTAACATAGAAATGCTCCATGCATTTGAGCCAAAATTAAAACTTGCAGAATCTGGTATAACAACTTTTGCAGTTGTGCTATTAAAAACTCCTGTTTGTCCTACTAATCCACTTGCATAAGTTAAATCAGTTGCAGTTCCATTATTAGTTCCCACTGTATCAAGTGTGTTATTTTCAAACTTATATTCAGATATAATGTTTTGCAGTGGCAGTATATCAGCTATCAATCCAAAGTTTACCCTTGCAACACGAATATCTTCTGCAACATCTAAACTTGATAAATCTCCTGCTTGTACAGTAAATCCTCTATTATCATTAATTTTACCACCTGTAATACTGTTACTATAGCCTACTCCAAGAAACATTCCAATTAAAGATTGTCCTCCAACAATTTCATTTCCTAGATTTCCGATAACTTCAATTCCATTTCTATAAAACTTTGGAACTCCTTCTATATATACAAGAGAAAAGAGAGTAAAGGTTGTGGTACTATCTCCTTTGGGAAAGCTATAAAAGTAATCTGATGCACTCCCATTTCTATCATAAAGAAACTTAAATCCTAAGATATAATTTGACCCACTAGGTCTAAAAGCTAATCCTATATTGCCTTGTCCTTTTATATCATCTCTTCTAATAAGTAGATTTATTCTTGTATTATTGGGATTTGTCTCATTTCTAAAGCAATAATGAACTATAAAATCTTGAGATAGGTCTAGGTTAGGTTGCCCCAATCTGTATAATCCCATCGCTTGTGTAGTGTCCATTATATGAGTATCTCCTATACCTACTCCATCTACTGCTGAAGGTTGTAGAGAAGGTGTGGGATTAGTTAAAACTACTTCTCCTTTCTGTTGCTCATACAACTTACTGTATCTAACATCTCCCCCTTGAGCAAATGTAGTTATCTCATTTGCATCTACACTAATTCCATCCCATCCTATATCTACTGTAACATCATCCAAGACTCTTCTAAGTTCAGCGGGTGAAGGAACATCATTAAATTTATAAGTAGAGAATGAATATTTCTTATCAAAAGAGCTTGTTGTTCTCATAAACATTGCTTTTTTCTTACTCATGCTTAATCAGGTTGTGAGATTAAAACTTTGAAAAAAGGAGTAGTTGATATTTTTACATATTCCGCAACTACTGTGTTTATAGGACCTGGGGTGTATCCA